AGGTATCCTCCCTATGTTTATTTATCTCAAATCGAATTAAATGGACTTAAAACGGTGAGTCGAAGGAAATAAAAATGGCAGTTAGAAGATCGCAAAACTGGCTTAATCAACAACGTGTGGACGTTCCTCATTTACGTTCGATTGAATCAGCTGTACGTAATGACTTTGATGAACTTTTAGCATCGTTTGCTATCGGTGAAGATGCTTCTTATATTATTCGTGGTTTTACCCTAAATATGGTCGGTGCAATTGGCTCTTCTGCATCCAGCCTTCAAATGATCGTTGAAAATAGCGCCCTTATGCATGGAAAGTCTTCACAAGCTGGAACTTTCTTTATGGTGCCTTCTGGTGAGGCCAATCAAACAATCAACTCAACTACAAATCCAAATGTTCAGGGTTCATTCACACCAAGCGCATTGAATTATATCGGTATCGAATTTAATCGAGCTGTTGATAATTCAACTTCAGCTCAAGTATTCTTGTGGAATCCAACAAACAAAAATGAAATCTCTAAAACTGTACCTTTGGCTGAAACCTTAAACTATCGTATCGTAGTTACATCTTCTATCTGGGCTGCGAACGTACTTCCAATCTCTATCGTTGAGACCGACTCTTCAAATAATGTTCTTAGTGTTGAAGATCGACGTCCAATGTTATTCAGACTTGGAACTGGTGGACCAAACACACCAAACCCTTTCTACAAATATCCATGGGACCATGACACTGAAGGAAGAACAGAAAACTTCTGGAAATCTTCATCTGCTGTATCGCCTTTTAAGGGTGGAGATAAGCAGATTCAGCAATTTAAAGAATGGGCTGATGCAGTAATGTCCGCTATCCTTGAAATCAAGGGTACAACTTATTGGTATTCAGACAATTCTGGTGGTTCAATTATTAAATTGCGCGGTGACTTGTCACAACTCCAAATGACTGGAAGTGGTAAGTGGACACATGCATTAGCAACAGCTGGTCAAATCAATTGGTCAAGTGATATTTTCTTTGACTACATTGGTTCACGTTTAAGTTATAAATTAGAAGCCTACGCAGCCGGTACCAATGTAACATTGGCCGACAATGAAGTAGCATACCTAAACCTTGTTCGTGGCGTCGACGTCATTCCAAATTTGATTTTTACACAAGGTTCTGCGGTTGTTACATCTGTTGGTGCAGTTTCTTGGACCAATGATATCTTAGCTGGAGACTTTATCAAAGTCGGATCTGAAGACGATACTAAATATTATAAAGTATTGTCAGTTGATACAGCCTCTCAAGTTACATTGAGCGAAAACTTCCTTGAAACTTCTACCGGCTCCGGTGGGGTTCAAGCGAAATATGCTTATGGATTCTATCAAGTTGTAGCAGTTCCAACAACAAATCGTCATTTGCAAATCGCCGATCGTAAAGATGTGCCTTTTAACGAAGATACATATTGGATTTTATTGCGTAATGATAACGGTGGTTCAACAGCTCGCGCTTACATTCGCGGTTCATCTGGTGGTGAGTTACAACAAGGTGAAGACCGAGAAATTTCTGATGGAGCTTCATTAGAGACACTTGAATATATCGGTGCTCCAACTGAAGTTTCTAGTAAACCTGACTATACCAATGCTTTGGTAACTGGATTGGCTGAAGAAAGAACAGTCACGTTCCCTGCAGCTTCTGCTTTAACATCTGGCCAATACTGGACAATTAACTCTGCTTTAGATGTTAGAAAGTTTTATGTATGGGCTAATATTGACGGCGCTGGTGGAAATCCATATCCAGGTGGTTTGGAAGAAATTGAAGTTGCTTTGTTAAGTACAGATACAAATCTACAAGTGGCTGCTAAATATGCGGCTGTTTTAGCTGGGTATTCTGAATTTGACATCACTGATAACTTAAACGGTACCGTTGCTGTTAACAATTCACAACTTGGCGTATCTACAAATGCTGCTGATGTGGATATGGGTGTTGGTTTTTCAATTAACACAACTCAAGAAGGTATTGGTTCATTTAATCGTGTTATTGTTGATGAAGAAAATCTAACAAAATCAATTAAGCGTTTAGATGAAGCTGTTGGTAGTGTACAAGATTCTTTAGATATTGATCCATATTCTGAAATTATCACTATCGTTTCTGGTGCTCCAGCTGACGATAATGAAATGACAGGTCCAGTAACCGCTGGTACAAACGTACTTATTCCATTAAATAGTCGAATTTCTGATGTGCAAGAAACTTATATCGTTGGAAGATCTGATCTAATCATTTCTCTTGGTGGTATTACACTTGTTGTTGGAAAAGATTATACTGAAGTTGGAACTTCTGGTGATCCATCTTCTGAAGTGCAATTTACATTTCAATTAGAGATTGATGATGTACTTGAATTCCGTAAATTTGCTGCTAATGGTGGTGGTTCAGGTTCAGGCTCTGCATCTGGTGTAAATTTAGGTGCTGCTGAGGATGCTGATGTTTTCAAACAAACAGTTGGAACGCAATTACAATTCCGCAGAATCAAGGCTGGAACAAACGTTAGTATTTCTCAAGACACCGATAGTATTACAATCAATGCCAATGCTGGTGTTTCTGCTGCAAATGTCTTAACAACTAGCTCATCAGTTTCTATTACAGATGCAAACGACATTGTTAATGTCTTGAATGCTGGTTCAAACGTAACAATCACTCTTCCAGACGCTACATCTTCTGAGGGTAAGATTTTTTATTTAAAGAAAATTGACGCTGGTAACACATTCTTCTTAAAATCTGTATTTGGTCAAACATTAGATGGTGTTGACATTGATGCGGCTCCAAAAGCGATTACCACTCAATACGAATCTATCACTGTTGCAGCTGTTGCTGGTAATTGGTTTATATATTAATTATGAATTTATATTGCATTGTTTTTCCTAATAATAAAAAATACGTTGGTGTTGAGTCAAACGATGGTCAAAGAAAACAATATCATTCTAAAGGCCACAAGCATACTGTGGTAGGAAGGGCCATTAAGAAACATGGATGGAATAATTGCACATTTAAATATTTAATTAAAAATGCAAGCAAAGACACATGTTTACATATGGAGAAAAAACTAATTGACAAATGGCAATTGCAAGATAAAAAATTTGGATATAACGTTTCTGCTGGTGGTGAGTCTGGTTTTAAAGGAATTAGGCATTCAAAACACACTATTGAGAAAATGAAAGATAGTAGAAAAAAATACAATCTCACAAATGAATGGAAAGCCAATATTTCAAAATCATTAAAAAATAAAAAACATAATCTTAAAAGAAGAAATAATATTTCTAATGGACATGGGTCAAAATCTTTTGAGGTATTTAGGATAATTAAGTCAATTGGTAATTGCAGGTCTAAAAATTTTATAATATTGGAAACTAAATATATTGGTGTTTATAAAAATCAAAGATTGTGTGCAGAAGAATTGAATTTAAAAGATAAGAGCGTGAATTCTTGTCTACTTGGAAAAATAAAGACTCATAAGGGCTATATTTTTAAATTTAAGGAAGTTTTGTGACTTACAGACCATACGATACTATCACTGCGGTTGGTATTTCGGACCAAAGACAAAATGTCTCTGGTTCTTTGATGGCCAAGGCTACACCTGTAAGGTCTACAAGTACAGGCGATATCGATTTTATTGATGTTTCTGATGAATCTCATGCTTTTGCAGTCAATGCGGTTACAGGGACTGCAATTGCCAATTTGTCATTAGGGCCGGTATTTACAAGTGGTCGACTAACCAACATCACAATCACTGGCAGCTTTGGTGACCCAGTTTTTGTTAGTAAAACAGGTGGTTTAACCACTACTAAACCAAGTATTGGGGTTGATGGTTTTGTATCTGGGGATTGGATTATTATGATCGGAAGCATTGGCAAGAATGCCGATGTTCCTGCAAACAAGGACTTAGTTTTAAACATTGGCGTAGTAGGCCAATTATAGGAGTTTTATGCACCACAGTAAACGTGAGCGAAAAGTCGATCTAAACAAGATGTCTATGCAACAAGCTGAGGCTATTAGTGCTCAAATTGGGCAAGAAATGGCTAAAATCATGGATGAAGCAAACCTAAAATGTAATGAAATTCTGAATATTTATGGTATGCAAACACAAATTCATTATAAAATTGTTCCTTTACAAGAAAATAAAGAACAAGTTATTGAAAACATTAAAGAAAAACCAAAACGTGGACGAAAGTCCAAAAAAGCCGTTAAAGAGCAATCTTTAACAACGTAAGCAATTAGGAGTTATTAAATGGCTGATATTTCAGTTTTAGCAAGGTTGATTCAAGGTACCACACGAAATGTGGACATTGCTTCAAATACATTAGTCACCACGTCTATTAAAGTTGGCGGTGGTGTTTCAAATACAGAGTTAACCAAGGCGATTTTAGATCGTTTGGTATCTTTACAGAACGGTTCTGATGTTGATTCAAGTTATCATACACATGACGGTCGTTATTTTACAGAGACTGAATTAGGTTCTACTGGCGGTACTTCAGGTGCTGATAGAATTGGTGTTAATAACACTCCTGTTAATTACTCTGCAGCTTCTCAGGTAGTACAAGATCACTTAGAAGGTATCGATGCGGCTTTAGCTGCTGCTGGTGGTACTTCATTTGATGACAGTATTTTTGAGCTTTATGACAATTTGGATAATTCTAAACTTTTAAAGTTTCAATTAGCTAACATTTCTGCAGCTACTACTCGCACAATCACAATGGCTGACGCCAATGTGGATTTAGCTGATGTAAACAACTCAATTCTTCGTGATGGTTCACGATCTTTTACAGCAAACCAACCTATGGGTGGTTTTAAGCTTACAGGTTTGGCGGCTGGTTCTTCATCTGGTGATTCAGTTCGTTATGAACAAGCGATTTTAATTTCTGGTGTTAATGCTTTTGCTGCAGATCAATCAATGGGTGGTTTTAAGCTTACAAATTTAGCTGACCCAGTTGCTGCTCAAGACGCAGTGTCATTGTCTTATTTGCAAGCTCGTTTAAATGGTCTTACTCCTAAAGCTCCTGCTCGTGCTGCAACAACAGCAAACATCGCTTTAAGCGGTGCTCAAACTATCGATGGCGTTTCAATCATTGCTGGCGATAGAGTTTTGGTTAAAAACCAATCAGCTCCTGAAGAAAATGGTATTTACGTAGCTGCTGCTGGTGCGTGGTCACGTGCAACAGACATGGATTCTTTATCTCCTATTGATGAGGTAAATGGTGCGTGGGTTGCGATCCGCGAAGGTTCGCAAGCTGGACAAGTATTTGTTCAGTATGGTGTTGTATCTGCTATTGGTACAGACCCAATTAATTTCTCATATTTCAATCCAATCGCTGGTTTAATCGGCGGTGACATGATCACTTTTGCCGGTTCGACTTTCTCTGTCGATTTGGCAACTGTATCTGGTTTAGAATCAACAAATCCTGGTAACGTAGCTGGTCAGTTAAGAATTAAACTTGAGGCTTCAAATCCTTCATTAAGATTTACAGGTTCTAATGAACTTGCAATCAAATTTGACCCTGCAGGTGCTTTACTTGCTGGTGCTGCTGGTACAGCTGTTCAAGTTGATAACTCAACTATCGAAATCAGCTCAAATGCATTAAGAATTAAAGATCTTGGTGTTACATTAGCTAAATTGGCTGCGAATTCAGTTGATGAAAACAAAATTGTTTCTACTTCATTCTCTTCTACTGGTGCAATCACTGGTGGCGGTGGATCAAAAATCCAAGTTGAAGTTGACGATTCTTCTATCGAGCGCAATTCAAATGCATTAAGAATTAAATCAGGTGCGTATGACCAATTAACCATCACAGGTGGTTCTGGTTCAGCTGCTGCTGTTCAACACGCTCCAAGCATCCGTAAGGTAATGGTAGCTGGCGAATCATTCGCTGCTGACACTACATTTGCAGTTCGTATGGCTAGAACTGGTGAAACAGCTGGTCGAGTTTATAAAGCTGACTACGATGCTTCGTCTGTAAACAATTTCTATGTAATTGGATTGGTTCAGCCTACAGGTGCTGTATCTGCAGGACAGAACATCACAGTTATTATGATGGGTGAAATCTCATTACTTGCTAACGATACGGCTTTTGCTGCTGGTGAAGTTGGCGAACCAGTACACTTGGTAGCTTCTGGAGCATGGGATGCAGTATCTCAAGTTTCATACCCTGATCTTTCTAACCGCGCTTCTGTAAGAATTGGTATGGTACAAGAGACAGGAAAAATTATGGTTCAGGCTATGCAACTGAACGGTATCGCTTAATTTGTGGTATAATAAGGTAGTTGAGGGATTAAATGGCTAGAAAATTAGCATTAGTAGCTGGTATACCAAGAATGGTAGACGAAAGTGCATCCCCAACTATCTACGACCAGCAATTAGAGGTTGTTTCTGCAGGCGCAGGAGCAGGTCAAATTAACGGTCCTATCAACGCAGGTTCTTCTGTAACTCTACCCAGTGGACAAACCTACACTGGTCCAGAACTGGAAATTTATTTAGGTTTAGATCGTTTACGTCCAGTTTTGGACTACACCTACGCTTCTTCAACTCAAGTGCAATTTACTTTTCAGTTGGTAGCTGGTGATTTTTTACGATTTAGAATTGATCGTGCGCCGTGAAAAAGTGTAGTAAGTGTGAAATTGATAAAGAAAATGATCAATTTCATAAGCATAAAAAGGGTATGTTAGGGATAGATAGTGTGTGTAAGGAATGTAAGAAACAATACCAATCTTTAAACAAAGAGAGGATTGTTGAATATCAAAAAGCATACTATTTAAACAACAAAGAGGCAATTTCAATCAAAAACAACCTATGGTTTCAAAACAATAGGGAAAAAGATAGAAATCGCTACAAAGAATGGTACAAAAACAACAAAGCTAATAAACTTGAATGGAAAAGAAACAAGATGAAAAGTGATGTTGAATTTAAAATAAAAGAAAATATGAGATCGAGATTATACATGGCTTTAAAGGGAAGGGGAAAGAAGTTAAATACTGAAAAGTATTTAGGTTGTTCTATTGCCAATTTAAAGATTCATTTAGAATCAAAATTTCAACCAGGCATGACTTGGGAAAATTGGGGATTGACAGGGTGGCATATAGATCACATCATCCCATTAGCTAAGTTTGATTTGACAAAAGAGGAATCTATTTTTCAATCTTGTCATTATAGTAATTTACAGCCTTTATGGGCACAAGAGAATCTTTCTAAAGGAAGTGAGTAATGGCTCGCACAATCACAGATGCCAGACAAGTCACGATTAGACAGTATTTGCAACAAATTGCAAGTGCTACTGGTTATGCTGGCACATCAGATGCTAAACCAGCCAATCAAAGTGAATTAGACAATTTACTGGCAAGTATTAACGCTGAGTTAACACCGCTTTTACGTTTAACTGCAAATTCCCCTGCTTCACTTATTGTGAACGTAGGTGCTGGTCTTTTAACTAACTCAGAAAGCTCATTTTCTAAAGCTCTCCCAACAATTGGTGCTAATACACCTAATTTTGCTGGTGGAACAATCACTTTTCCAGCTTCTCCAGGAACTGTAACGGTATCTCCAGGGAACAATGCTACTTTTTCAATGGGTGCGAATGAATACATTAAAGCACTTGTTTATTTAGATGCAAACAATAACTTAAATCTTATCTTTGGTACCTCAAATGCTACTGAGGCCAATGCCACAGTAACAGCTGCTCCTGACAGTGTAATTCCAATTGGATTCATCACTCTACAAACTATCGCTGGTGTTGTTCAGGTTATCCCTCAAACTAAAATCTATCAGTATGTTGGCACTGGTGCTGGTGGTTCTGGTTCAGGTTCTGGTGTTTTAGAAGTAGCTCCTGGCTACAAAATGCTTATCAACGATTCATTTTCGGCAATTCAGGGTAGTGCAGACGACACTGTTTATTCAACATACACAAAAGCAACCTACGATGCTGGTAAAAAACTTTATAGATTACTTTGTGATAAGTCAAAAACAGTTAACACCTCTTCTGGTACTGCATTAACAATCAATTCAGCTCCTAGCTTTACAGTTCAGGTTGGTGACATTGTTTATATGACCAATGGCGCTCGAATTGGACAATGGAGAAGAATCGGCACGGTTAACTCTCAAACAGATTTTGTTTTGGATGCAGCTTTTTCTGGTGGAGATGCTGCAAACGGCAACACTTTGATGATTTCTCAAGCTGTTTGGATTCAAGATCTAGTGAATTATGGTTCTGTAACTGAATTAACTAGACCTAGAGATTTTTATCCAAATGAAAATGTCAATCAAGTTTTGATTGATTACATGGATAGTTTAGCAGCTAACGATGATGTTGGTGATTTTACACAAACAGCTCGAATTGTAATGAGTGCATGTAATGAAGGCTTACAAGCTGATACCGATTTCCCATTAACAACATTTTGGAATCAAGGATCTGCTGTTAATGGAAACTTGTTGGTAAGACCAGCAGCTCCAAGTTCTTTATCTCACTTTCCAATTACAGCTAATACTGATGACGAACGTTTATTTTTAGTATTTTTCTGCAATCCTGGGAATGGCTCTGTAACCGCAGGTGCAAATCTTTTAGATTATACAGCTAACTTTTACCAAGAAGCCGAGGCTATTAATGGTGGGGTGTTAGCTTCTGCCTATGGAACTAGTGATAATTCGACAACTACCTATAACGGAACCATTTCTACTTCTGGTGGTTTTACACGATTTGACTTAAATTTTGATGTCAATCCTAGTGTTGACCCAGGCGGTGTTGGTGCTCAGGTAAAGGTAACAGTAAATGGACAAGATGTACCAAAATTTATTTCTAGTGGTGTAAATCCAAGTTCACAATTAAGTTATACAGTGACCACAGATTCAAATGGGTTGTATAGAAGAATTCTATTCAGTACAGACCTATCTGTAGCAACTGTTGATATTATGATTATCAAACAGTTTGGTGTTTACGATGCTTCTTTCACACAATCTAATAAACTTATTGGTTTGTACGATGCGATTGTGGGAAGTGCAGCTCAAGTCACAGCTGGAACAGCAACGCATTCTAGTTTACAGGCAGCTCATGATGCAGTTGTGGTTGGAAGTAATATTTTAGTGTTAAATAACGTGACTCTTTCTGGAAATACAACTTTAAGTAAGAGACTGATGATCTCTGGAAAAGGGCCAGGTTCAGTACTTAGTGGTAACTTAACTGTTGCCTCAGGTGCTTTGGGTTCTATTATCAAGTGGTTAAAAGTATCTGGAAACGTAACCTTTAATAGTGGAGCAAATAAATGCTTCATGACAGATTGTTACATGACAGGTTCATTTTCCAATGACCCTGCAAACCTAGACAATGTGTTTGAGATTATTACGGAGTAATTATGGGAATTATTAGTTCAAAACCAAAACAAAATTTAATTATTAATGGTGATATGCAAATCGCTCAAAGAGGACCTAGTTTTGTAGCACCAACTAATGGTCAGTACACTCTTGATAGAAATCAATATTTAAAGAATGGCGCTATGGTACATACGATATCACAAGATACAGATGTTCCTACTTTTGCCCAAGCAGGTTATTTATTTAAGAATAGCTTAAGACTAAACTTAACAACTCCTGATACTTCTATAGCAGCAGGTGAATTTTGTATAATGAGACATTACATTGAGGGATATAATTTTATTAATTTAGCTCAAAAAAGTTTTACTTTTTCTTTTTGGGTAAAAGCAACTCTAACTGGTACTTATTGTGTAGCTTTTTCTAATTCGGGAGCTGATCGTTCATATGTTGCAGAATATACTATAAATAGTGCTAATACTTGGGAATATAAAACAATAACTGTTAGTGCATCTCCTACTGCTGGAACTTGGAACTACACTAATGGAGTAGGTCTTAGAGTTTCATGGACTATAGCGTGTGGTTCTACTTTTCAAACAACAGCTGGTTCTTGGCAAACTGGCGACTTTAGTGCTACTTCTAATCAAGTAAATGGAACTAATACTGGAGCTACTGATTTTAGAATTACCGGTGTTATGTTAAACGAAGGTAACGCCGCTCAAGCTTTCAAGACATTTGGTGCGTCGATTGATGAAGAATTGGTAGCTTGTCAAAGATATTATGAAAAAAGTTTTAACATTACCGATGTTCCTGTAACTAACTCTGGAATATTAACTGGCGCTCACTCATTTCCAAATTTATCTCCGAGTACTTCTCAAGAAGTAGCCCCGGTGACATTTAAGGCAACTAAAAGAGCTACTCCAACGGTTACTATGTTAAATCCTAATGCGGCAAATAACCAGATTAGGTCTATAGGCGGAACACCTGGAGACTGGTCTTCTACTACGGCTAACCCTGGACAGACAGGCTTTGCTTTGGGCGGCCAAAGTAACTCTACAGCAGGTGGAGCTACTTGTAAAGTTCATTGGGTCGCTGAAGCAGAATTATAATTTAAGGATAAAATATGAGTAAATCAACACAAATTAATAAACGTTTAATTGCAAAGATTCCTACGCCTGGTAACGAAGTCACAACTATTGGTCTAAATACGGTACAGACTCAGAATATACAAGATGGAGCAATTACAGACACCAAAACTAATTTTACCTTACCAACCGTTCAGAGGTTTACATCTGGCTCAGGTACGTACAATACTCCTGTTGGTGTAAAATATATTGTAGTTAAAGTTATTGGAGCTGGTGGCGGTGGTGGCGGATCACAAGCTACTGGTGCAGGACAAACATCTGCTGGCGGTGGTGGCGGAGCTGGTGGTTTTTCTCAAAAAATCATATATGCTCCAGCACTTACTTATCCATATGCAGTTGGTTCTGGAGGCGCTGGAGCAATAAATAGTACAGGTGGTTCTGGTGGAAGCTCTACATTTGGCACTATATCTGCTGTCGGCGGTTCCGGTGGAACCAATGGTGCTGCAGCAAACGCCGATACTTTTGGCGGTGGTGGCGGAGCTGGCGGAACAGCATCTGGAGGAGATATTAACATTACTGGTCAACCTGGACAAGCTGCAATTTACCAAGGTACAAATGCAGTTTCTTTAAGCGGCGCTGGAGGATCATCTGTTCTAGGTGCAGGTGGACAACAACGTATGGTTACCAATGGCGGTCAAAATGGAACAGGTTTTGGTTCTGGCGGCTCCGGATCAGCTCTTGGTCAAGGCGTTGGCAGTGGCGGAGCTGGCGGTTTTGGCAGTAATGGTTATATTGAAATAACGGAATATTATCAATAAGGAGAATTAAGATGCCACAAATTAGAGGAATTAACATTCCAAAAGAATCAAACATTAAAAACTATCTTATTAATGGTGATATGGTTATTGCTCAGCGAGGTACTACCTTTAATAGTATAGTAAATACTCAATATGCTATGGATAGATATCAATATTCAAAAGTTGGAGCTATGGTTCATAATTTAACTCAAGATACTGATGTACCTACACTTGCTCAAGCAGGTTACTTATTTAAATACAGTTTGCGTTTAAATTTGACAACTCCTGATACTTCTATTGCCGCTGGAGATATTACTACTATTCGTCAATATGTTGAAGGTGAATTAGCTGCTTGTCAAAGATATTATGAAGCTGGCGCTCAAACCTTCAGGTTTCAAAATATTGACACAGTCGGTAGAAATTCATTTTGTCATAGTATATTTTCAGTAAGAAAAAGAGCTAACCCATCATCTGTCACATTGAACAATACTGGCCAGACTAATGTCGGAGGATTTGCGGCCATCGGGTCAAATGATCACCATGTATTGTGGCAATGGTCTGGAGCAGGGTCTGCAATTGATTTTCAAAATACAGCAAATTGGACAGCTGACGCTGAATTGTAAGGAGATTTATTATGTATATGAAAACACAATCGTCTGAACAAGAAATTAAAACTGTTATCAGGTTGTCAGATAAGGCGTTTATCCCAAACGATCCGCAAAATAGAGATTGGGTTGAATATCAAAAATGGCTTAGTGAAAGCGAAGATAATATTCTTCAAGAATGGGATGAAAATCTCTATAATGGTTAAACTAAAAAGGGAGCGAAAAGCTCCCTTTGTTTTTGGTATTCACTTTAAAATGAATAGCTGTATATAGTGAATAGTGTACTATGTACTTTTCCATTCCATAGCAGCTGCGGTCGACGGAAATTCTTTCAAAAAGACTTCCTTAGCAGCTTGAGCAATGTCCATATGCTCTTTCTGAGTCCCATTGGCCGAACGCAATTCGATATAGTGAAGCCAAGATCTTACATTTCCTGTCATGTAAATACGAGTTTTAGTGGACAAAGGAAGGAGAAAACGTGCTTGTTCCTTTGCAATACCTCTTTTTAAAGCTTCTTGATAAAACGCATTACTACCTGCAATGACCTCATCTTGAGCGTCTGCAAACCATTGACGGTCTTCTTCACTCATATCATTGATACTGTTCTGACGGTTCTTTAAATCCTGTCTACGAGCTTCGTATTTAACAAACTCTGTAGCGGTCGCATAACGCTGTGAGAACTCCTGGAATACAAACGATCTATGTCTAAGGATTTGAGCTGCAATAGCCCGTGACGTTTCAATCTCTAATGTAAAAGAGATATGTTCAAACGGTGACCAATGCTTATTCTTAGACAGATATTTTAGTAGTTTGGGTGCTGTTTCTGTATTCATCTGATTGGCTGGATTAGAAACACGGGCAATGTAAGAAATGATTTCTTCAGCCATCATTCCATCGAGATCGCCAACACCTTTGGTGATTGCAACTAATTTAACCACTATTGCACCCTTTGAAGATCGCCATCTTCGTTAAAATACATCATTGTATCACTGTCACCAACAATTAATAGAATTTCATCGTCCGAATCTGTCTTTTCGTAATCAACCTCAGCCTTTTCAAGCATGGCAATCATCTGTTCAAGATCAGTTCCTGTAGCTACCGATTCATCTTCCTCTTCATTTTGTCTTCTTCTCATTTTGCACCCTATCCTTTTTTAAAATGTATTGAATACCTTCTTGTGTAATCTTTTTTGTTTGGCCCATACTTAAACGGATTGTGTCGTCATCGAGCATTACATAGCCAACACCACATTTGTCCAGCAAATCGCGTGCCTTTGGATGAATCTTGGCACAATAGAACATCCCAACTTCATTTACACGTTGTCCATCAAATAAGTATTCTAACTTGGTAAATTCGTATTTGTTATCTGCAAGATCGTTCGAACCATCTCTCATAAATTGATTTAAATCAATCTGTTTCAGAATACTTACGATCAATTCTTGGCTAAGTTTAGAAACACCAGTATACTCTGCCTTTGATTCAATTTTGAGATCTTCGTAAAGTAATAAATCGTTTGTAGCAATAAAGCCAATTCTAGCACCGGCAATTCCTAAGAGCTTGCTATAAGAACCAACCATAACTCGATGATTTGGCACTATAAATGGTGTTTTGGTATAGATTTGATTGTTATACACAGAATCCCATGTATCTGTATTTGCATCGCCAATATTATATTGAGTTCCTGTTGGATTTTCTGGTGAATCAATAAGTCGCATATAAAGATGATTTCCAGTTGTCAAATGTAATGGCATTGCGTTTAAATTTCTTACCCTTTCCAATCCAGCTCTGTTGATAAAACTATCATAAGAAGGATATCCATATGGTGTGGTAAACACCTTTTGTCCATTTTTAGCTTTAAATCTTCTTAAAATTAAATTTAAAGCCCCTGAAGCTCCATTTGTAATTAATATATGTTGATATCGTTGGTTGGTTGTTTGGTAAATCACATCATGGGTATTTTTAATAAGATCTGGATTTCCATCATATGGACCATAAGCCATGTCTAAAATACTATGTGTTGTAATAGAAATTCTACTATTTAAAATATCCAATAAAAAATAAGGATTTCCCCAAGAAAAGTCGTATTTAAAAATTAAGTCTGCCACAAAATTCTCCAAATAATTCAACTGCTTTTTTATCAAAAGCTTTTGCTGCTTCTTCTGCGGTAAAAAAATATCCCAGGTGAATCAATTTTCCATTAAATTTAATACGTCCCATCCAAGGTTTATTTTTGTGTCTCTTGGAAAAAGAGACGCCTCTATATCCAGACGTATTATTTGATGACTTTTTATTTAAATTCCTTGCATTTTCTGCTGTTGAGGCCATTCTTAAATTTTCTTTTCTATTGTCCAATCCATTTCCATTTTTATGATCTATTTTAATTTTTGAATTATTAATTCCTAAGATCATTCGATGCATACGAAATTGTTTATATTTTCCATTTTCTTGTAAAATTGAAGTAACTGCATAATAAGTATTATTTTCTTGATGAGCAGACCAAGAAAATTGATTTAATTTTTCATAATCTACAGAATCTACAATGGCTGTTTTATTTTGGGTTAGTTTAATTAGATTGTTGTCCATTCAACACCGCCGATGCTTTGTCTTCCATTTCTTTTTGGAGTTTTTCAATGCGCTGTAATGTGAAATCTTTTTTGATTGAAAAAACCTGCTCTACTAGTCTTTCAACTTGTGGAATAGTCATTTGATTTTCACTGGCGATCAATTGAATACGAGCGTTTCTAAATTGTTCATATTCTTTGGCGGCATTTGATTCTTTTTTGTACGCCTCAATCATGTGCATTGGAAGAAAACCATTAAGTGAAGGAGCCCAGCCGGTTTTCTCACAGACCATCACTTCTTGACCCATAATCACCATCGTCATCCATTGGTGCATATCACCACTAGCCTTCATTTCGTCTACTTTTTTCTGTAATTCATTGAATTTTTTGTTTTGTTCTCGAATAAATTTAACGTGGAGGATGGCTTTTTCAAGTCCACCAAGAAAGAATTTGACCAACATACCCAAAACAATCCCTACTGTAAAGATTGTAAACATAATATTATCCATGTTCTTCTTCCTCTCCTACGATGGCGTCGGCCAAGCCCATATTGATGGTCTCTTTAGCTGACCAAATTGTGTCATAGTCAAGATACTTTTTCAAGGCACCTAATTTGAATTCAGGGTGTTTTTCACGAATTTTAGCTAAAAAGATATTTTCCATTTCAATATTAAGCTTTTTACTTTCTTCTCCCCAACTTTCAAACACTTTTGCATGAACCTCACGCATAGCCTGAGAACCGTAATGGACCATAAATCGCGCATTTGGAGCCATGACACGTTTATCAGCAGCTTGAAGAATAACAGCACCCATACTCATGGCCATACCATAAACCTTGATGGTAACATGAGATTGACAGCCTTTAATAGCGTCATAAATTGCCATACCATGATACCAGTCACCACCGGGGTTATTCATAATGATGGTAATTGGTTCATTTTTCTGGTCAAGTAACAACAAGGCTTTGATGATTCTCTCGGCCATGGTCGTTTCAACACCTGATTCGCCAAATTCTAGGCTTGATTCAGTGGACCCCATGTAAATTGTCCGTGAGGGGATGTATAGGTCGTAATCGTATAACTTATCTACGTCATCTCTGTTAATTCTTTTAGACATAGTTCTCTCCATTAATTCTCTTGTAAGCAGACTTCAAACAGCCAATCCATTCACGTCTACCAAAATCTCTTTCGTCTTGAAAATACTGTTCTAGGTGAGCAACAGTTGAATTATAATCAAATCCTATCTCTGCACATCTACAGCCGATGTAAAACCAAGTGGCATTCCTACTTTCACTAACACCTCGCTCCAATTGCTCGGTAACATCCTTAGGAAGCTTAGACCACAACGGCAATCCGGTGATTAAATCACCTGAAATAATACGCTCTTCTCTTTTGACAGGTTTTGTATCTGGAAAGCTATCAAGCCATTTAAAGAAATCAGCTTGTGATACCCTTCCACCCATCGAAACCAACGCTTGAACCAATTGTCTACCGTTTTTTCGCTTATTGCCAGGAAAACGGATCGATCTAGTTGGATTCTTGATCTGCTGGTCAGTTCCTTTTAAAACATTTAGCATCCATTGGTTGTAAAACCTCCACATCGCAATTGACGGAAGCGGTTCATCTAACACAATGGCATAGTGAAGAGATTTGTTTCCAGAAAAAATACAAGCTGAATGTGGCAATTTTGAATCATCAATGTATTTCTTCTGCTCTTCTAGTGTGCCAGTATCAATTTCAACCATAAAAGATCTAAAAGACGTGACGTTTTCATCTCGTCTAAATCCATTGACTGGATTAATCGAGATCAGATTAATGTCACTTTCCTCAATTGTCACCGGCTTAATGTCTGGATTAGGAGACGTAAGCACAAATGGACCATTAAGGTCTTCTTGATTAATGCTATGGTAGCCATATTTGTTATGAGAGACACTGATCGTTTCACCAGGCTCAAACAATAGGCTTAAAAAATTAGCCGTTAATTCTTTCATAGTGGAGTTTCTAAAATCAAATTCTTTCTAAATGAGCCTCTGGCAGCGGAGCGAATAATCTTTTTTCTCATACTCGATGAATTTTTATAAAGAGCACTCACAACAAGACGACTGTGTCTTTTTGTAGCCAAATGAGCATTTTCTGTATTGTTAAGGATTTCTTCAACCAAATCTGTTCCGAAATATAATTTAAAATGGACTTTTGCTAGTTTGTAGTAGAGCTTTGTAGTCTTCGATTCTCCTAAGCTCATATCTTCTTGATCATCAAGCTTTAAAAGTGTTTTTTGAACCAAAGTAATGGTTTTTAATACCAATAGCTTTAAAAAACCAGGTTTAGGTTGTACAAACATCATCTTATCCTCCGTTTTTTGGGTTAATTCCACCCATTCGCTCGTTTCGTGCCTTTTCTTCTTTTCTAATCATAGCTTCATTCTTAAATTCATCGGTGTACTCAACATACTTACCCTTAGAAAATCCTACATAAATTTTCTCGCCAATGCAAGAGTTAAATCTAGATTTTTTGATTTCAAAAATCGTGCGAGATAGTTCCGCATCCTTGATGACATTAATTGCACAAGTGGAAACGTTGACAATTGTCTTTCTACCCTCAATAGCTTCTTTAAAAGGCAATTCTTTATCCTTATTGCCTTCTTTTTTCTGTGCAAGGACAACAATAGCCGCATTTGTCATGTTTTTATATTGATCGAGAAATTTACACAATCTGTACTGAACCTGCCAATCAGCCATACCTGGAACTTTAACAGATTTGTCGACATTTTGATAATAATCTAGGATAATAAGATCAAATTCAGCATTTTTAATCAAGGCGTTGTTTAAGACAGACTCAATTCCTTCGATAGAGGTGGTGCAGCTAGTCATACCACGGTAGTTATCACCAACAACAGTGAGTTTCTTACTTAAACGTTCGATATTCTGCTCAAAGAACTCAATCTGCTCTGGGGTAAAGTTTTCGTGATCACCATAGTACCAGCCCTTAATTAAACTTGAAATACGATTGTAAACATCGGCTGGATGTTCTTCGTTTGTTAAAACTAGGACCTTTTGGCCCTGCATTAGGGCATTGTATGTTAAGTTAGCAGAAATGGTGGACTTTCCAGTTCCTGTTTCTGCACCAAGTAAGATAAGATTGCGTGGAAATAGTGGAACCTTACCCTTGAAGTGGCTATTTAAAAAAACCTTTGATTTTTTAGCCTTCATTAAATAATCGGTGCTACTTTTGGCCAAAGCGGTGATGTAATCAGCGTCATTTTTGCTTAAGTCAAATGACGAAAGCATTTCCAATTCTCTACGTTGCTCTTGAAGCTGTTCGTGTTGCGTTTCAATACGAGCTTTTTCAAGTTCTGACTTCTTTTTATTGAGGTCTGCGATTACCTCAGGTCCTAAGATCTGTGAAACGTCCTGTTTACTCATTTTTTCGGCCTTTGCAGTCCTACAGATTCAGCAAAATCCCAATCCATTTCGTAATCAGCAAAATCTTCAGGGTTTAAATTAATAACATCTTCAATGGGAGTAGAAAGACCATCGTCCTCTTCGGATTCGTCTGGAATATTATTCACTAAATGTTCTGTAGTAATAATTTGCCCTGTAAATGTTGCTGTTGGTTGCTGTTTCCTGGGTTCTTCTTTTTTCTGTTCGATTTCTTGTTTTTTAATCGGAAGTCTTTCTGCATACGCAAACATATCTTCCAACACATACGAATGTACACTTGCCGATTCGCCTTCAAAAAGTATAGAAATAGCATTTTTGTAAAAATCTGTATTTAAACTTTCCTGGGTAAATCCGACTTTCTCCAATTCAAGAAATAAAAACGGCAATAGACTGAGGGTCATGTGTTCTCCAGCCCTTACCCTGTCTTTCTTAAATTGTTGAAGAATTGAAGTGTAGTCCATCTATAGCATAATACCACAATCTTGTTCCAAAATCTGTTTTGCAAGCTTAATTTCAGACTTTAAATGCTTGTCTCTTTCTGCGTCTTGGATAAAATTTAAAAGAACTTGTCTCTTTTCATCCTGATTTAAACTGTTAAATTGAAATTTGATGTTTTCAAATCGATCATCATCTTCTTGTTTTTCCAGGCTTTTTTCAGGAGTTAGATAAAACTCACCCTGGTTTTCCTCAGTTAAAAGTTGATAGTCATATTCGCTGATTCCAAGGTTGGCTTTTTCCATTTTAATAATTTTAAAACCATATTGGTCAGTTAACTCCGTAGTTTGAGCCATACGAGCACGCAACCTAGCTTCCTTGAATTCTTTGGTGGTTAGGCGTCTATAGTCATACTTCTTAGGATTTTCAAATACAAGCTCTTTGGCAACATCGCGACTATTTTCAGTGGCTGCAAAAAAGGCACGTTTTTCGCTATCAACGGTGATATTTCGAGCCTTACGACTACAAACAACAGAAAATTGTTGCAATCTCTGTCTAAGGAAGCTAATTAAATGATTTCTCTCAATTCTCTCCACTTCACTTTCCGGGGTAGCCTTGGTTCGTTTGCTAAGCATTCTTTCCATGAATTCTGGATTATTTTTCATGCTATATAAGCTCATGTAATAAAGCATGTATAGATTTGTGACTGCAATTACGTCATAGACATCAAAACCAACTTGTACAAAGTTGTGTTTGAACTTCGAATACATAATTTTAGCTGTTGTGTTTACAATTCCAGCATATTTGGCAACCATACTGGGGTCTAATTTCTTAGAAGCCTTGTTGATGGTATCCATGTATTCATGTCTTAGATAAAGGAGTTCAAAATCATCCTTAAAATTCGGTTTTTTCGTCTTCTGATTTGCCATTTTCCACTTCCTCTGTGAGAATTCGAGGGATTTGAGCCCTCAAAAGTTTACGTTCTGCTGTAAATAAGGGTGATCCTTCCACTAACCATCCCCTAACTTTAATTGGTGGGTCTGTATCGACCACAACACCAGTTGATTTTTTAATTACCCATCCACCGCGTTTTTCACGAGCTGAGTAATCATTCCAATTAACACCTTTTTGAAAACACATTTCTTGTAGTTCGGAAGTGTTTTTGTTGTCACATTGTTTATGGCTGTACAAAGCCCTTGCTGCCATCTGGATGCTGTTTCTAGTAGCGTCTTGTTGACGCCAAATAAAATAATTTTCCACTTCGATAGGGTCAGAAATAGTGAAAACACGAGAGTCAAACAAGGCAAGATCTGGCTTGTGAAACTTAGCATTCTTTTTAAACATTACTTCATCAACAATACAGTCATTGAATTTAGCCGTTGCAATGGCTGCAGAGATAGACACCATTTTTTGAAGATTTCCATTGAACCAAGCTTCCGTCTGTGGGGTTTCAAAGTCGGTTAATAAAATCGAGATTTCATCTGACTGGACATAAGCCATTCTTGCACCTTGGATTTCTTCACAAAGTGTCTTTGCAACCAAATCCATGACGTCCATAAGATCTTTATCAAATGGCTTGTCAAAACCTTTCGTGAAAGTATGAAATGCCTTACCGTCAACTCTAATAATTGTATATGTTCGACGCGGTAGATTGTAACGAGTACGGTTTTCGTACTGTTCTTTCATGCGGTCGCCAAGAGAATCACCTTTTTTCATTCAACCTACTTTTGCATCATATTCTTTTTCGTATTTCTTAACAATTTGAACAATGTCAGGGCCAAAGATGGTATCTTTGATACTAGCCAATTCAACACTGATAGTCCAATCATCAAATCTAACATTTTGTGAGTTGTATGTTTTAGGAAAATTAACTTGTGGATGGTATTCATTCATATCTTCTCGATTTAACAAGGAAATAATATCGTTAGAGATAGAAATATAGTAAGCTTCTGCAAAGAATTGATATTTGGCACCATCTGGATTAAATCTGACAGCGATATAGCCATTGTATTCGCTGTGTGCGTCGTCAGTGTTGATGGTTACTTCAGCGTATTTGGTTTCAAAATCAGCACTCATTAAAACACCAATGTCCATTTCTCTTTAAAAAACTCTAAAGAAGAGGGGATGATCATTTCACGACCTTCATTCTTTTCGATCTTAACATTGTCCAGTTTGAAAGTCAATGTTTTTTGTTCATCTTCTTGCTCACCCCAAACATTAATATCTACGTTGATTTTTTGTTCTGGAACTGTGATGATAAAGCTTTTAACACCAGAATCACGCATTTCAAATTCCAAATTCCAATTAACTTCTACTTCTTTTGTTACAAGGTCGTAGTTGTTAAGATTTTCTATGTAAAGTTCTAAGTTTACTTTAGTCTTGAAGTTGTGCATTTTCTCTCCTTTTAGCTGCTGCTTTCAAGCATTCTTTGCTTAACATTTGGTCCAGGTCTACATCACCGGAACCAACAATAGCGCAGTTAAGATAGTCTGTCACACAATCCATACGTTTGTCAAATGAAATTCTCGTATTGAGAAAATCACACTCAGTTTTAATAAATTTAATTAGGCGATCGTTTTGTTTGGGAATGGAAGCTTGGGCATTTGCTTGAAGAGATAAGAGTGTCAAAATAAGCCATTTCATAAATCCTCCAAAAAGGAGGGTCCGGCTTTAAGGGGGGGGTAGCCGGACCCATGGGGGGTTAATTAAGCAGCCGCCAAGATTAGGGCTGTGTCTAATGCTTTCTTGTTTTTGGCAGCACTGTCGCCAAACCACATACTGTCCATACGAGTAGAGTTTTCTTCACCTCTTTCGTATTGAAGATACTCATTAACAGCGTTATAGGCTGCCCAGTAAGTACCACGAATCTCTTTCATGTCATTTCCACGTCCTTTTTCGAACAATGGGATAACTGACTCAAGGATTCTTTTGTTGCTTAAACTTGACAGGTCACCATTGACTTCAGCAAGCTTAGCAGTGGTGTTGAATACAATCTTAACATACTTCTCAAGATCTTTATGGTTAATTTCTTTTGAAGTTAAAAAACGATACTGTTCAGCAGTTGCTTGGAACTCAGCATCAGCCATGTTCATGATTTCTTGGATATTCTCAAGATTCTGAACCACATTTTTAGTGTGTTTAACACGAATCAATTGAGAAGCTTTAGAAGTCAAAGACATAGAAAGTGTATTGTTACATACAACACGGATAGGTGTGAAACCTACACGAACTGCTAGTGTACCATCATGGCTATTTGAAAGAAGAACGTATTTATCAACAACGTCATTTCCTTTAATAACCATTGGGTCACGGTTAATTTTAGCCAAAATCCAAACTCTTTTTCCATGTCTTAATGAACCAGCTGTTTCGATAGCAGCAGCTTTTTCATCAAGGAATGGACGGAAAAATTCAAAAGCTTCTGTGTTTTGTAGGGGAGTGTAATTAGGACCTACAACGCCAAGGATACTATTATCTGAAGAGCGACGTGTTAAAAGAGCGTCAACTTCTTCTTGAGCAGCTGAAAATAAAGGTTCTGTTGTAACTTTCCAGTCAAGACCAGCAGCAACCAAAGCTTCTTCTAATGAAGGTGGCATTTCAAATCTGCGACCAAGTTTGTGCCAAGGTGCTTCGCCTACAAATAACATTTGTTCTACTTCATGAGCCATCTTACCCTCCTAGGTAATTTGTTGTTGTGATAATAGAATAACACAACTTCACCGGAAGTCAAATAATTATTTAAACACAATCTCACTTTGAGAACTAAGTTATTTTCTCATGTCTTTCTCGCTATTTACAAGTCTTACATATTTAACAATAATATTGGCAGCACTGAATAAACGTACCACGGCTGCCACATAAGCTACTAAAATTACCACATGGATTAAATGAAAACCAAAAATAATCCATGTATACAATCCAAGGGGTGTGCAGACCATTTCAACCAGAATCATAAAGAATAGGTCTCGAATGGCCTGTTGCAGATCTTCTTTCACTATTCACCTTTGGCTTGGCCGTAAATCCTTTCTAAAAGGTTCTTTTGCAAAGCTTTATTATCGCGAATTTCAGTTAAAACGGCTTCCTTGCCCTTGAAGTTTTTATCACCCATGATGTAAGTCACATTATTTGGTCGTTCAATAAAACCCATATTAACAGAAAGTTTTAAGATTTCTTCTTCTGTGTTCACAATACCCTTATTGTAGTCGAATGTGAACTGTCCAGAGCGTCCAGCAACTCCGCGAGAAGATTCTGTCATCTCAACATAGATTTTATGGCCCGTTCTCTCTGCTTTGTCTTTAAAATCTTTGGTGTCTGTTTCTAAAGCATTTCCAAGAGCATCTTTTTTACCATCAGCTGAATTGTCACGTGAAACCTTCATGTAATACTCAAAACTATGCTTTTGGTGCCATCCACCGGCCATTTTCTCTTTAGGTCCATACATACCAGCGTCTAAGTTGCCTCGGACATGAGCTGTTGCGATCAAAGCGATCTTGTGACGTCGAAGGAATGGAGAGATAGCCATCAAACCCTTTTGGATTGTCATGGCATGGTCACCCATTTGATGATCTGTCACTGAGTCGGCATTTGCAGCCTTAACACCCTGAATACCCTGTAGGGAGTCAATAATAACTAATTTTAAAGGCATACCCTCCTCAACCATAGGAAATACATCCTTAGTCAAACGGTCAAAAATCAATTGTGGTTCATTGGCATTAAACACTGGATAGCGTTCTTCGTCAATATTCCAAAAAGGCTCTTTGTGACCCATTTCACGCATTTCTGTGTCAAACTTCATAGCCATTGCATCCTTATCCTTCGCGTGAAGGGCTGATACAAAGGCATCTGACACAATTGACTTACCAGCTTTAGGTTGACCCCAAAGAAGCAGGAATTCCATAAAAGAAAGTCCAGCAGACTTGCTGAAAGTCCAATTTAAGCTTGGAGAAACAGTCTGAATTGTATTTTCTAGAAGGTATGGGTTGTACTCACGGTCAACCGCACCTTCCATTCGATTCAATTCTTTCATCCATTTATTTTTACTCATAAATCACCTTAAACAGCTAATTCGCCGTTTTTGTAAGCTTGTTTCATTCGACGATAAATGATTTTGTTAACATTAATGATTGTTTGGCGTTGAACTTCTTGAGCTTGTGGCACGCCTTTATCGTTGATATAGTATGCCATTTTCTTAGTAATTTTAGCTCGATACTCTGGTTTTGTGTCAAAGTGTCCTGCTTCTTTTGCCATTCTACGAATTTCTTTAGCTTTTTTACCGTTCATATCATCTCCTATGTTACACTGTCTAAATCAGTGTAGATTAATAAAGGTTTTTGTGTGCTGCCAAGTGGAATAGAGCCGCCAGACCAAGAAATGGTTCTGCGATCTACTTCCATTCCATTATCAGTACCTAGAAACTTTTTTAGTTTCTTAGAGAAAGATTGGTGTGTTCTTGCTGTGAACAATGCAGAAGTGTAAACCTTCTCACCTTTGTTTCTGAATTTAATAGCGTAAATTTGCATAAACCCTCTAATATTTGTTTGAGTTAAAACTACCTTTAATTAGGTCCATTTGAACCTTCATGTATTTGCAAGCGTTTTCAAAAACTTTAATCTTATCTTCCATCAATTGATGCATTGCCTTAAGCATATCGATACGATCTTGAATTTTTTCCAACTCTTGATTTTTTTCTAAAAATGCCTCTCTAAGAGTTGCATTGTCTTTCATATCCACAGTTTTTAAAAACGCTGGATATTCGTCGAGAATGAGTTCGGATTTTTTCTTCCGATACATTTTATCAGCTTGTACGATTTCAAAGCCAATAGATCTAATATTGGCTCTGGCTTCACGATATCCTTCGTTAAAAGCATATGACAATTCTGAATATGTGGACGGATTAACAATTTGAGACTCAACCAAACGACTTTCGCCTTCTTTAATTTTACCGAAATACAGTGTAACTGCTTGACGGTCCTGAAAAGCTGGCACTACCAGCTCTACAGTTTGTAATTTAACAGGAAGGCTAGAATCACTCATGAGCTAAGTGCTCCAATTGATTTTAAAAATTGATCTACGGAAACCTCACCCTTAGGCGGTGCAGCTGGAATCTCAGTTTTAGTGGCCACTAGAGTTTCTGTTGTAGGTACCGCTTGTGCAACTGCTTGTTGTACAACTGGTGGTTGCGTAGTCATTGTTTGGGTAGGTACTTGCTGACTAGCAATTACTGGTGTAGATTGTGTTGTTTCTTCATCATCTCCACCATCATCATCTGAAGCAGTCTCGTTACCTGCACCAAGAAGGCGGTCAACAGCTGTTGCACCTTCTTTAACGATTTGAGAAACTTGAATTGCAGTCAACACTGGATACATACCAGAAAGCTCATAGGCTTCATCAGAAAGACGATCGATAATAGATTGATCAATCACATGAACCTTGTCTTCTTTGTATGTTTTACCGTTAATTTGCACGTTTTCTTGGTATACAGTTACTTGGTAAGCTGTATCGTTAAAATTGCCGGTTGGATTAGATCGATTAAAGTTAAAAAACCGTCCATTTTCAATTGAAAGTGGGTCAACTCCAGTCTTGCGCAAATCTTCAATTTGAGTTTTCAATAACTTGAAAGCACGAGAGCCGATCTTTAACAATCCAATTTTACCCTGAAGGTCAATGGCATTAAGATAATACTTAGCATCAAGATTGTAACGCTTAAGCTCTTCCGTTACTGTTTTAGCACGCGCCAAAGCAGCTGCATCTTGTGGATTTGCACGAAGAGTTTTAACAAGAGCGTCTTTTTCAGCCTTTAAAGCTTCACGTCTAAGGTGAGCATCTGATTCAACCTCAACCATTTTATTTTGATAGTTTACCTTACGAACGTCTTGGAATGGACGATTCTTGCCAGCGGAGTTTTTGTATCCCCACTCAACACGATAGTACTCATACCACTTGCCTTGTTTAGCAAGTTTACCCATAGGAGGAAGAATACGATAAACATTATCTCCGTCCTGAATTTTAAAAACGGTCTTACCTGAGCCGTATTTCGCCTTACCTAATTCCATCTTTCTCTCCTTGTTGGTTATACCAAACTTTGTCTAATTTTTAAAAGGCTTTTTTCAACAGCCTTGGTTGTTACTTTGTCCACTACATCCAGTGAAATGTTTTTAGTTTTATCGTCCACTTCGCCAGTTGCAATAATATGTGTGTTTCTTGTTAGAGAACGCTTTAAGCCTTTTGACAACTCTTCTACCGTTGCTGTATCAGAGGTGTAAAGAACTACCGGAATGGTCTTTCCTGAAAGCTCTGAATTCAAAACTTTATCGGAAATCTTATCCATAGCGTCGATTCCAACAATCTCACTTCCTACTTTCTCATTAATAGCCGACTTTGTCAATGACAAAAGTTCATTTTTATCTTTAATTTGTTTTTTATATTTCGATTCAAAGATAAGTGCTGGATAACTCACGATATCTAGATCGCGAGCCTTGTCTTCCAATGCGTTGCCGATATGCTCAAAGAGATTTCCAGAAGAAATTTTATCTTTGTAAAGTACTTCAGGTACTTTTTCGATCATTTCGTTGTAAAAATCCTCTGCGTTTACAGCAAAGCAATCGTACTTCTCTTCGGCAGTTTTAGCAAACTTGTCAGCTTGATCTCCAGTAACAATAATAAAAGCTGCACTTTTAAGTAGCAATTTTCGATAAGATAATCGCAAATCTTTAAGCTGTTCTTTGGCTTGGGTAATATTTCCCAATCTTACCCTACGCGTTTGTGGGTCATTGCCTGGGTCTGAAGCAGCAATCGCTTTTTGCTGTTTGATCTTTTCGGCAAGTTCTTTCAAAGTACTCATGTACGCTCCTTGTTCATCTTCATTTGTGATAATACCACAAAAAATCACACTTCCATGTTTTTTTGAGGAATTGCTTTAAAATAATGTTGTTTCCAATTTCGAGTGTTTTGGATTTTTCTAACTACCTTGCCGGTCATAACAGCTGTTGATTGGCTGCTACCGGTCATTCGGTCTAAGGCATTGTTTAAGCCTAGAGATAGACGTTTGTCTCCACACTCTGAATAAACATGAGTCTCACCCTTACGATTTAACGAATAATTAGAAGAAGGCAATCTTTTCCCTTTAATATCAACGTTTTGCACAATAATTACTCTTTTATCACACATCGCTGGATAATAAGGATGTTTGTTAATATCGGATCTTTCATTGCCTGCAGCAGCTACAACCTGAATACCACTGTCAAGAGCATATTTTACTAGTTTGCATTCATCGGCGTCAAAGTCATTTCCACCACCAGAATAATTAATCACATCAACACCCAATTCAATTGCCTTTCTCATAGCACGCTTCGAATTTGATTCTGAAAATAAAGTATTGTGATCGTGATAGAATTTTAAAGCTACAATACAATAATCCACATCATCGATGTCCTTACCGATTAAGCCAGCAATGTGTGTGCCATGCCCATGAACATCTTGTGTGCCGTAGCCAGTAAAGTCCTGATGACCTTCGTCACAGATTTTTGGGAGTGTAAAGCCTGCTTTTGTCCAATTGGATTTAAAATCAAAACCAGTATCAATAACTGCAACTTTAATTGTGTTTTTGCCAGCTCTTAACATCAAAGAAGATTCTACTTTAATTTCAGGTTCAGACTGAGGAGTTCTTTTTGAAATTACAAAAACCCCGGTCATGAAACATATAAAAATCGATAAAACCACCCCGATGATTTTCATAATTACCAAGCTTTCTCGTTAGTATACCAGTGATCTGCACTAGCAGATTCCAAAACTGCTTTTTTGATATAAGTTTCAATAGCTTGAGAATCAGTCAATAAGAAATTTTGGTTAGCTATTACATAATCCATTTTAGCTTCACCATAAAAATAACCCAATATCATGCGAGCAATACGGTTGTCATCGTTAAAACGAGAACCTTGTAAGTGTTCATTTTCATTCATAAATTGAACGTAATTTTGCTTAGTAGCTTTAATTTTAAAAACCAAAAGGTCAAATCTTTGTTTATCGAACTTGTTTAAATCTGTCAGCATCATAATGCCTCCTAACAAATACAGAATAACAAAAATTACAAAAAGTGTCAAGCTGTAATTGCAGGTTCTTCCACAATAATCTCAAAAATGTTCGTATACGGCTTATCTGCCTTCTTTTGATACACAAAATATGCAATACACCCTTCTGTTAGATCTGGTGGATAAATTAATTGGCCTGTATTGTAATCGGGCCATAAAACTTTTTCTGAGATGTATCCAGATGAGTCAATGATCATTTTGAGAGCTTTTTTGTTGCCGCCATCATATTTAAAGGTTTCGCATTTTAAGACATATCCAGGCACACAAAACTTCGCATCTTTAGTTAAAAACGTAGAATCAATCTGTTGTAAATGCTCACCTGAGATTAAAATAGTATCCCGACCCCATTTATCCATAATGGTACTATGGTGTCCACCTGTAGTGATTGGTAATTTAGAGTCTTTTTCCAAAACACTTTGTAAATCCAATGTCATGCTAGGAAAGATAGATTTTTTAACAAGAAAGTCTAGTTTTTTCTTATAGGTTAAAGAACCATAAAAATCATCACAATGCTCTTCAGCAGGTCCGGCAGCAATCAGCTTGGCCTTAAGATTCTCAGTTCTTTGGACTCCTTTAAGGTCGCCCTCAGCTTGAAATTTAGCAATGCGAGCATCGTAATCTTTGATTTTTTGCTCATGCTCAACAAGCTTAACCGCTCTTTCATATTTTGAGATCTTACCAATTAAAGATTCTTTTTTGTCAAATAACGAATCCAAAGCACCAACGTGAATTAACTTTTTGGTCATGTTGTAGCCACACGCTTTTTTGCGAACAAAATCTGTGATGTCGCTGTATGGACGTCTAGAGATGATTTTCTCAGCTGCAGCAGTACCAATACCAGAAATCATGGATAGTTTGTTACGAATTTTACCTAGATTGTAATCCACAGTCATTTCTTCATTTGAAGTATTAACGTCTGGTGGAAGAACCATGTCTTTTACGTATTTGTAGAATACTTCGTTAATTTCCTTTTGATCGGCATTGGAAAGCACAGCTGCCCACCATTCAAGGGGGTAATAATACTTAAAAAATGCACAAGCATATGAAACCACAACGTATGCAACGGCATGAGATTTATTAAATCCGTAACGTGCGAACGTTTCCATCATAGACCAGATTTTCTTAGCCGTTTCTGGGTCAGTTCGTTTCGAGGCACCTTCAATAAATACAGGCCCTAAACTATCAAGTAATTTCTTTTTCTTCTTACCCATCCCGATACGAACGTTCTCTGAATCCTCAACGTTCATTTGACCAAGTTCTTTGGCAATCTTTGTGATCTGTTCTTGGAAAACCAAAATACCATAGGTTTCAGGAATCAATTCTTGTAAAATAGGAATGTCAGAGACAGATCTGCCATTTTTACGTTCGATAAATTCTTCCACCATGTTTCGACCGGTTTTAGGGTCTCTAAAGTCTTTTGGACCCGGACGCTCTAAAGATGTGATCGTAGCCAAATCAACGATATTGGTTGGTTTAACTTTTTTGACAGTGGGTGTGGAACCTGCCGAATTCAATTGGAATACAGTTTCTGTTTTTCCACTAGAAAGCATGTCGTAAATTTCTTTATCCTGTGGTAAATCCCATACATAGGTGTTTTTGCCCTTATGCATGAAATAACCAGTTTTCATGTTTTTATCACCATGATGCTGGTTAATGTATTTTAAACACAAGTTGATATCTTTAAGTGATGAAATCACAAGGAAATCGTATTTGACCAGACCTGCATATTCGCATTCTTTGGCTGTGGGTTGGGTGATACGCTTCACACCACCAACTTCAAAGGTAGGGATAATATCTTCAATTGGCCTATCTGCGACAAGGTAGGCGCACGCATGGCGTGAATTCTGTCGGGCTAATGATAGAGCCCTTTTAACAATATCCCACTCTTGTGGACGTTCCTGTGCGTATTTTTGCAGATCTTCGTTCTTATCAAATAATCCTGGGTGATATTCGCCCTTGTCATCCTCATACCCTAGAACATATTCGTAATCATCCACACCTTGAGGGGTATTAGGAAGACTTTTGGCCAAAGCAGAGATTTCTTGAGCAACAACGCCCTTATTCAAGAATCGATTTGCATCCAAGATAGCTGATTTAATACGCAAAAGGGTTCTAGTAGAGACTTGAGCGGCTTTGTCGCCATATTTTTCAAATAAATAGCCAGAAGAGCCGTCTTTACCCACCAAAGGTACGCGAGACTCTAAGTCACAGTCAATATCGGGTAGATTGCCTTGTTTAACACGGTCCATAGTTAAGAAACGTGGTGAAGACAATCCTAGTTTAATAGGGTCAACGTGAGTAATCCCCAATAGATATGAAATTAAAAAACCACCTGCAGAACCTCGACCAGGACCTGTCAAATAGCCATTTTTTTCATAATAATCGTAAACGTCAACAATGGGTAAGAAGTATGGAATAAGATTGATGACTCCATTGCCAGTTAATAATTCTAGCTCTTCTTTGTATTGCTTAACGTATCGTTCATCATCCCAAGGCATACGACCAACCTTAGCGATTTGTTTTTCCAATAATTCAAGCGGGTCGCCTTCAGGGGTGGGCAATCGATAGTCATATTTAAGCTTGAATTCTTTGAACAATCCAGCCCATGCATGAGAATTATTTACCATAGTCTGAATGGAAGTCTCAGGCAATGCAAGTTCACCAGTGAGATATTCTTTAATCTCATCCACAGTGGCAATAAATTGAGATTGATAAATGCGCTTTTCCTCGCCAAGCTTCATATCTTGGACGACTTTATCTTCCTTTGTGGCGTAATAAGAATTGTTGTTGATCAACAAACGATCTTGGTCACCATATCGATGTGCAAGAGCCATAACAAACTGATTGGCTTTCGTTTGAATATCACCACCAGGAATATCCTGATAAGTGTTCAAAAGCTTAGCTTTTCCGATAAGTTGATTCTCTTCTTTAACTTTAAAACGAACACCATCGATAAATACAGCCAAAACTTTTGTATGTTTATTACCACGTCGAGTTAATTCAACAGCCTTAGCTTTTTCGTACTGGTCTGTTTCAATGCGATCGTTAGCTGGGATAAATACTTCTTTTTCTCCCAACTGAACCTTAACAACTGTACTCCAATATTTATCCTGTTTGTAAGGTACAATGCTAGGATAGAAGTTTTCAGCTCCAAATAGATTGCGAAGTTTTTCGTAATATTTTAAACCAAGGTCAGCACGACCAACCAAAAGATGTTTAGAGACCATACACTCCACATTTGAAGTTGTGACAGTGACGTTGGATTTAGCCAATTCTTCCAGGTCTTTCCAGGTAAATAGTCCATAAGAGTTCTCAGCGACCCAAAGTCTTTTTCGCTTTGTGTCTGAGCACATTTTAACGATTTTTTGATATGCATCTTGGTCCTTAGCATGAACGACGATTTTAAAATACTTAATTTGTTCGGATGGTGTGTTTTTGATAATTTCACAATCGTCGTCTTTAAAAAATAACTCGACGCCAGCGATAACTTTCACGCCGACTTTTTCACCGTAGATATAGCCTTTAAGTACAGATGTTAAATATCCTAGGTCTGTAATTGGAAAGTAATTCAAACCCAGCTCTTTACTACGGTCGATCATTGCCTCAACAGTAGAGCCGGTAAGATAACTTTCAGGATGATTAACTGGGGAAATATGATTCATTAGCCCTCAACGATTGCTAGAAGTGAATTGGTGGTTCCACCGATCATATCTTGTTTTTTAGCTTGGATTTGTTTTCTCATGGCGCGATACACATCAATATTCATTCGAACGTCATCTTTAGCAGTATGAGCTTCACGCTTAGGTACGCCATAGTGCTCAACCAAGCTAGAAAGGTTGCCCAAATCCTCAGGTAGAATACCAACATCTTTTAAAAACGTTGTGATAGAAGATGTATCAATTGTGCGATAATGCACGTCTTTTTCAAATTCTTCTTGGGAAATCATTTGATTCCACAACATTTCTTTATCAAAAGCTACGTTGTGTCCAGCTGGCATGAAAGACCTTCGCTTACCCTTAATTTTGTTTCTGCTCAAAAATGCTTGAAGTTTTAACTTGCCCTCTTCATAAGTAATAGTTGCAGGGTCTTTTAGGTGTTCTTCTAAATTGATTTTATTAACATCCATAGCCTCTTGAACCACATTGATTTTAGTGATATCAGAAGGTTTTAGTTGCAAATAAAGCTCATCAAAAACATTTAAGTCTTTATCGCACAAAGCAAAATAAGCAGTTAATAAAGAGTGGATTTTTGGATTAGTTCCACCTGTTTCTGTGTCAAACCATAAATAATGCATCACGACCTCTCTCTATTATACCACAATTATTTTACAAAATCTCGTAATTTTTCCAAAGCAGATTGATAAACTGTTTCAATTTCACTTTTTGTCATCAACAACACCTTTTCAATTCTTTCGTCATCAATACCATCGGGGTGTTTGTTGACCAATTTTGTTAAGGAATTGCCAAGTCGAGGACAATAAATAAAATCGGGGTCTTCCATGATTTTCTTTTTCAAAACTTTCTTATCCTTCATTTTTTCCTTTTAGATGGATCAAACTGAACTATAACTTGTTGATTTTCTTCATTTTTACTTAAACGCTCAAACTCATTCATAGAGTCATCTTTCAACTTCTCGTACTTACTCTGGTCTCTTAATAACTTATTTTTAACGTTAATGTAAAAGGTTAGGTTTTTGTCAAGCGTGGCCTTTTCAGCCATAATCTTTTTATATTCAGCAGCAATCGTTACAATTCCATCTTTTTTTAGAATCTTAATGTTTTCTTCCATATTGAGTTTCATGGACTCTAGAAACACCAAATCACCTTCAACAGCCTTTAGATCACTTTCAATAACCGTCAATTTCATAACAAGTCCCACGATATGATCCTTGAGCTGTTTAAGTTTTTTGTCCTGACTCATTAATTCTATTCCTATATTCACAATCACCACAGGCGATGATTGTCACAACACCCAGATTGACCCTTCTCATGTTTGTGGAGCTACAGCGTGGACAAACTTTGTCAGTTTTAACTTCTGTTTTATCTTGAATTTCTTGTTGAATAAAATCTAGAGTTTTGTCTCTGGAAATCTGCATCAAGTATTCTGCTGTGGCTTTTAAATCTTCTTCTAGAGATTTATTTCTAGATTTCAATTTATTAATATCTCTTTCTAATCGCACAATCACTTTTTCAAGTTTTTCTTCATTATTGTGAGGTTTTTCGGTATGTTTTTTTCTACCCATGTTGCACCTCTCATATTGTTATATTACCATAAAAAAGGCTCCTTTCGGAGCCTCTTAAAAAACAATATTTTTATTTTTAATGTTATTTCTTTTGAACGTAAATTGGAAAACTACGGAAGAAACAAGTGTTTCGCTTTTCAGTTTCAACATAGTAGTTCATAATTTGAACTGCCTCAGAACAAAAAGCTTTTGAATCAGCATAATCATCTTGGCCAGGTACAGAACCATTTACCATCATTCGACCTTGTCCGTACTGAACCGGCTCGTGCCAGTGACCAACTCGAAAGAAATGAACTACTCGACCAAGTTGTACCTGTCTCTTGGCCATTTGATTGGCCATAGTATCTCGATTCAGATTCTTAAGTTCGTCTCCGTGCTCATAAACAACTGTGTTTCCATAGATTGAAATGGCAGTGTACAAACTCTTAGAAATTTGGAAATGAACATTTGTAAGTCCAGAAGCTTTGCAAAGCATTTCTAGGGTGCTGTAAATAATAAAAGTAAGATTATCCTCACCTGGTTTTTGGTAAGTTTTGTTGTGACCAATACGATCGTGATTACCAGTTACGCAAGGAACGTCAATCTTAATCCCTGTGTTTGCAATTGGCAAAATCAAGTCGTAGAACATAGAATTAATTGCTTCTTGAACCTGACGTGAAGTGCTGAATTCACAGCCTTTTTCAGATTCTTGTCCGTGGAAGTCTGCATTCTCAATAATATCACCAATTAAGGCAAGAACAACACGTTCGACATTAAAAGACTTTCCCTCACGGATGATTTCTTTCACCACAGAATCGGAAATCTTGCGAACGCGCTCACGGATTACTTTTATATCAACGAAGTTTCCATCAATATTGTCAATGTATTTGCCGTAATGAACGTCAGAGAATAGCAACTCTAACGTCATGTTCTTTTTGGCTTTGGACTTTGCAGCTTGCTTGGGTACTTTATACTTTGTAAGTGACATTTTCTTGACAGTGTTTTGAATCGTCTCGATTAAATCGTCACGTTCATTCCACTGTTCAATAATAGACTTATTTTCTTTCGCTGTATATCCACTGTTCTTTTTAGTTCGATGGATTTGCTTAAGTGTCTTGACATGAATGTCAGCAGTGTCAAGATAATTTGCATACCTCTGATAACACTTTTTAATGCTTTCAAAGTTACGATCAGTTCTGAACTTTTTATTATACTTATCGGTAATTTCTACCCAAGTAAGATCTGTCGTATCTTTTAAGTTGATAATGTAAGCTATCTCATTATCAGACCATTTTTCAACCATTTGATAGCCTCGCTTTAAAAAACAGCCTATTGTGCAGGCTGTTGATTTTCCTCATAATTTTTTTTAGTCTTGGGGTCAGCAATTTGATAGATCTCTGTAATTTCGAATGGATCTTCTTCTTCACTATAACCTACAACTTCACCCAGTTTTTTACCAATAAGAGCTTTTTTCAGTTCTGGGTCTACAGTACCAACTGCAAACTGAACTCGTGGATTAACGACATTTCCTTGTGCGTCAACAGTTCTTCCAACCAAGAAAGATTTGTCGCTAACTTCACCTTCGTTGTCACCAACCAATGCACCCATATCTAATAGATATTTAATACGACCTGCAAGTTCTTTTTGGTTTTCATCCAAAATGATTTTATTAACAGAATCTGTGTTTAAACCACCATCTTCTGCAGCTTTAATTGAGGCGTTTAAACGCTTATTAAGCGCAACTCCAATTTGACGTGTTTTGTCGATTTCATCGGCAAGAATGTTCACCTTTTCTTCGAGAATTGCAACTAACTCATTAATTTGAGCCTGCAGGTTAATCACCTTGTTTTCAAGGGCCTCGATCTTTTGAGCTGCATTCAACTTTGCTGGTTGGGCTGCTGGCTTAGCTTCGTTACTCATTGTCATCTCCTCTATTTTTCTTGGCAGCGATAGCCTGTGCAATCGCTACATTAAATTGATCTGTTGAACTTTTTGACATCGAACCAGATTGTTGCTGGGTCGCATATTTCATTTCTAATTCAGCTGCTGATGGCATTGGCATTTTAGCAACTGGAGCCTTATTTCTAGCATTTCTTTCATTTGCTTGGCGAATTCTTTCCGCTTTCTCTTTAGGGGTCATTTCATGAAATGGTTTGTTAGAAGCTGTTTTAAGATCTTCTTGTGCAATGGCCATAATTTCATCTTGAGTTAAATCCCTGCCAAGTCCAGAAGGTCTTACCTTAACAGTTTTTTTGGGTTGTGGTTTTGGCTGAGATGGCGGTGCCGCTTGTGTTTTTTGTTGTGGTTGAACTACAACTTTCTTTTGAACTGGCTTAGTTGGTGGTTGTTCAACTGTTTGTTTCACCTCAGTAGGGGGTTCTGTTTTTTTAATTTTAGCCAATGGCTTTAAACCAGAGCTAGGAGTACTTGTTAATGGCTTAACGACCTGTTGTGGATTTGCAACAATCGGTTGCCCAATTGACTTACCTAAAGTGCCTTTATAAGCTAGTTGTTTTAAAAACTCTACTTCAACATCATTAAACTGTGATTCTGCAGGTGCTGTATTAACTTTAGCAGCTGTAGGTTCACGCAAACCAAGTAAAATCTCAAGTCTTTTAACAATGTAAAATTTAAGTTCGTTTTGAACATTTTTAATTGCCTGTGGACTTGCATCCACTCCTTCAAAAAGATTGTGATTAATGAGTAATTCATAAAGTTTGGCTTGTTCTAATCGTAATCTAGCGTTATAGATTACATTAGATTCTGTATTGGTTAATTCAAAAGCAGCCTCATCGGAGATTTCTTCCAAAACCTCTTCGTTTGCCTCTACCAACCCTGGGCTAGAAGCGTATTGCTCCGCAAGCTCTTCTGCTTGCTGCGCATCTTCGGCCATCAGTTGGTATTCTGACACCGATTCTTCTTTATCCCACATATTTGCCATAATTACCTCTCAAGTGTTATTATACCACAAAAATATCAACCTTCGCAGGCCGCACACTCTTCTTTGCTACGAGATGCAAGATCTCCACGAATAACACCCTCACTTCTGCAATAATACAATGATTTAATGCCAGTCTTCCAAGCTTCCATATGCACTTCATGGATATACTTGGGGTCTGAATTGGCACCAAAGAATACATTGATAGATTGACCTTGATCAATCCATTTTTGTCTTTGTGCAGCTTGTTTAATGATAGCAAATTGATTGATTTCCATTGCACTCATAAACACTTGTTTTTCTAAATCTGTTAAGAATTTTAAATGGTTAACAGAGTTATTGTTTTCAATAATAGACTTCCAGATTTCCGGCGTATCCTTGCCTTTTGACTTTAACAGATCTTCAAACACAGGATTTCTGCGAATAAAAGTTCCTTTTGCTGACTTTTGTGAATAAATAGCTGCAGGAATGGGTTCAATACCAGCAGAATGTCCGCCGCTAATTAAACTGTTGCTTACTGTTGGTGCAATAGCGATTAAATGGGTGTTTCTTCTATTATAACCTCTACACCATTCTGGCTCGCCTTTTTCAATAGCCAATGCTGCAGTTTCTTTTTCGGCATTTGTCCTAATGGTTCTAAAGACTTGTGCATTAAGCATCATAGCTTCAAAACTATCGAACGGAAACATATTCTTTTGTAATAGCGTATGCCATCCAAGAACACCAATTCCAATGGCTCGACCTTTAATGGCAGCTCTTCTAGAGGCTTCTAGACCAGGCACCATCTTTGACTTAACAATGTATTCTTCCAACACTGCATCAAGAAAACGAACTGAGGTTTGAACAACATCAGTATCTTTCCATTCTTCCCATTTCACCAAATTAAGTGAAGACAAACAACATACAAAGCTATGATCTGGGTCAGTATAAAGAAAAATCTCAGTACAAATATTAGATGTTTTTACATCTAGTTTGTTTCCTTTGTAGCACTCAGGGTTTTGTTCATTTACATTATCTGTGAAGAAAAGGTATGGCTCACCAGTTTCCACACGTGCCTTAAGGATTTCTTGCCATAACTCGCGCTTCTTTTTATCACCAGCAAGTAAAGCATTCATCCAGTCATTGGTAACACAAACACCATGGTTCAGGTTCATACAGCGACGATTAACATCACCAGTGGGACGACGCATATTAATAAACTCTTCAATGTCTGAGTGATCTGCAGGTAGATAAACAGCTGAGGCACCTCGACGAGTAGAGCCTTGCGAAACACTTACCGTGGTGGTGTCGTAGACTTTTGCCCACGGAATAATGCCTTCTGAACGACCATTGCCACGAATGGCAGTGCCACGACCACGTATATCACCGAGATAGATACCAACACCTGCACCATTTTTTGAAAGCATTGCAAGCTCATGAGATTTGCCGAATATAGAATCGACAGAATCACCCACGTGAATTGAATTGCAAGAGATGGGTAAACCGCGACTTGTTCCCATATTTGACAATACCGGCGAAGCAGGACAGAGCCAGTTTTTCCACATCGCGTTAAAAAACTTCTTAGACCATTTTGAACTTTCTTCATAATAACTCCCAGCAGCATTGGCTACCCTAGTGTACATTTCCAATGGGGTTTCGTTTGGAAGAAGATATCCACCGCTAAGTGTTTTGTAACCTTCTTCTGTCATCCATTCTGGAGCTGCCTTAATATCTTTAAGTTCTTGTAGTGTCATTTTCTTCATCCCAAATTTTAGAAAAATCAATTGTACCTTTAGAGTAATCAGAAACCCTAGAAGCAAAGAAGTCTGAATGGTTTACACCGGCACTCATTACATCAAACCATTCCATGCGTGTAAGTGAGTCTTTGTCGATATTTTTCCAATTAATCTTTAAATCCAAGTCTGTTAGCTTGGTATTAGCTCTATGTCTAATAAAAGCTTTAAGATCAACAGGGTCTAATCCTTCGATAGGGCCGAGTTCAAACGCTTTGTCGATAAATTCGTCTTCTAATTGCACAGTTAAACGAGCTGCGTCATAAATGTCTTTTTTAAGCTCATCCGTCCAAATAGCTGGAAATTCCTTAATAAGAGTCCTAAAAAGCCAACATCCAGCTTCTGAGTGTAAGGATTCATCCTTAATACTAAAGGCAATGATTTGACCTAAGCCCTTCATTTTGTTGAAGCGACTGAAGTTCAATAAAACCGCAAAGGAGCTGAATAGGTTTACACCCTCGTTGAATCCAGAGAAGATAGCAATAGATCTGGCAATTTCTTCCTTTGTTTTACCTTTAGTTTCGATTAAACGATCAATTTTGGCTTTGGCTGTAGGTTCATGCAAGAATGCAGAGAAATCCTCTAGGCCCAGGGATTGATTCAAATATGCATAGGATACGGCGTGTACAGACTCCATACTCGCAAAAGCCGCTGACATCATTTGAATTTCGGGCTTTTTAAACCATTTGGCGATCATTTGTGACCAATATTCTTGAATAAACACTTCTGATTGGGTAAAACCCTTGAGGATGTGACCAATAACATTGCGCTCGGCATCTGTTAAAACCATCTTCCAGTCATTGATGTCTGACGCCATGGCTATTTCTGTATGTAGCCAGTGGCTTTGTTGTTGAAGCTCCCAAAATTTGTATGCTTGTTCATACTCAAAGGGAGCGTAAGTGGCACGAGGTACCAGTAAACTCATTGAAACTCCTCTAGAAAATGAAAATACGGCGCGTAATTAACACTGAAATAAACAATAGGATAATTCGAAAGAATGCCTGGCCATAGCTACGATACATAACCTGGTTAGACACAGCTTCGTTGGAGCCCTGAGCTTGTTGTTCTTTAAGTTCCAAAAGTTTTTCGACAAGTTTGTTTTTTTCTTCGGTTTGCTTACGCACACTGTTTCCCCATCCTTTATCAAGATAAAATTGGATGGTTTTTTGTTTTTCTGCAATTTGCTCTTCCAGGAACTTAACCTGTTCAGTAACTGCAGTTGTGTTACCTTGAAACTTAGTTCCAGATAACAATGTTTGTGAAGAAATTACAAATAGCATTAATGAAAACACACCAGCTCTAAGGGTATTGACCCAGACTTTATTTTTCCAGCCTTCGGTTTTATAGCCACTTAAAAAAATAAAAGCTACTTCTGTAAGAATAGCTTTAATATATGTTTTTGTATCAGGTGTTTGTCCATCAGCATAGAACGTAACAGCTTCACTCACTAGAAATGCTGTAATAGACACCAAGAAAGCAAAATAGAATGTATTTTTATAATTAGAAGTGATGGTCTTTTTAAGCCATCGTTTAAATCTTCCTTTTTTCCATTCTTTTAGGGAATCTTGGTTTAGAGCAGGATAGATGCTTGCAGAATCATCATCCAAAATCAATTGAACAAGTCTATTCAACCTGTCCAAAAAAGACATTTCTTCGTTAACCACATCCTCAGAGCGAAGCTCATATTCAGCTCGCATCGCATTGATTTGGTTGGCGATTTCCTGTCCGTTAGAGATTTTGGAGTCGTTTTTTTCTCGCAAGCTTAGCTTTCCTTTTTTCTTCTTTTTCAGCAAAATACACATCATATTTAGCTGAAGCATTTTTGATCAACTCGTCAATCTCTTCACCAGTATGATCAAGAATATTCATAACTTTTTTCAATTCATCACGGATGAAATTCTCTCTATCCGTTTTTATTTTGTGACAGCTCGGTTCACCATTATTTTTCTTCATGGGGGTTGAGCAAATCACTTGGAGATTGCTGATGTGACAAAATACACGTCTAACAATCTCATCATATGTCATAGTAGACTCGGCTTTCCACAATGGAACTACGGGGTCAATATGATCAACCTGTACATTTGCCTGCTGGTATAGCTTTTGACAAATAGCACAAGTGTAACGAACCTGATTTTTTTTGCCAGGTTCGCCGTCTTTTTTTGTTTTAGGTGGAAGTTCAACCCTAGCAGCTTTAAGGACTTCTTGCATTTGAGGGGACAACCTAAAGACACGACGAATCGCACCTTTAATTTGTCCACGCTCCTCTACCCAACGTCCATTGGCATCGTAGGCTGACTTATTCGGCTTTAGCCTTCTCATCACTGCCGCCTTTTTTCTCAACAATTAAAAGGTGCAGGTAAGCCATTTTAAGCTTAAGGGCCTTTAGTGTTTCATTATAAGGAGCTTGATATTCTTTAACATCGTTTTTGGCTTTAATTAAACCCTTGTCGGTTGATTTAGCCATCTCTGTTTCTTCGCGATAAACAGCATATCGTAGTAAATTTTCATTCAATTTTTCTACAGGTAAATTGTCTACGCTTTCAATAAATTCAGGAAATTCATTGCGTACTTTTGTTTTTAGTACTTCTTCTTTATCCACTTCGCTCATTGTTCTCTCCCTCCGTTTTGGAAAGTTGTATTAATTCTACATTTTGTAATCTACCAGCAAAGGGAAAATATTCAGGTGCTAACTGAAGACGTTCCTTCAAAGGCAGTGTTTTTTCAATATTAGCAAGCATTAAATTGTGTAATTGGCCAATAAACAACTCGGCTTGGTGGGAGTATTTAAACTCTTTATAACCAAGATACTCATCGTTCTCACCTAGTAATAATACCACAACCATACTAATCTCTGTAATCAAATTTAGGAAGTTTTTTAAAACAATCCTTACTATTTAAAACTGTAATTGTACCTTCAATAATAGAAAGTACATTTGCTTCGTATGAATCAACCATACGCTTCTTTTCACCCAAATACTTAGGAAAGGCAGAATTCACGAAGAATCTTTGTGCTGAATCCCTAATTAGCTCGTAATCATGCTTATCAAGCATAACTGGTGTTGACAGTAAATGAGCATATTTATCAATCAACAATTTCAGTGTTTTCTTTCGTGCTTCAGGTAGTTGTTTTTCGATATTTTCAAAAAACTCAATCATATCTGCTTCAAGTCTATCGTTAATGCTCATTTGTCTCTCCTTAGTAATAATACCACAAATCTAGCTCGCAATTGAGCTTGATTCACCATTTTTTACAACCAGAATAACATCCGAGACCATTTCTTTCAACTCAGAACTATGATCTACCATAATAATTTTTTTGTTAGTATCCACTTGTTTTAAGATTTCTAAGCAATTTTCCTTACATACAGAGTCCAAACCATCAAAAGGTTCGTCCATAAAAAAGAAATTGGCACCCTTCGCTACTTTTTGTTCAATGACATCGATAACTGCTAAATCGACTGCTAAATCGACAGCTGTCTTCTCACCACCCGATAGGGAATTGATGGGAATGTCATTATTACCGTCTATATTGATAATGGCGGTAATTTCGTCTTTAATTGAGCCAGTTTTGGTTTCCTTGCAATTCTCAAAATAGATCGTTGAGGTGTTCATATTTGGAATGGCTGACAAAATATTAGTCGCTGTTTCTCCGATAGCATCTAATGTATCTTGGAAGGTCTGTAAAACATAAGCCTTGATTAATCTTTGAGATTCTTTGGCCACTACCAGCTTTTTACCCAAATCGTTTAATTTGGTGGTTGAGTTTTGAATCTCGTTTTGTTTTCTGGTAATTGAGCCTTGTAAAGCCTCTACATCCTTCTCATAAGACCTCATGGCGATCAAATAGCTGTTACGCTTGATTTCTTCACCATTTAAGGCAATTTCAGCATCCTTGAGCTTCTGGTTGATTGCATCGATGTTTTTTTGAGAATTCACTTCAATAGTTTTGATTTTTTCGTTATATTTCTGTCTAGCAATCGCATTTTCACTACCAACAGCTTCCATCATGGCATATTTAGTTGCATCATAACCGGCACGTTGTTCCTGTAATTGGATAAGTTCTTGATTATGCGTAGCAATTTCATTAATGACAGTCAAAAGTTTACTTTCTAGATCAGGCTTTGTGTCAATCTTACTTTTTAAGGCAAGAGCTTCGCTAATTTTTTGATCAATTTCACCCTTAATAGATTCAATAGAAGCTTTTGCGGAGTCACCGACCCAGTTTTGCATACATTTAGGACATTGTGATTGTTCTATATGGGCCATTTCAGCCCTAAGATCAGAAATTCTTTTTCCAGCCTTTTGAGCATCAGCAAGATAAAAAGGAATTTTATTGATTTCAGCTTGCAGGTTAACCTTAACATTCTCTAAATCTTTAATAAACCCATTCAATTCATTTCGTCGTGGTACCAAAGCTGAAATTTTTTGATTCAATTCTGTAGCGTCGATAGTTTTGTCCACAACAACTGGCACCTCAGCCACATCCTCTTTTACTTGCATTTTTAGAGCACGAAGGGTAATCTGAAGACCCTGAACGTCCTTGTTCATTTGCTCAATTTGCTCATCGGAATAGTTTTGAACTGGTTTTTGTTTTTCTGACAAAATTCTTTCTAGATCTAATAAAGAACTGCGATCTAAATCTAAAGTCCGTTGTGCGGCTGTGGCCTCTTCGTCCCATCTTTTAATATCAGCGACAATGGCATCGATATCAGTAATATGTTTTTCCAAACCTAATACAGAAACAAGAAATTTGTAGGTTTTAGAAGCGCCCAGGCCAAGAAAAAACCCACCTTCTTTTTGACGCTTATGAATCATTTTCTTAAAAATGGGCATCGGAAGACCGATTAATTCTTGTAATTTTTCTTCAGCTTGATCTGAATTTCCAGAAACCTTATTATCACCCATAGTGATTGAAAGACCATCTTTTTTACTACGAGAGATCGTCACAGGTTGCCCATCAATAACAAAATCACCCTCAGCCCACATCCCACTTTTAGTAAGACGAGATTGCAACAATGTTGCTGGAACATCGTTTAATCCCAAAAGATAATCCAATACCATCAACACTGTACTTTTACCAGAACCAGATGACCCACCGGTATTTAGATTTTTACCATCAATCTGAATGAGCTTTTCACGATTGGCAAATACAATTTCTTGATCATCCACAAAAGATCTAATTTGTCCAAAACGAAGGGCTAATAATTGAATCATTTATTCCTCTGTTTGTAGGCGTTCACGTTCTTTTTCAACAACGTCGTTCATAATCTCTAATCTTTTTGTCTGCAAACCATCGTCCAAGATTTGGGTAGACTTAGAGCTTGGAGCACCTAATTGTCTTTCTAGTTTACCAGTACCACACTCTCCGCAATTTAGAAATGGTGGGATTGATTTAACATCAGTAAAAAGTTTAGTGATATGGTTCTCACAATCTGGATTGTTGCACTGAAATTTAATCATTGGCATAATTCACCTCTGAAGCATCATACCATAAAAAAAGGCCCCTTGCGGAGCCTTTTGAAAAATATTTTTTAAAGTATTGATTAGTAACCTTTAATTACTTGTCGATTTTGCTTATCTTCCTGTTGTTTTTTAGCTTTTTGTTGGATTTCAAACAATTGCTCTGCAGTTAAAGCTGGTTTCTTTTCTTCTGAAGATGAAGAATACGAAGATCCATATCCACCGAAATATGAAGACCACATACTAGGGCCTGAAGACCCAGCCGTTGTATCTTGTGCTTTCTTATCATCTTTTTTCGTGTTATCTTTGAATAATGGCTCACCATCAATCAAAATATGCCAAGCTAGATAGTTTGTATTTACCGGGCATAAGTCATAATCAGAAGTAAATTCAATAACATGACCCATGTAAATAAATTTAGCTTCACTAACGGTTTTAGTTCCAGATAAAGACTTATCACATTGAGCTGTTACTACTCTATCCGCAAATCCTTCTGCAACACAATCTTTACCATCGCACCAAAATTCATTTTCGATTAAATCTGCATAGCTCTTCATTGTGTGTTTACCGTTTGTACGAGCAACCGCTTGCTCATTCATTCGATTTACACGCTTTAAATAATAGCTATATCGACTATCAAGTTGCCCTGGGAATTCACCATAGAATCCGCCGCGAGCTTTATGTGACATAAGAGTACCATCTCTTACAACCAAGCGTTCTCCTAGACCTTGTACGGTTTGAAAACCCATACTAGCTGAAAAAATACTGATTGTTTTAACCGGTCGTTTAAGACTTGATAAAATTTCAATCAACTCTAAACCTGCATCAATGGAACCACCTGGACTATTTAGAACTAAATAGATTGGATCTGTTGATTCTGTTCTAGAATCTAACTCTTTAGCTTCTTTAGCTAAATTAGCCACGGTATCACCATAAAACGCATTATTAAGCGTGATGGTATTATCTTTTGTCAAGATAATGGGTTGTTCGGACGCTGGCTTCCCAGCAGCTTCTTTTTTCTTGTCGGCCTCATTTTGGGCTGACGCCAATGCCAGGGTACTCACCATGAGTAAACTCAGCATAATTGCGATAACGTTTTTCATTTTCACCTCTGCCTCAATGGGCTTATATGTATAATACCACAAAATTAGCGACGCTCTGCTTGTTTTTTCATACTAGCAAGGGCTTTTACCAGATCACCGGCTGTTTCATCGGTAATTTCTAGAGTTTTGGCGTCTGTTTGTTTAATAGTTGCCGAAGCACCTAAACCAACATTGACATTCACCAGCGGTCCTTTTGGCTTGGTTTCTTCATCACCAGGCTCTTCACTTAATACCTTATCCAACAATTCAATTGCTTTGAAGTATTGGGTTACAATCTTACTGTCAATTTTTTCGATTACTTCTTGGTTTTTAGTAGATAGAAAGCTATTGTATTTCATCTCACAATATTGACCAAGAGCTTTTACAATTGTCACCAGGTTATTGGCACTATCAAGCTTTACCTGCTTAATCTTATCTAGAATGTTTAAGGAGATGTTTTCATAGTGTTTAAAACGATGCTCCATCCATCTAGAGCGATAGGCTAGATACATGATCAAATCCTTAGGAGCTTTTGTGATAGTTGCAATTTCAGCGTATGTTTTTCCAGACATGTAGAGTTGAAAAAACTTAAAAATATCGCCATCTTGCACACGAACAATACCAGGACAACCGTTGTTGATAAATTCCTGAACGGCTTCTTTTTCTTCCTTGGTCATGTCTTGAGGTAAATCAGGTAGAATTAAATCTGCCACTTTTTACCTTCTTTGAGAATTCTAACTTCAGTTTCTTTCCAAAACATAAATTTTACCCACATTCTCAGGTGTTCTATTCTTTTTTTAACGTCAGCTCGATTTAACTTGGTTCCTGGTTTAAAATAAAAATCATACTGAACTGCACCGGGCGATAAAGATTCTTCTTCTGCAACAAGCTTGGTAAAATCATAAGTAATTTTGGCGTTTACCAGCACTTCTTTGTCAAAGATCAAAAAAGCCCAATTTTTAAGGTTTTCAAGTTGAAAATCAGAAAGATTGCCAGTCATAATTACCATTTTTCTATGTTCATCTACAATAGACTGCTCTTCTTTTTTTACTTCTTCAGACACGAATCACCTCTTTTAAATATTGTTCAATATCTTGCTTTTTTACACCATCAATCGGCTGAAAAGCAGAATTAAGAAATTCATAAACAGACTGTGCTTTTTCTTTATTCGCACTGGATGTCTTACGATCAGAAGGTCTGGCTTTAATAGAAGCCAAACCCTTATATTTCTTTTTCATTTCATTAATCCAAGCGGTGGAACCAACCAGCTCTACATAATTCTTGGCACCTGGGATTAATTCTGGTTCTGGGTCGCCTTCTTTAATGGTATGTTTTTCAATTACAGTAACCACTTCTTTGGTAGAAATAAATTGCTTGGCTTTTACAGAACCGTCTTCATTATGGTCATAAATCCAAACTCCTTTAGATTCATTTGCATCTGTTAGGGTATCCCACTTAGGAGTTCCAACCTGAAAAACCTTTCCCATTTGCTTTTGTTCGTGAATGTGGCCAGTAATGATGTGTTCTTGAGGCACCAGTTCTGGGTTGAACATATCTGAGTACAAAGGTACGGTAAAATTTTGATGAGCAACCAATGTTTTTACAGCGCCATTGTAGTGTAGATCAGAAGCAGCTTTAAGAAATTCACCCTCATCGCTGTGGTATGGAATATAACCAATATTATCAATTACCACTGGTTTGCTGACAATTGTAACGTCTTCAATACCCTTAAATGCATTTAAAGCATTCATCAACTGTTCTTTTTCTTTACTACCAGGTTGGTCGTGATTTCCCACCAGAGCAATAACAAAGTATCCCTGAGAAAGTTTTTTGAAGTGTCTTTGCCAAAAATCAAGGACTTCAACACGAATAACAGCGTGAGTGTGCATTAGATCGCCAAGAAATTCGATCTTGTGTACATTAAATTCTTCAGCTTTTTTCAAAATAAAAGCCATTAGTTTTTCAGAGTCTTCTAAATTTCTTACAGTGACGTGGGGGTCTCCCACCCTTAAAATTCGCATATTATTCCTTTGGCGAAATAGTCAGCTTATAATACTCACAATTATAAACAGATTCAAGTGTCAAATTCAAATCTAACATTTCAGTTTGTTTATCAAAATCTCTGTATTTTTCTTTAAAATAAACCACCTTAATACCAGCCTGGTACATCGCACGACAACAATTAACACAAGGGGAAAGGGTACAAAATACAAAGCATTTGTCTGTGCTTACCCCATGTCTAGCTGAATTGTAAATCATGTTGGTTTCAGCATGAACAATGTAGTCGTACTTTTCAGGGCGAGTCTTGGGCAGTTTAGCATCTGGAGCACCACGAACAAAACCATTAAATCCATTTCCAAGAACCGCTCTGGTTTCGGAATGGATAAGTAACGAAGCGACTTTCGTCTGTTCGTCTGGAGATTGTTCTGCAATCGCCAAGGCTTGTTTATAATAACTATCCAAATGCTTTTGTTTAATCATACTACCGCTACAGCATGAACAGCATCTGCAAGAATAAAACGTTGCTCATTGCCTTCTAAATGAAGTGTTTTTTTAGACCATTCGAAAGTTGCAAGAACATCTTCTGGAAAATACACAGTTTGTCCCTTCTTCACGTCGATAGTATCCTTACCAATATTTACACGACCATCAGCTAAAGCTTTTAATCCAACTAACGTGTCTTTTTGCTTAATGGTAGCGTAGCCAGCATTTTTATTACTTGCCTCAATTTTCCCACTCCCTTTATAAGGCTCTAACATTAGCTTTCCGTTTACAGTGATCATAGATTAACTCCTTTTAGTCTAATAATTTTTCTTTCAATGTTTGTCAAAATTTTAGAACCTTCTTTGATTCTATCCATTAAATCGTCATGAATCAAGCGGTCTTCCGCACTTTCTGTATTGTCGTGCGCTAAATCATAAACACTCAACGCACTTTCTTCCTCTTCTTCATTTGCACTAGGATCTGCAGATACATAACTAGAACTATTCATTAATGTTCTAATGTGTAATTCAGAAATGGGTAATTTAGGTGCGCTTTTGCCTTCTTCTTTGTCTTGTTTAAAAGATTCATTAACGGCCTTTGTAAGCTCACCAATATCTTCTAATTTTAATCTATATTTCAATGCGTTAGCTCTATAGAGAATTTTCTTATCACTAGGGTACATTCTCAAGAATGTCTTGGAATACTCCTCAATCATAAAACCAACCATACGACCAATACATACGGAACGCCAAACCTTAGTATATTCGCCTTCATATTTATCAATACCGGCAATCAGTCCGTAAGTACAAATATCAATCAAATCCAATAGAGTTAGGTGTGACTTGGGGGTTTTGCGATAAAATAATTTTGCTCGATTGATCGCTAGTGGTAGATTGTTTTCAATCAATACGCGTCTAGCATCCAAAAAATCTTCATAATATCTTCGGGCTCTCTCAGGTACATTTCCACGCCAATTTTTAACAATAAAATCAATCATTTGAAAGTTAATGTTATATTGCATTAAAGCAACTGGGTCGTTTTCTTTAATAGCCTTAGAGATCTTACTAAAAACCTCATTCTTCTCACGAAAATACGGCTGGGCACTTAAAATGTTTTCTAGCTCCGAATTTTCTTGCTGCTGTTCTTCATCGTCATCATTATTAAATTTTTTGATAAATTTTCTATAGATTTCAACAGTTTGCTGATATTTTGAGATATGATATTTGAACTTCTTTTCCAATTCGACCACAAGCTCTACCTGGTCTTCTTGATTGCCAACCAATCCATCATTTTTAACAATAGTAGAATTGACAAGTGCTGCCAACTCTTGGAACTCTCTATCTGTAAAATTGTTAGGATTTTTTTTCATGTATATATATTACCACACTTTAAACATAATGAAGCTTACCACCAGCTTCTTTGTAGTAACCACATCGTTTAGCCAATGACTTGTCAAGGTCTGGTACATTCTTAACTCTAAAATCGTACACCATTGTATATGGTTTAGGTTGGTGTAAGTGTTTAAATTTTGAAATCTCTAGTTTTCTCGTAGATCTACCCATTGCACCTTGCTTTGTAGTAATCTCCGAAGCTCCACCCATCCAATTGATTGTGGCATGTGTAGGGTAGATATTGGTTCCAGTGGCAATAGCTTTAGTTCCAATAAGAATTTTAACCTCACCCTTATTAAACCTAGCAACTTCTTCCTTTGAAGACACTTTATTAAGTTTAAACTCTTGAGCTTTCTTTTTATCAGCAGAATGAACATAAGTAAAGGGAACGGTTAGGAGGGAAGCTAACATTTCGATTTGTTCAAGTTCCTCCACCAAGATAAGGGTGGAGTGTTGCTTCATTGTCCAATTCGCATTGGCAATTTTAGAAACGATCGAAGCAATGTTTCTATTGTATAAGAAATGAACTCGTTTACATTTAGTGGGATCTGCAATTTTTCTGGTATCTGGGGAAAATGTTTCGATGACTGTAAAATTTAATGGACACAAATATCCATCAGAAATTGCCTCTTCTAAACTCATATCCAACACATTCTTACCAATAATGGCATTTAAAAGTTTCTCAGTCCCATCATTACGAGTTTGGGTAGCAGAAACAAACATTCGATAAGGAGTGTCTTTTAAAACACCATGACATACATCATTAAGCTGCTCGGCTGCAAAAGTGTGAGATTCGTCCACCAGCATTACTTTTTTGTTTTTAAAGAAATTGTAGGCTGGTGTATCAGGCTCTAACATAGTCAATGACTTACCAATAGCAATTGTAATTTTTTTCTTAATATCCTTATAACCATCACCATAACCACCCACCATATTTTCACCCAGACGTAATTGAAACTCTTCCAAAAGCTCCGTAAAGATAGATTGACTTGGGGTTACAACAACCACATCTAATCCCATTTGCTGTGCCAATAAAAGCAGAATGTAGCTTTTACCACATCCTGTGGGTAAGCTGATATTTCCATGCTTAATATTGATTAAACGCTCAACCGCAGTGGTTTGATAAGAGTATGGTTCAAAGTCAGGCTTAACAGCCCATTTTAAGGGTTTAAGTGCTGGATATTCGATTTGATTTTCATATTTGTCAACATACTCCCCAACCGAAGGAATGGAGCCGGGTCTAAGCCAATATTCGCCATTTTCGTACTCAAGTAGGCAATTTTTCACTTTTGGTTGTAAAGCATCATGTAGTTCTTGCCATCCAATGGGATCTTTTTGCTTAAACCATCGATTTTTATAGTGTTTATTCAATTGAAAAGCCACACTAGTGTTGGTATAAGTTAATTTTTTTGTTAAGGCTACAACCTCACCCTCGTCAATTCTAGTAACAATGGCTTTGGTTGGACTGATTACTTTTACATCCATACCCTATATTACCACAAAAAATACAATCTTTAGTGTATAGGAGAGGCCATGGACGAAAAAAAACCGTACCTAATCACCGAAAAAGAATTGCTTAAAAATTACAAGCGTGAAAATATGCCAGAAGATCATCAAAAGAATCTGGATGAGCTTTTGGAAAAGATTAATAAAGTTCGATATGCATACAACAAGCCTATGTCTCCAACCTCAGGCTATCGTTCTAAAGAAGATCAAATTAGAATCTACAAAGAATTAGCGGTTAAGAGAAAAAAAGAATTTAAGGAATCAGACATTCCTTGGGGTTCAGCCCATTTAAAGGGAGCTGCTGTTGATATTTCAGACCCTAAAGGTGAATTAGATCAGTGGTGTCACGACAACGAAGATAAGCTAGAAGAAATTGGCTTATGGATGGAAGAAAAAGACGACCAAGCTCGCGTTCATTTTCAAATCTATCCACCTGCATCAGGAAAACGTTGGTTTAAGCCCTAGTTTATTCACCTAGGGCAACATCGTTAATGACCACTGGAGCATTTCCAAGATCGCCCACTGCGATATTTTCATATCGCATAGCATCAAAAGCATCGTTCTCTTGGTTGCCAGCTACAAATTCCATTCGATAAGAGTAAGTACCATCTTCCTCAAAAGCTGCATTACCATCGATCTGTAATGCCTCTCTCAGCAATTCTCTTACAATACCTCGTGTTTTGGTATCGCCTAAATCTTCAGGGCGTCTATTGTTTTTGGCATAAAACTGCACAATATTAAATGAATAGTGTTTTTTTCTTTCAGGCGGTTGCAAACCAGGTAGTTCTTCAAGCTTATCAACTACCATTTGTTTAGATGCTACCAAAACCTCTTTATAGGTTAATCGAAGTTCAACTGTATAAGTGTGAATTCCATTTACCTTCACGCCCATAATAATACATTCTTTATTGGCTGCCTTGTCTGCATAAGAAGCAACACAATGCTGTTGATCTGCACCCCAAGCCACAAGGGTTTTTCCTTCACTTGGTAAAACAAGTTCTACGTTATCCTTGGTCATGCCATGGATGGCCCATTCATCGGCTGTATAAGGAATTGTTTTGTTGTTGTCTTCAGCCTTGATGATATTAAAATCAGCAGAAACCTTGTCGTGTAGTTCTTTCAGAGTTTTCCAGTTTTTAGGAACACGAAGTCCTTCTGGATATTCAAATCTTAACTTATAAGGAATTTTATCAACCGTATCATACTTGCTAATTTGATCAGCAACGTCCCGTAATTGATAATCAAGCACTTCGGAATCAGTCATTAGTTTCATGCGCTTTTGGGGTGAAAATTGACTGTTTAAAAAACGCATAATTTTTAAGGTAGGTTCCGTAAATACATGTTTTTCTTTTGAATTTAGGTATTTTTGTGTGTAATCCACATTATTATCAAAAACATCCATGACATATTTAACATAGGTAATGACTTCAAAAAAGATATCTTCATAAGAAGTTAAAATTTTTGTCTCTGTGCTGATACCAAAGATTTTACTGCTATTACCAATGAGTAGTTTAAGAAGCTCTGGACTTAAACTTTTAACCAAGTCTGTTTTTACAACTAATCTATTTGCAATAAACTTAGTGATTTCCTTAGAACCAGTTCCTAAATAGCCCTTAAGAACATCATTGAGATTGTCATGGTCTAACAGTTCCATCGGAAATTTATATTTACCTTCGTTAACATCTGTAAAATGTTTTAAATCTTCCAACACTTTATGGAAATTTGTTTCACTGTTGGCCATTGAGCGAATAAAAGGATACATGTACAAAATCAAACGATCGTTGAAATACCCCATATTTTCAGGGAGTTTAATTCCATTTGCTAATGCAAGATCGTCGATTGCTTTTTGAAGTGTCTTTTTTTCAACATCTGTTAAAACAACTTTTTTGGAAATTGCCTCTCCAGCACTTTCATAACCGCGCTGATAAAGGTTGCGCTGTGCAGCTGCAACCTCAGATTCATTCATTAAGAAAAATAAGCTGCTAATAGATCTAATTCTTTCACCACCCGAAAAAAACTTTAAAATTCCATTTTCAAAAAGAAGGATAGGATTTTCAATTTTCGTAATTGAAGCTTCTTCTGGAGAGGTATCTTCTCTCATTGCAAAAGAAACCGGCTCGCTTGACATTTCTAACATAGCAATACCTTCGATTGTTAAGCGATCATTTCGAAAATCGTCTTTAAATGTTTTTGTTAGGTAGTTAAAAATCATGATGAAAACACTTCCAATTCACCTTTTTCTGCACGTGATACAACTTCAAGAAGGTCAGCTTTAGATTTTAAAGTAATATTCTTAATAGTTCCATCTTCGATAACTGCAATCATGCCCATTCCTTGAGCGCCATCTGGAATTTGAGCTGCAAGCTCTTTCAATCTAGTCAAACGCTTAGTAGCTCCAGAATTAGCCAATTGTTCCTTTAATTTTGCATTTTCTGACTCAAGTTCAACCAAACGAGCTGAATCGTCTGCCTTTCCTGATTGTTTGGTCAGTTCTTCACCAACAATCTTTTTAATTAAACCTCGTAACATCCTTATCCTCCTCTGGAAATTTCCAGTTTTAAATTTTTACCCGTATATTGGGTAAATATGTTTTTCTTCATTAGAGCAAGCATTTTGTGTAAAGTCAATACCTGTTTATTAAAATCTTTATCTGCAATTCTATAGTACGTTTTTACCACACCTTTTGGGTGTTTGCGCAAGACCCGTGCAAACAATTGATATGAGTTGTCAAGATTTTCTGATGATTTAAAGTCAAACAAAGCTGTGATATTTGGGTCATTAAAGCCCAAGATGCCCTTACCAACAACGATTAAAGCATTTGCTTTACCTGAAGTGAAACGAGCAATTTCAGAATCGTCTTGATCGTTCTTAGAAGTTGAAAGTGCCGTATCATAACCAAAGATTTTTAAAACAGCGTTTACCTCTAAAGCATACTCAATATTAGGGCAGGCAATCATGATTTTGCTTAAATCGTCACCTTTCCATTTGGCCATGGTCAAGGCTTGAGATGTAGTTGTGCGTGGAGATTTTTTATCACCAACTTTAACCACATCCATATTCACAGCACTGAAAACACCCATTTCTTGTAATTCTTCCGCTGAGATATAATAAATACCATATTCATCTTTACCATTAAAATCAGTGGGAGAGCCAGTCATCAGAAAGATATGTTTTGGGTTATATTTTTTAATGATATCTTGAACCATTTCAGCTTTATAGAAACGGTGCGCTTCGTCAACGATTAAAAGGTCAAATCCACCTTTTAATTGACTGATTGATTGGGGAAGACCAACACGCACTTGAGCTTCGGTTGTAAAGTCACCGAAAGTGAAGTTTAATTTGATGTGGGATTTTTCTAATTCTTGAAGATACTGAGTTTTAAGAGTGTTTTGACCTTCAGTCAGAACAACTACCTTAGCATTTGATGACATGGTGGTATAACTATTGATAACCATTTGTGAAATGGTAGTTTTGCCAGCACCAGGACAGGCAGCAAGAACTGTTGCAACATGCTTGTGACTAAACATCATTTCTATTATCTTTGTAGCGGCTTTTTGTTGATATGAATAATTTGTTTTCATGCTCTTAGTATAAACAACAATACAAGTTATAGCAACATAATTCTATAAAATGCATCATTAAAATACAATAAACGCATAAAATGAATATTCATAGACGCTTTTGCGCATAAATACGTATAAGACTGTAAATAGTTGATTTTATTAAGAATGCATATGCGTTTTATACGCATTATGTTTAAACATACGTATAATTAACGCGGTTTGCCGTACTTTTCTCGTTGATTTTCAAATTCATCATGTTCCAAACTGATAAATTTTACCTTACCCTCAGAACTAAAACCCCATCCTTTTGCAAGGTAGGTCAATTTGCAACGACAATTTGGATGTAAGCCAGGTAGTTTTGGATTTGGGTCGCCTACCTTATGGTATTCAGCACCCAGTTCCGATAGCTTCCAAACACGTGGTGTTTTTCGATCTGGCAGTAAGTGAAGAACGAACTCTTCAGGTCCTGTCACATCGTCCACGGTCACAACAAAGAAAACTGTAGGGTCGTCAATACCCTTTTGCTCAGCGAGTTTAGAGATCTGTAAAGCTGTGCCTGTGTTGGCAGCTTTGTTTGATTCACTATTCACGATAAGTTTTAAATTGTTTCCAGCTTTTGACATTTCTTTATTAATGATTTTTTCAATCTGTTTGGAAGATGGCACTTCTTTTTTAAGACTTTGAGTTTGTACATAACTATCGATATCATGCATGATTCGAGCGGCTGTACGATCACGCAAGCCATCCATATAACCACCGGTTACACGTAGCATAGTCTTTAGGGTTTGTTCCTCTAGCTCATTAGGGTTTTGACTACCCAATGCCTTTAAGAACAAACCAATCATATTGTCTTCGTTTGAAGTGCTGAAGGTGATTTGCTTACTTCTAGAGGGTTTTGGAACCATACCTAGAAATTTCATAGAAATAGAATCAAAGCGATTCTTAATCATCCTCTCAATAGCCTCAAAAGCTTTTAACGACAATCCCCTCATAAAATTTTATTTCCCTTTTTCAAATTCTCTGAAGCTGGTAAGTATTGCAAATTATCAGGAACATGTAAGCCACACACTAGATCGTTAGTTAATGGAATGATGTGATCAACATGATATCCAACAGGGCAATTTTTATAAATCTCTTTGATCTTTTCCAAATCTGCCCATTTTGGAGTTGCGTTTGCAATCTGTGCTCTTCTAGCAGCTCTTTTAAAACGATAATAAGGCAAATTGTTAATTCTGTGATTGCGAACACTTTGCTGGGCTTTTTCTTTGTTTTTTAAAAACCAATTGTAATTACTATCTCTTTTTTGATCTAAATGATTTAAAGTCCATTCTTTTTTTTGAGCAGCAATTCGTGTTTTATTTTTTGAACGATATTGTTTTTGAAAAACAGATACACAAGCCTTGCATTCATTTCTAAAACCAACACATTTTTTATATTTTCTTTTTGGAAAACAATCTGTTGATTTATCTAAATGACATACAATGCAGGTCTTATTCTGTGTCAATCTTCAATCCATGTTCTTTAATAATAGCTTCAATTTCAGACGATGGTCGTTTACTTTCTGTTTCCCATTTCTTTAAAATCGAATCAACCACTTTCTTTTGTGCAGGTACAATTTTATTGACTTTTTTAGCCCAAGAATCTTTTTGATGTTTTCTAATTCCAGCCAAATTATCCACTACCTTACGAATATCAACAACTGATGGTTTTTGTCCTTTAGAAACCAACGATTGAAGTTCGTTGATATGGTTGTCTAGTTCAGAACCACCACCAGCTTCTTCCCCACCAGCTTCATCGGGAGCACCCATGCCCATTTGTGCATCGTCACCACCCTCTTCTGCACCTGGAGGCATACCACCAGCTGCACCTTGTGCCATTGGGTCACCACCAGCCATTGGGTCTTGTCCAGGAGCACCGGGTTGTCCAGGTTGTCCACCACCCATCATTGCAGCTTGTTGTTGCTGCATCTGAGCCATTTGTTGCATTTGCGCTTGTTGAGTTCCATCTTTCATGCCACGTTCATAGCCTAAACGCCATGCGACGTCGGTAGCTTCTTTAAGCTTTCCACGAATTTCTTGGTACTTCATTTTCCAGTCTGCAGCCATTTTAAACTCCTATTATCCTAATTCTTCTTCAGTTAAATAATCATCCAAGTACATTTTTAAAATGTCTAAAGAATCGTCTCTAGACGCAAAGAAAGCTGCAGCAGCCTCTGGATTTGCATTAGAAAGTACTTCTAACCATTGGAAGAAAAATTGATCACGTTTATATTTTAACATTGGATCAACAATTGCAGCGGGTGAATCCGCAAAGAAACCTACGATGTCATTGACGCTTGAGTAAGCATCTAAAGCTTGTCGATAGTGCTCATTGAATGGGATATTTCCCATCATGTGCTGTCCAACTTGTTCTTTATCTACCTCTTCCATTACCTCATCATAAGCGTAATGAATAGGCATATCTCTTAATAGACGATTTGACTCTTGTTCTTTTGTTTCTGCGTCAAAACCAGCCAATACGATATTGCAAAGTTGTGAAAGCTCAGAATCAATAAGAGGGAATAATTTCTCATTCAAGAAATCTTGAATTTTAAGTAACAATGGACGGATACCAGTATCGCGAGCAGCGATTAACTTAAATTCGTTATTAGCTTCTGATAAACCTTGTTGGTTTGTACCTTTTGACAAGTGTGAAAAACCAGGTAATTCATCAGGAGACATGTTGAATGCTGATAAAATATTGCGAGTCGTTTGATCAAATAAGAATTCAAACTCACCATCTTTTTTATTAGGTGTTGTTTGCATCCATTCAACAGTATCACCCTTAGCAACACCAAAAATAGGGGTTCTAAAAGAATTACTTACATTGTTGATAGAAGCATTGAATTGTTGCTTAATGTCCTCAACCGCTGCTTGATCAATGTCATCAGAACTGATAACAAGCATACCCTTGGCAGCGCGACCATTTTGGAAGTATAATTTATTGTAGATCTCAATCGACATATGTGTTGTCACAGATGTCATTGCAGTATCTAGTGGAGTAACTGGATAGCCATTGTGTTCAACGTCAGATGAAGGATAAAGATTGTAAACAATCATTTCCTTAGAAGTGAACGCTTGTTTTGGCATACCATTGATAGCTTGAATCCATGCATATTCGTCTTTTTCTAACATTGACTGATCGATTTCAACACCAGTCAAATACTGCAATGCTTTTAATGAACTTCTGCGTACAGATTCTGCAGCCTCACCTTTCTTAACAGAGTGAAAAATAGTTCCAGCGTCGACTGGACGGAATCTATGGAATTCGTCGTCATTGTCACCTTTGTAGATGATTTCAGTAGCAAACCAACCAAAAGCCAAACCATTTCTAGTTTGCAAATCCAAAAATTCTGGAAGGGTCATTTTATCTTCTTCATCTAAGCCGTCTGTTCGACCGCAATTGATAAGAAGTTTAACGAAACGGTCAATTCTCTCTTGAATTTTAACCATTTGTTCTGGTTCGATATGATCTTTAAATTCTGGTTTGATATCCACTTCAATACCGACGTCAAATCGATCTTTGCGGATATGACCCATCATTGATAGTGTATTACCACGAGCGCGAAGGATACCGGCGATTAAGAAATTTTGAGTACGAATGTTTTTAATAACGTTTGGAGGTAATAAGCCTCGACGTAATTTGTACAACCCTGCATAGTTATCATGAAGTGTTGGGTCTTCAGCAAAAGCTAAACGTGGGATTTTACCTTTTTTGCCTACTGCACCAGTTGCATGGCGCAATAGGGATTTCATCATGTCAGAATTAATATCACCCCGACTTGCATTCATAACCATAGCTTGATTAAATTGATCTTGCTGTTCTTGTGCGGAGCCAGCAGCTTCCATGATAATCTTCTTTTTATCTTCACTCATAGATTATCCTATTCCGCCGTCACGTAAAAAATATTGGCAGTTTCCATTGACAAGTTTGTAATTTCCAAGCTCTTCATTGAAGAACTTGACATAAACATTCCAGGAGCATTTGAACTACCTGCTTGCATTGGTTCGATTGTATTGGGAGTTGCAGAGTTGTTAATCTTAACTTCTAATTTTTTATTCGATTCGATATAAACAAATTGCTTTGCATCTCGATATACCATTAATGCTGCAGGGTTGTTTGAAACAGCCGACTCTACCGGCAAGGCATCGCTGCTATAAAATTCAATATAATCAGGAGAAACATCGGTAATTTCATAAGTACCAAAACTGACGGAGCTAAACCCAGCTACCAAGTCAACCTTGTCGCCTACCTGAACACCAGCTGCGCTAAAAATACTTAATTGATCAGCAAAACCAACACCTAATGTAATAGGTCCTTCAGCTTGTCCAGAATTATTTTCAATTGTAACACTCGTAGCTGTTCGAGAAAGAATTTTGTATTTTCCACGATTTACTGGGCTAAACAAACTACCTAATCTAATTTCATCTCCAACAATGACACCACCAACAATAAGATTTAGGGCTGTTCCACCAGTCGAAGCAATTGTCAATAAACTGGCATTCTTAGTAATTGTAATTTCAGTTGTGGCGTCGGCAGAGCTTCCCCTTGCTGTTCTAAAAGCCGGTGAAGTACCTGCATTTTTAGAAATTTTATAAGTATTGCTTGTACCGGCTTTTAAAGCAATATCCCATGTGGTAGTGTTGTCAGAAGCGTTTGACACAGTACCTGAAAATAAGGTCATGCTTTGACCTGCAGGTAAGGATAAAGACTGAGAAGTTGGCTCAGAAATATCAATCCCTTGTTGATCCCTATTCCACTTAAAATTGTTGCGAGACGGGTTATTAGTAGGATTTGAGTCCTCATATGCGTTAACGTGAATTAAAAGGTTCAACTTAGACATTTTTTCTCCAAAATCTATGAGCTTTTATATAAAGATTGTATTTTTTGCGAATTTTTAGACCCAAATGGCTGTTTTTGCGCAAAAAAATGAAAATCAACCCCAATATATACGCCCTTTTCGCCTAACATTGGCTGCTGGGTTCGCACCTTGCGTAAGCTCTTGAATTTTATTCTTCATGATATTGTTGTTTACTTGTGTTACGATTTCCTTATTCTTTTCAATAGTTTGTACTGGTTTCATGTCTTTTGGATTACCAGTTGAGGTATGGATGACTTTTTTGCCCTTAATAAACATATTTTGAGCTGGGTATCTAATGGCATCCATAACATCGGCAACGCCATCCTTATCATGGTATGGCTTACCCTCAATGATTTCACCCTTGCCGTCTAATTGCCATTTATACTCACCAAAAGAGTCGATTACAATTTTATTGTTTGGGGTGTCAACAACAAAAAAACGACGAACATTCATAGAATCAACAATTTTACCCTGTAGACCAGTAATGCCATCTTCGACCACTTTGTCAAAAGAAGGACACTTCATTCCAGCCTTACGCTTTAAAGTCTTTAAATAAGCAGGGTAGTTTTGGTCGACAAACCAACGGTCGACATTCCATGTATTTTGCAGCTCACTGCCATATTTCACAATATCGTCAAGTTCCAAATGTTGTTGGATAAAGGTATCTAACAGCCAAGCTTCACCACCAGGCATTAAAGCAATAACAACCAAAACCGTGTAATCCGTATATCCCCAGTCACCACCACCAATAATCGTAACACCAAGGGATTTTAAATGGTCTTTTAGGTATTCAAAACTATCAATATTGACATCTTCACCTAAAAGTCTTTGAATTGCTTCTTTGACACTTAAGACGTTCTTTTGATTATCAAAGCGTGGATACACCAAGCCACTAGATGAAGGTTTATTACACAAAAGCTGTGCTTCACCCATATCTGCAGGTACTTGTTTAAAGTTATTTCTAACCGCAGCTACCTTTTTATAAAGCCCACCAACATCGTCACCCGGTCTATCAACCAAATAATTATGCATAACTGGAAGCATTGGGTGTAGAGCAATTCCAGCATAAGCTTCAAATCTTTCATAATCGTTCTTTTTTTCATCCTGAAGCTTATTCCAGTCCTCAGGAGAAAGATTTTCCATTGGAAGTTGACGCGAAAGGTAGCGAACAACCTTCGGCTCATCAGCCCTAGCCTCTTCCCTGGTAATTCTTTCTGTTACATCCAAGATGTTCCAACGCAGAACCTCTCCACCAGCGGCTAAAGTTTCCTTTAGTGTTTTTTCCATCAATCCACCGGCAAATTTACGAGTGGAAAGATAAACAGTTAAGGGAAAGTATTCTTTATAAAGCGAAGGAACCATCTTTGCTTCTTTAAGGGCTCGCACGTCTTGTACAATGTCAACCTCATCGATAAAAAGCATAGGTAAATGTTCAGAGTTCATACCACGAATGCTCATTACTAGAATTCGTAGATAAATGGATTCACCTGTATCGGTAATCCACTCAATTTTCTTTTTATTATCAGTAGCACGTTGCCAACCGTGATATTCAAGATATGGTCTCAATTCACGGAAAAATCCATTGGCATATTGAACAGCTTTGTCAGATTGATCAACCACAGCTGCAGCGTGTGCAATACTGATTTTGAAATGGATAAAGCACAACACCTCAAGTGCAGCAGCACTTAAGGTTTTAAAGGAGTCTCGACTTGAAAGCATGGTCACCTGTGGCGTGTCTTGAGACTGACCTGTTTTCATTAATTCATAAATACGCCACATAGCATCGGCTGGACCATGTGTGGATGTTGGATATACAACACCCGATGGAAAGTCAATATTAAAAAACAAATACATCCAAGCTCTCAACTCTTGTACGTTGTTGAGAGGCTTGAGTACCAGTTTTTTCTTGATCTCTTCAAGTTCCTGAGGAGAGTATAGACTTAACGCTTGAGCATCCATTTAATTTTGTTTAAAACCTTTTGGTAGAAAGATGTATTCAGAGCATCTTCTAATTTTTTAATACGTTCCATTGTTTCATGATCTACCTTAACAATATCATTAAGAATTTTCATTGATTTGGCGTATGTTTCACGCTCAAATTCAAGTTTAGCAATCAATTCTTTCATTCTATTGTCAAGGTCCATTAGCTTTAAATTTGTGTCACTTTCACGTAAAACCACACCTTGAAGTTGTGGTTGCATTTTTCTAAAAGCATTAATTAAAACCTGATATTGCTGACGCAAATCAACTTCGACAGCTTCCTTAACCATATTTTCTTCAAGACGCTTATGTGCCTCTTCTTCAGAAATGTTTTTTACGCGAGCGTATTGTTTTACCAATTCTGGGTCAATTTTAATAGCTGTCATTATGGCCTCTCATTTGCTTCGTTTGCCAAAGACTGTGCATTGTCAATAGTTCTTTGGAAATTCATAGCTTCTTTATGTTCTTGATTTTCTAATTGATTGTCTCTAGGGAAAGCAACAATACCACCTAGAGTTCCCATAACCGATGAAATAGAAACTGCATTTTTTAGAGCCTGTTCAACGGCCATGGCAGCATCATACACTCCCATTTTTTTGAAATCTCCAAAAGTAGCATTTTCAACATCATAAACATGATTTGGCTTTTCGATCATTTTAACAATAAGCTTCTCGATCTCTTCAGGACTATATCCAGCATTTTCAAGTAATCTATGAAACGGTGCAAATAAAGAAGGGATGATGACAGAATGAACCATAGGGTCTGTTTCTTCTGACAAACTCATTGCTAAATTAATCAGTGTTCGACATCCACCAGGTAAACAACCATGGTTAATGGCAGCTCGAACTGCACAAACAGCATCTTCTGCTCGATCTGATTTCTCTTTTAATTCACCATTAGAGGCACCATAAATCTTTAACTGTGCAATGCCACTGGTTAATTTACCAAGACGCTCTTCTAAAATATTCTTTTCAAGTTTAGAGGCTGCATTTTTAATCATTGTTTGAATTTCTTCAGCTCTCACTTCTACATTTGTAGCGTCTGATTCTCCAACAATAGTAGTGCGAAAACGACTAATTTCGATCTTACTCATGTTTTTACCAAGATCGTCAGGAGTAGCCTCGATCAAAGGATTGTTCATATCAAAAATTTTTGCGCCCGTGAACGCTGATAGATCCATTAAGAATTGCATTTGACCGTTAACCATAGGTACCATAGGTGTTTGCAGAGGAACAACATTAATGGTGTTGGGATTACTAAAATTCCATGCCCAGTTGGTTAAAACTTGATCTTGGAATTTATGAGCAACAACGACTACGTTTTTAAAATCAGCATTTCCAGATACATATTCTTGACCAATATGTGTTAAAATTTCATGTACCTGTACTAAATCATTGATATTTCCATCAAATAAAATAAATAGAGGATTGTCAAGAACGCATCTTTGGTGTCCCTGGTCGTTAATAAAACTAGCATGAAATTTACCAATTGATTCTTCATATCCTTTTTCGATAGGAAAGCCACGAATCAATTCTGTTTCATATCCAGAAGGGCCAGAAAGCTCTTGAATAGTAACATGTGAATTACTTCCAAAGCCAACCTTTTCAAAGGCTTCCATCACAGCCTTGGCCATTTCCTTATCGCCGTTTGCAGATACAGTGGCTACTTTTTCTAATAGATCTTGGTTTTTAGGAGTTACTTTAATTGCAGATTCTCGAATTTGTGGGATTAGCTTACCCTCAACAATCTTTTGGATTTCACGTGTAACTTTTTGAGGGCTGTTTTTTCTATTTTCTGCGCAATAACGAAAAAGATTCTTAATAAAAGCTGAGGCTACAACTGTGGCTGTGGTAGTTCCATCACCAGCTTCGTTTACCGTTCGAATAGCCACATCACGAGTCTGTTCGATAATGAGATGTTCATATGCGTCATTTGACCCTAATGATTTAAAGATCGTCACTCCGTCCTTAGTGTTCTTATTCGGAATGCCGGGTAATTCGGACTCAATAATCACATTGCGTCCACCTGGACCCAGTGAAGAGCCTACAATGCGGTCAATTTTATCGATAGTTCTCACTACGATATTTTCTAACTCGACTAAATTGCTGTTAAACATTTTAGCAGGTGTTTTAACTTTTTTCATGAATATACGTCTCCTTTTGATACCAACGCTTGAAAAATTATCTCTACCTTGTTATATTACCATAAAAGGGAGGAATTTTATGACTCAAGAACAACAAAATTTAGCTTTAAAGGAAGTAATGGACGAAGAATCAATAGCAACTCCAGACCAAACGGCACTTTTCGATCTTTTTGAGGCTTTTTTAAAGACAAAAGATGAAAATGGCAACGATCTTCCTAATCTGCCCCGTGGCTTTGGCCAATAATAAGACGGTCCCAGTCAAATCTAAACGGTTTTTCTGGATACGGCTTATATCTAAGGTCTAGCGACGATGCATTGCAATAAGTAATTGGGCCGTGTAGTGGGTCAAATTCAACTTTAACACCACGGTCCTCGTGAATATGACCTGCTACGTGAAGTACCGGTCTAATCTCTTCAATTTTTTTGCGCAATAATCCACAACCTACATGTTCACCAAGTCGATCATATCGATCGGCTGTTTTGTCTAAAATACCACCAGCTGGCCCATGGGTAAGCAAAATATCTGTATTTTTAGGAATCATATCCCAATGAGTACCAATGAACGGGTGTTTTGCAGTGGCCGCAGCTTCCGTTCTATGGCGATTGAACGCCCAATTGAAAAACCAAGGTTGAACAGGCGAACCCCAAATATTCAAACCTTTAAATTTAACACCAGAGTCGTTAAGTAAAACAACTCCGTAGTTTTTACACAATTCTTCACAAAACTTAGGAGTGCTTTCAAATCCAAAATCATGGTTTCCAGCAATTAAAACTTTCATTTCAAAGTCTAAATCACCATACCATCGAAGAAAATTTTCAATGGCGTCCATGTCACCGCGAGACGTGCAATCCCCAGCATGTAAAATAAGGTCTCCCGACCCCACATCAATCTTATCATGTTGACCATGGGTGTCGGAAATTGTAGTGATTGTAATCATAACTAATCTTGTCTGCCGATTCCTAACAATCGAGTGTCTTGAAATGCGCTTTTTACTCTTGCTTTGTGCGCTACCAATTGTTCAACAACGGCTAACATAGACACATCATCAAGGCGCGATCTAACAACAACTTCTTGTAAATGGGCAATGGAAAATTTGTTTTTAGCGGCTAATCTAGCTGCATCTTCATCTTCTTCTGTCAATTTTTTACCTGCAATAAATGCAAGCAAATCAAGACATTCTTTTTCATTTGGTGTTTTAAGCTCAATAACCTTATCAAAACGACCAGGTCTATCAATCAACGCACCTACAGATTGCTCAGGATTGTTAGTTGTAGCAATAATAAAAGTTGGAACTCCTTTAAAAGGATTTCCGATACCATCAAGCAAATTTAACAATGAAGAATCAGTTCCACGAGGTCCGTGGTTTTCTTCAACAGTCCCACCACCAATATCTTCCATTACGAAGATAAAACGCTCTGTTTTCTTGTGAAATTGACTGTATTGCAAAAAGAAACGATTAATAGAAGATGATCTTGTTGCAGAAGTATCCCAAGTCACAACACTTGTATTTTTATCTTTCAAGAAATGTTGACAAACATCTGTAATAGCTGCTGTTTTACCAACTCCTGGAGGAGAGCAAAGAAGTACTGCACGCTTAGGATCACGTTTCAATTCTTTATAAACATCAAGCTTGCTGAAAAATTTATTAGCTTCTGCTAAAATTGCCTTGGTGTTGTCAATAGACTTCAATAAATTGTAGTTTCTAAGAGGCATTTTCTTGAGTTTAATTCCAAACGAAGTATCCTCAAGTGTAAAAGAACCGGGCTTGATTAACTCTGCTGGTCTTTCTTCTTCTGGCTCTACGTGCTCAAACTGATAAATTTTACCATTTTCTTGAATGGTCAAGTCTGATTCTGGAATCTTGGAATCTTTTTTAAGATCTTTTACATCTGTAATGCTTTTAACCTTAAAAAAACCAGACTTATCTTTTTGTTCTTCGCTCATGAATTCTCCTCGTTAATTTCCATTTCTTCTAAAATATCCAATAATTCACCAACATCAATATCACCAATAGATTCAATATCTTCTCGACGAAAGAAGGGTTGGTCTTTTAATTCATCAAACCAACTATTGTCATGGGCTTTGTATTTAGCCTTATTGACACCTATTTCACCATCATACACATAATCGCCATCATCGTCAACTTCATTTGCATACAAATATGTGTAGTCATTTGTAAAAAATGTTTTTTTCTTGTTTAGTCTAAATTCACAACTACCATGAATCTTATCCTTAAGATTGACAATGTTGGTTCCATCAGAATCCGAACCTGAATAACGTTTTTTTCTTAAAATTGACATTAAAATTCATCCCAAATATTTTTTTTAGCTGTATCTTCCGATTGCCTTACCTGTTCTTCAAAAGACTCGGTTAAATCTTTAATATGATAGGCTTTTTCAATTTCTTCGGCTTTTTTACCGGTAATTTTTTCTTGCACTTCCTGAAGCTTCAATTCCAGGTAATTGACCTCATTTTTGGCCATTTCCAACATATAAAATAGTCGGCTGGCTTCCATTTCAAGGTCTGTGGGTAAGCGATTGCTCTTTTGATAATTAGAATTGGCAGGCACTTTATTTGCCCAATTATGGCGAGCTTCGTCATTCCTTTTGGGAATCACAGAATCTGTATAATTGGCTTCTTGGCCTGTATAGATGCATTTTCGCCTTTCCATATAGTGATAATACCACAAAAAAGGCAAAAAAAAGGGTTGTAGCAAAAACTACAACCCTTTTTAAGGACTAATATTTAGTCGTTATCAATTAAGATAACTGACCTTCGATGTTCTCAGCCAATACGTTTTTGCGTGGTTGGTAAGCAGCCAAGCAAAGGAATCGGAAGTGAGCTTCTGGAAGTGACAAGTCACTAAGAGCTAATTTCAATCGGCTATATGGAGACAATTGGTGCATACCCATTGTGTTAGCTTGGATTAAGAATCCAGTAACAGAACCAGGTCGGCGATTGCCAAGGTCGATGAAAGAAGTATTACCAGAACCAGCAGCCTTAACTTTACCGATGAATTTTGCAGAAGCTGCGCTTCCACCGTCTTCAGAACGATATACGTTAAAGTATTTAGCACCAGAAACAGGAGCGATAGTTAAAGTAACAGCTTCACCAGCGGCAACAGCTTGTGCTCCACCATCATCAACTTTCTCAACTGACTCACCACGCTCATTAACTGCAGTTGCTTTGTACACGTATGTACCAGCAGCCAAGTTAGAAGCAGGGTTAGCAGCAGCAGCACTTGTTAAAGTAGCAGGAGCCGCAGGAGAACCAGCGCGAGAACGTGCAGGGCGAGTTTTTCCAGAAAGGAAACGAGAAGGCTCTAATGAAACAAGAGCAGAGCTTGTCCATTGTTTTCTCAACTCAGCACCAGTAGCTTCTTGAGGTGAACCTGACAACATGATACGCTCTTTTGCAAAAGCAATTTTGTTGTAAGCACTTAAAGAAATTGGGTCAAGAATTAATTTATCTGCAGAACCATGTTGCATTGCAGATTTAACTGACATATCTTCGATTGAAGTTTGAGTCAAAGTTCCGTTTACAGAAACGATAACTGTTTGATCTGAACCGTATTCAGCAAACATCAAATCTTGTGTGTTTGACAAGCTGTCAGACATACGGATTTGAGCATCAACACCAACCATGTTAGGGATATCAGCGATAGCATTTGGGTTACCATCGAAAATACCAGCATTGCTGAAATCTGCTTGTCCACGGAAAGAATCGAATTCGATATCCGCAGAAAGTTTCATAGCAGCATCAGAAGCTGATCTATCTTCCGCTTTTTTACCATCTACTGCACCAATTAGGTTAGCTGCAACAGAAACTCGTCGAGTTGTGCTGTAGTAAGCCATTGGAACGATAGCACGAACGTAGTTCGATGTATCTTCTTCACCGATTCCGCCTTCATACTGAGCAGATCCGCCGAAAATACCGTAGTCAAGCTGACGGTTGAATTGGATCAGAGTGCTTTTTGCATCTTTAATGCTAAGCATCTTCTGAAGTTTGATGTGGCTGTCGTCAAAAGTGACGTTTTCCATCACAGGAGAAAGATCTTCCACCTGCAACGCAGCTCCTTGTACAAGCTGACCTGGAGCAGCGTTGTATGAACCTGCTTCAAGGGCTTTTAATAGATCGTTTAGTTGTTCGACCATTTTAGTTTCCTCCTGTTAATAGATGTCTAATAGACTCAATATTTTTACTACCTGATTGGTAGAAATTGTTGATTTTTTCGCGCTCGCTTTTTTCTAGTTTTCCAGAACGGATTTGAGCAGTAAGTCTTCGAGAAATTTCAGTTTTGTCTAATTTAGACACATCTTCTTTTTTCTCTTCAACCTTAACCTCATCTTCAGATTTTGCTACATATTGCAATTGAGTAACGGCTTTTTGCTTTGGAGCTTTAGAGCCTTTAACAAACGCAATCAATTTTGCAGTTAGATCGTTAAATGATTTTTCCAGTTTTTCTTTTTCTGATTTCAGTGTTTCAATTTCTGACTTTAAAAGTTTTGTTTCGTCGTTTTCAGAAGCTTGAACTTCTTTGATTTCAGACTTAGCAATAACCTCTTCTTTAGCAGGAGCTTCTTGAGTTTCTTGAAAGTGGGCAGCTTTCAGAGCTTCAAAGTGAGCTTTAGCTTCAGATTTTGTCATAGATGAATACATTTCGTTCATTTCTTGAATGTCTTTTTCGTCGTAACCAAATTCAGTAGGAGCAGGTGTAGCTACTTGAGTTTCCTCAACTTTTACTTCATTTGCTTCTTCAGATTTTTTAAGATCTGTTGGTTCAGTTTGTGACTTCAACACAGTGTTGAAATGAGTTTCAATTTCACCAATCAGAGCGGCCATATCTTTATCAGAATATTTTTTCTTCATAAATATGCACTCCTTCCAGTGTTAATTAAACGCCCTTAGTAGGCCATTGAACATCAAAATTGATTTCAGTTCCAGCAGCAGCTTCGGCAGTAGCCAAAACAGTAGCGTGGGTTTTTACGATTTGCTTTTCGATTCCACATTTAACAAGTTCAGTTTGAATTTGAGCTACTTTTAACGTGCTCATAGCATCGTCACGAGAAGCGAATTCAACTTTGTGTGGTGCGAAAGCAACTAGACTGTTTCCAAAAATATCTTTAGAAACTGCGTCAGCAGCAACGATCTTCAATGAAGCTTCGTTAGTGTTAAGTGTTAGCTTTGGCCAGCCTTCAGCGTCTCTTGATTCAGCGACTGAATAGCCACGGAATTGAAGACGTTCTTTTAAGCCACGAGCCAATGCATCAGCTTTTGCAAGTGATTTCATAGTTTTTCCTCCAAAAATTGGTTGATTTATGCCCTAGACGTTTTGAATCGTCAATACAAGGTAAATGATTAGTATTTTTGACCTTTTATAGGTCTAACCTATTGATTTTATTCAGTTTTGGAAAACCAAATCTTCCCAAAATAAAAAACCAAAACCTAGTGTTTTTAAGTATTTAGGGTGATTTGTTGACTAAAACACAATCTTTAAGATGTAAAATCACTTTCTATCACAAAGGTCTAAAATGTCTGATCAAAAACGTGGAACTTTCATTCATGGCATCGCTGCCTCAGAACACTTAGATAGTTCTGGCGAACGTATTCAAATTGAAGGCGTAGATATTACAAGTCTTACAAAAGATGGAACTTTTAACTACGAACATGACTCTAAAAGCCCTTCTTCTATTGTAGGTAAGATTTGGGAAGCCAAGAAAATCTTAAAACGCTCTGATTGCGAAAATGAACATCAAAAGGAATTTTGGGATAAGCTTAAAATGCCTTTTATTTATGTTGCTGGTGAATTATTTGATTCGGTTGGTCACAAAGCTGCTAGTGAAGTAGCTGCAATGCTCAAGTACGACCAAATGACACCTCTTAACAAAGAAGCCAAAAAACTAATCAATTTTTCTATCGAAGGCTCTCGTGTTGAAAAACAAGGTGCTATTATTACAAAATGTATTGCAAGAAAAGTATCTGTTACTTTGACTCCTTGCAATAAAGTTTGTGAAGCTTACGAATTGAAAGTAGACGACAAAGCCCAAAAACAGTCAGATTCTGGTAAATTTGCATTTATTCAAGATGTTATGTCTAAAGCAGACGAAGCTTCGTGTCAAATCATGAAAGGTGAGATTCCTTTCATTTACAAAGCAGATTTGAATTCTCCTCCTGGAAGTGGTCGTATCCCTAAACGCATCTTCAGTCCAAAAAATGCTCCGAGCACTATGCACGTTGGTGATAAAATCAATTATGCAGCTGAACCAAAAGCCAAAACTGGCACTCAAATTTACGGTAAAATGCCAAAAATGAAACCAGCATGGCAAAAGAACGAGAAAAAACAGCTTAGTAAATACGATTCAAATGTTCGTAAAGCTCTTGTTGCGTCTTGTGGTGCTGGAGTTTCATCTGAAAAAGTACAGGGTGACGCATTGGCAAAAGATTTAAAGGGAGTTCATACGTCGGATGTTGGGACTGGAACTCATAGTAGAGCTGGTGTCATGGCTATCGCAGGAAGTAATAAAAAAACACCTATTAAATCTGGTGGAAAAGAAAGACAAAAACAAGTTGCACGTCAAATGCATTCTAGAAAATTGAAAGAATTGAAAGATATGCCAAAACCAAACCTTCCTAAGTCTGAAGTCGATGTTGTTAAATCTGAATTTGTTATTGTTCGTAAGCTTGGACACTCAGATATTAACAAAGCCTCTAAAAATGTACGCGAACAACGTAAAAAGGTATTTGGAACCAATTCTCAACCTGCAGCGAAATCTGCAATGCGTGATAAGCACATCAATCATATCAAAAAATTCGTTGATAAGTTTTTAGGTCTTGATTTGCAACCATCAGGTGGTAAGGTAAACGACAAGACAGGTGAGCGTAGAAAAGCAGACAATGAAATTGGTGTGGATAAACCAGATTGGCGTTCAGGTAAATTCGAAGCTCAATGGAATCCTGAAGCAATTGTTCATGAAATTGCACATTTAATGTTAATGCCTGAAGGTGTTAGTCTTGAAGATGGACAGCGTTTAATGGATAAGCAATATTCGGATGTTCAAAAGCAATATGGATATATGCAACAAAAACGATCTCAAGGTGAAGTGCAACCAATGGCTGCAGAGCAGTTGATTCGTCGTTTTCTTGGGATGCCAGCAAGTCAGGTGTCAATTCCAGTAAAGGATAAAAATGCACCTCAGAGAACTTCCGTTGAAGATCCAAATAAGGTGATTGCCACTCGTGTTAAGGTTCCAGGCAAAAAGGAAAAGTATGTCGATTTAATTCGTCAAGCGAGAAACCTTTCTCCTGAAAACAAAGCACGATTACATGCTATTTTTAGTGGTCAAATGAAATTTCACCCAGATAAAGGATGGTCTAAGGCAGACAGAACCTTAGACGCTGCTATTACAAATAGGCAGCCAGGTGCTGTGTTGGATAGACAAGCTAAAAAACAAGCCGTTCAACCACAAATGCAGCAAGAATTGCCTCCAAATGTAGTGCGAATGAAACCGCGTCCAGCTCCAATGCCTACACAACAACCGGTAGCTCAAAATCAACCAGCTCCAATGCCTGCTCAACCAGAAATGCCACAGGCACAGCCAAAAATGAAAATTGCCAAATCTGAATTTCTTTACAAAAACGAAAAAAAGAAGTAGGATAAATGGCTAATTCGCGAAGAGTTGCAATTTGTCTATTAACAGATCATAGCGATAATATCTTAATGGGCGTTCGCAACGACAATAAAAAATGGACAGTTCCGGGTGGACACTTGAATGAGGGCGAAGATCCATATGAAGGTGCTATTAGAGAACTAAAAGAAGAAACAGGTTTGGATGTAGAAGATATCAAGCTTGTTGCTTCGCATTGGGATAAAGAACAAAATCTTTTATTGTATTTGTTCCATGTGACCCCAGACCCAAAGCAAATGTTAGATGCATCGAAAGACCCGGACAAAGAGGTAGATTCATGGCACTATATGAATCCAAATTATGTTGTGTCAGATTTGCACGTGCCTATCCAACACAACATTGCATTAAAATACTGGATGAATAATTAGATATTATATCCAAGCTTTTGAGCTTCACTCTTAGCCAAAGAACCTTTATCCTCGCCAACCTTTTTAGTACGAGTGTAAGTGATAGGGTCAAAAGACACATAAGTTCCAGTCGGAACTTCAATGCGATAAACAAGTTGTGTTTCTGGGTCTTGAAAATGAGTTCCAACTTTTAATTCAGTCATCAACTCTTGAAGAGTAGGTTTTAAAGCCTTCATTTCTTCTTTAAGAGCTTCATATCGCTTTGAGATTTCTAAAAATTTTTGTTGTGTGTCTGTCATAAAGATCTCCTTGTTTTGTTGATTTCTTTTTCTAATTGTCTAATTTGATTACGAATTACAAACCAATCCTTAAGTAAAGGATTTGGTGTTGATTGCTCTCTTTCTCTTAAAATACGCAATAATTTAGCCATATCATCACGCGTCAGCGGTTTTTTACTATTGATATAAGTTACATTTGTTTCCATAGGATAATAATAACAGATCTGATAGAAAAATCAATTATCTTTTTTTAAGCGTATTCTTTTGATACGTTTTGGGTCCACAGGTCGTGGTTTAGAGGTCTCTTTGTGAATTTTGTCAGTTTTAGCGTTCACTAAAATATGAGGTGGAATATAGTCATATTCGGGTGATAAAGCTTTGGTTGTAGAAATAAGATTGATATTTACAAGACTATCAAACATTTTATCATAAGCTTTTCTAAATTCTTTAGCAGCCTGATTACTAGCTAGGGCAAGGATTAAGGCTTCAAATGCCACCTTATCCATTTTTTCACCCATTAACTCTTGGATATTAGGTGTTTGTCCGGCCTTGGCCTGTTCAAGAACTTTAAGACAGCCATTCAATCCCTTGGCGATTTCTAGGCCACACTCACCATGGTCATAATTAGCCATTTTAGTTTTAAATACCTGAGTGATCTTATCATCAAACTGTGCAAAGGTCGTTTCACCAATGGCATTGGCTTGTTCCATTGTTCTAATTGGCTCACCAAAACAAGTAAGGCGAGAAACAATTTCATCACGTAAGACTTCATTGTCCAGCATAACTCCAAGCTTAAAAATAGTATCTTGTGACAACTCTACCAATCGTTTTTATCCTTTTTAAGCTCTGGCAACTCATAGTTGTTAGACAATGAATCCATAATTTTTTTGTGAATTTGCATCATTGTGTCTTCATTTTCAATATCAATGATACGAAACGTCATGTTTTTGGAAGCCACGTGATTGTTAAAAAAACGCATACCATTTACAATATCAGCCTCATATCCTGGGTCGTACTCTTCAGCCTCAATTCCGAGCAAAGCCTTTCTTTTGACAAGTCGACGTTCGCCCTCTTTTAGATCGTCCATAATCATCAAAAATGAAGCAATTCCAAATTCATGATCTAGCCTTTCATAATCATGAGTTAGATACTTATATTCGTCGATCACCTTCTCTTTGGCCTTTCCAATCATGAGATCGGCAACCATCATTCTAGCAATAGAACCATCTAAAATAGCGACTCCATTGGGGTTTTCAGAGACAAAAGTACGAATTTTTTGTATAGAAACCTGTCCAGTGGCAATATCCCTACCGGCTTGAACAACTAAACAAGGGATGGAATTGTCCTTAAATAAACGAGCTAACATGCCGATTTGACTGGTCTTTCCAGAACCTTTAGTACCGTCAATACTGATAATTTTGAGTGGTCTTGCCATACCCTATATTACCACAAAAATTGCAATCTTTATAGAAGACCTCAAAGGAGCCTAAATTTTATGCGATTAAGTGCCAAAGTTCTTAAAAATGTAGCCAATGTAAACAATTGGGAGTATGCAAACTCTGCATCTGTCCAAGAAGGCCAAGCTAACGAAATTTACGTCCAATTGGTTGATTTGGACAAAGTCCCTGGACCAGATAAATCTGTTGCACTGCCTGAACATCCTATGAGATACATCCCTCAAGGAACCACTATTGGTGCGGAAGCAACATTCCCATCGATTGACGATGCAGATGTTTTGGTTATTATTGGAACGCAACCATTTGCAGATGACAAAAGTATTTGGAAATTTGATTTAACAGATGCTCAATTGCCTAAATCTGGAAACTTTAAAATCAAACTAACTGAAGATGCTAATGAAAAAAACATCCTTGTTAAGGGTGGGGTTTCGGCAAGCCTTCTTAACGTGGGGTCTTGCTAATGGCCGATTACAGTAAATCCAAATCGTTTGGTACTAAGGTTTATCCAGTCCAGGCGTTCGCAACGTCTGACTTGATGGCAAGAACAGAAGAATTGTTAACACCAGATCTTTTAATTTCTCGTTACCTTAAAAGCCAAGAAAAAGAAATCAGAGCAAAGTACTCAACTGCTGAATTGCAAGATCAAATCAATTTGGCTATGAATGAATTTGAAACCATGACGGGTCTTAGAATTACTGCGGTCCAAGACATGGAAAGAATTCCTTTTGACAGAGATCTTTACAAATCCTTTGTGTTTATGAAAACTAAGCATGGGCCTATCATGTCTATCGAAAGCATCGACATTATGAGTTCTAATGGCGAAAACATTTACCACCTTCCACCCGATTGGATTGAAGTGGGATTGGCACATCAACGTCAATTAAATTTAATTCCTATTTTGAGTATTTTTGGAGCTGCTGGTTTACAAGACGGTCGAGCTTCAAACGCAGGTCTCATTTTCTTACAAGCAATTAATAATTTTCAATGGTTGCCTGCTTTTTTCACAATCAAGTATACCTATGGTTTAAGCAACACTGAAGGTCAAGTTCCAATTCCAGTAAATGCGATTGTTGGCATGATTGCTGCTATTGAGATTTTAAGCGACTTGCAATCGGCCAACAAATACAATTCAACCAGTATTTCTCAGGATGGGATTTCTCAATCTGCTTCTTCTGCTGGACCTAAAATTTACGCCCAACGTATTGAAGATCTTGAGAAAAAACGAGATTTAGCTGTATCAAAGCTTAAGGCTATTTTCTCAAATAAATACTTTCTTTCAAATATTTAGCTTTTATGTTACACTAGAGGCGTATGTATAAAAAGACACTGCAATCAGTTAAAAATCCATTAACAACCGAGGTTGATTCTGTCAACGCTCGAAAGCCTCATTTTATCTTTTCTGCAGAAAATCCACGTTATCCAGTTAAATACAATCTTGATCATCAAGGTGTGCAAGACTTGCTTACTAAAAAAGGCTATCGTTTCGATGTAATACAAGGTCATTATGGTAGTCCAGAAAACTCCATTTTGGTTCACAATCCAAATAAACACGCAGTTAGATATTTACAAAAGCTTGCTGAAGGACTTGGTCAAGAATCGAGTATTTACTCAGACGGTTACAATCATGAGATGCATTTCCACCACGGTGAACACGCAGGCCAACATTTAAAAGGTCAAGGCACAAACTTCCATAAACGACCACCTGAAGATTATTTTTCGACCTTAAAAGACGGTACTACCTTTACCCATTCTTTTGACATGGAAAATTTCCATGAACCAGAAATGTCTAAATTGAAACCAGAAGGTTATGTTAAAAAGAGCGAAGATGAATTAACCTTGATTCATTATTCACCAACTCAAGGTTTGAAGTCAATCAACCCAATTCATCAGGGCAATCGAATCAAAGATTCATCTTCTAAATACGGTCGTCCAGAACATCCTGTGTCTTTTTTCTATAGACAGGATTCTCCAACAGAAGATTTGGTTACTCAAGGTTCGAATTCTAAATATCATGTTAAAACACAAGAAGCTAAATTATACGATCTTGGTCTAGACAAAGACAAGGTCAGTCAACACCTGAAGCAATCAGGTCAAACCCTTAATCCAGGGATCGTTACCCGTGACGAATTACACGGAGAGCTAAAAAAGCGAGGGTTTCATGGTTTTTATAACTCTCAACATGAGCGTGAAGATATGCGTGGTGTTGTTGGTTTGTACCATGAAACTCCTGTGGAGTCAGAAGAGTCCTTAAATAACATTCAAAAGGGTATTCAGTCACCATCAAAGCATATTGGTTTAGATCGACTTAAACAGATCAAGTCTGACAACCATATTGGTGCTGGTGGTAAGGAATACTCTGAAGAAGAAGTTGGCCATGCCATAAATGAACGACAAACCAACGTTGCCAATAAAATGGTAGCCGGTGCTTCTAAGCAAGAAAAAATACGTGCTCAAAATGAAGAAAACGCAGCCAAGGGTATTGGTGGTGCATTACCAACCGATTTTCCATGGATGAATAAGCCTAAACCTACTGACAAAGGTAGTGATAAAATTAGAGGTGTTGCTGATCGGTATGCAGCTTCTAAAGGAATGAGATTACAACACAAGATGCCAGCTGTCAAAGTTGACCCGACGCGTGCGAAGCGTATTGCTGATGCCTATCATCAAGCAAATCACGAACCTCAAGCCCAACACGTCCAACAAGCTTATCAGGCTCTAGTTAAAGAAACTAACGATCAGTTTAAACATATTTTAAATTCAGGTTTAAAGATTTCTAAAATCAAACCTGGACAAGAAAATCCATATAAAACTTCTAAAGACCTGTTTCACGACATTCACAATAATAATCATATTTGGTATTTCCCAACGGAAAGTGGATATGGCTCCGACCCCAATCAGGCGGATTCTGCACATCCAATGTTACAACCAACTGAACACATGCATGAAGGTCAACCAATGGTTGCCAACGATGTGTTTAGAATTGTACATGATTATTTTGGCCATGCTAAAGAAGGCCATGGATTTGGTGCTGAAGGTGAAGAGAATGCATGGAAAAACCATATGCAAATGTATTCTCCAATGGCTCAGAAAGCATTGACGGCAGAAACTCGCGGTCAAAATTCATGGGTTAATTTTGGACCCCATGGAGAGAACAATAGAAAAAATCCTGCAAATACAATTTATGCAGATCAAAAAGCTACTGTATTGCCAGATTGGGCCATGGACAGCGAGCACAACTCTATTTACAAACAGCTTGGTGGTTTAAAGAAACGTGAAATCATTATGATGAAAGGTGCTAAACAAAGATTATTTCCGTTTAACCCTAATGCAGATATAACCGATCAGAATCACAACAATACAAAACAATGGGTAAATGCTTCATCTTTTAATAGGGATAATGTTCCTTCTGTAGTGGGAAATGCTAGACAAAGAGCATTGCTTAATCTTTATAAAAAAACACAAACAAGAAAAAATCCAAATAGTGGAGAGCTTGAGGTTTTATTACATAGAGGAATGCATCCAATAGAACATCACAATACAATAGAAAATAATAATCATACATATGATAAAACTTCTTGGACGCCTAATTACAATACAGCACATAACTTCGCTCAAGATTATTTTAGAAATGCCATGGAAAATCCAAATGATATTCAAGAACAAGAATCAACATATGGAAAAAAGATTGATATGTCTGGTCCAAAAACCATGTCTTCTTGGATTCCTGTAAAACACATACATAGCATTCCAATGTTTTCTATTAAAAATCAAAATCAACAAGATCATTCTTTAAGGGAAAATTTAAAAAATGAACATGAGGTTATAGTTAATCCGCATAAATTAAACACACATCAACCAGAAAAAAATACTACTAAAAATAGCGTACAATCTGTTTACAGTCAAATGCAATTAAAGAAACGTGAAATTATCATGATGAAGGGTGCAATGAACAGACTCGCACCTTTTAATCCTGATAAAAACTTAAATCCTGAAGATCACAAGGCTACTGAAAACTGGACTAAAGAAGGTGATGATCAAGATGCTCGTCAAAACGTCCCTGAAATTCACGCCAATGCGAAAATCAGAGCCCTACATAAATTAACAGGAAAAACACAGGTTAGACGTCATCCAAAAACAGGCGAGAGAATGTTCTTGTTACATCGAGGTATGGCGGAATCTGAATTTCAAACAAATCATATCAATGGCGTTGCCAACTATCCTCCAAATTCTTTTACATCTTGGACACCAAGTTACAAAGTAGCTAGTGGTTTTGCTAGTGACCACCTTGAAAATCTTGGCAAAAGCCCACGTGTGGTATCGGCTTGGATTCCAGAATCACACATTCATAACGTACCAAATGCTACATTAATTCCAGACGAAAACACTCAGTTTAGAACAGAACACGAAGTTATTGTAAACCACAAAGGTAAAATAGCACACGCAAACCCTAAAATTGTAGAATTAGCAAAGGAACCTAGAAAAGATCTCAATCAAAAAATTAACCTAACTGCACAGGCAAAAGCTTCTGAAAAAGAATTACCAAATGCTTGGCAAGACGACCATAAAAGAATGGTACAGCGTCAACAAAGAGCTGAAGAATTCAAACGTAAAAAGTTTGGAAAGCGAGAGGCAATCGTGTTACAACCATTACAAAAAGGTGATATTTCAAACAAGATCAAATCAGGGATTGCAGGACTAGCAATTGCCGCTGGAACTATGGCTCCGATGGATACTTCTAAACAAACTCAGGTACCACAGCCAACCCAACCAAAAGTTGTCGAAAACAAGCCAACTACTCCTACAAAAAAAGATCGGGTGTTGAGCGGAATTAAATTTATCGAATCATCTAATGGTAAAAACACAGACCATGCAGAAATGAAATCTGGACTCTTTAAGGGTGACAAAGCCTACGGAAGTTATGGATTAATGCCGGTTGTTATTCGAGAGACAATTAAAAGAATTCCAAATTTAATGCAAGCTCACTCAGCTGCTTTAGGTTTAACAGGTCAAGAGTTTCATGATTATATGGACAAAAACCCAAAACTTGAGCATTTAATTGCTTCTAAGCATTATGACCATATCGTAAAAGCACTAGGTGAAAACCCAATGCATATTGGTTACGCATGGTTAAATGGGATTGCAGGTACGAAAAAAGCAATCAAAAATGGTAGACAATTTAAAGATCATCATTATGTCCAAAAGCTTATGAATCAGCTACACCCACCGGTAAAAAACATTAAAAAACAAGAAAAATGAACACAACACATTTTTGCAAAAAATGCCAAAATATTAAAGAAATAACTGAGTTTAACAAACATTGTTCTTCAAAAACAGGTTTTCGAGATATTTGTAAAATTTGTCAAAAACAATACAGACAAGTGTATTACAACAAAAACAAAACAAAAGAATTGGCTAAAAATGGTTTTTATAGAAAAAACAATGTAGAAAAAATGAAAACTATTTATAAAAACTATAGCCTGAAAAATCCAGATAAAATTAAAGCAAAAAGCAAGGCATATTACGAAGCTAATAGAAATATTTTAATTAAAAAAAGCGTTACTAATCACAAAAAGAGAAAAAAAGAAGATTTACAATTTCGCATTGCTTGTAATCTAAGAACTAGGCTAAATAACGCAATCAATAGAAATAAACCTGGTTCTGCTATAAAAGATCTAGGTTGTACTCTAGATTTTTTTAAAAAATACATAGAAACAAAATTTGAGAAAAATATGTCTTGGAATAACTACGGTAAATTTGGTTGGCATATCGATCACATCAAGCCATTGTCAAGTTTTAATCTAACGGACAGAGAAGAAATCATTAAGGCGTGTCATTATACGAATTTACAACCTCTTTGGATGGTTGATAATTTAAAGAAAAGCAATAAAATCAATTAGTTATCTGTTATTTTCATCAATAATCACAATCTTTTATATAGATAAGTAATACAGAGGTAAAAAATGAATATACTTCCATCAGAGGTTGAATCAATTAAGGTTATTGGAAATTTACACGGAGATGACGTCAAGGTCGTTAAAACCCACGGTGGTTTTTATGTAGCTGTAGGCAAAAAGAAGAAATCTTCTTCTCAAGCTGAAGCCTTGGCTGCAGGTTCTCACCAAGCCCTAGTTGCACATCAATTAACAAAAGAATACGGTGCTGATTTCGAACCAGCAATTTTTAAATCAGAGCAAGATCAACTAGAGAAAGTTGAAGCAAGAACAGAATATTTACCTAGCGAAATGATCGCAAAAGGTGTTGAATTGTACATCCTTTCTAAGGGCAATAAAATTGATTTTGTTCTTTATAAACACGGACTTACACTAGGTCAATATTCTAGCGAAATTGAAGATCAAACATTAGTTTTAAAAAACGGTGGTTTTGATTACAAAGAAGTTGTCGACAAAAACGTAGGAACAGCTAAAGGCATTGCAAGAGCCCTAAAAGAAAAAGTACACGAGTTAAATCTTAAAGGCATTAAAAAGGGATACTAATGGCCACTGGTGAAGATATCAAGGCATTACCTGACATTATACCTGATATAAAATTCAATTTGGAATCTCAAGAACAATTTGGCAAAGACAAGGGTGTTGTTTTTGAGCATTTTGCTGCTATTCCATCTACAGTTGGAAAGATTGATCGTGGTGATTTGCGTAGACCTGAAGCGTTGGATACAATTGCTGAAAACGGATATATTTACACAAAAGTAGGCGAATTCGTTGGAACCATTATTGGTAATAGCAAAAAGCACAATCACTCTGAAGGTGGTATTATGGATACCTCAGAAGCGAGATTGGTGTTGCCAAAGTTCTACAATGAAGATTGCGGTGGTGGAAAAGAAATTGCCTTACTTCCAGGTGACAGAATCTACCCTAAAAAAATTGAAGTTAGGGTGCCAAATTATCAAGAGGTTGAATACAGACCTAAAGCATCGGATACGCTACAGTTTCCAGCCAAATGCGTTCAAATTTTGAGAGATTCAAACAACGTCCAATATAACGAAGGTGTTGATTTTATTGTAAATTCCGATGGTGACATTCAATGGATTGACGGCAAAAGAAACCCTGGAATTGACCCATCGACCGGAAAAGGTCGCTTATACGGTGTTAGATATATGTATGTGGCTTTTTGGTATGTCCAGCGCCTTATTAATGAGGTTAGGATTACAAATACCAGTGATGCAAATGCACCGGCTAGACTGCCCTATCATGCGATTATTCAAAGAGAATACGTTTACCACAACAAACCACGTGGTGACAAAAAAGAAACAAATGTTAAGACGGAAACCCCAAGAACTCAGGACGAACCGGTAGAAAATATAGAGCCTAACGACTACCAAATCCGCGTAGATGTTAGGGATTTTGAAGATTAACCATCTAAATGACAATCTTTAAGGTATAATTAGGAGATTTGAACATGGCAAAGAAACCAAATAGAAGTGTCAATACAAACCAAGACTTAGGTGCTATTGATGCTATTAAATACAACGACGCTGTTGGAGCTGACAAAGTTATTGTGGTTCAACCTACACCTGCGCGTGCTTATTCAGCAAACGAGCCTGTTGGAGCTGGTAAATTAATTCTAATTGCTGCTGGTCCTTACACTCTTTCAATGCTTGGTAAGGCGTATGATTCGGCTAGAACCTATCAACAAGGCGACGTTGTTACTCAAGGTGGTTTTGTATACTTAGCCATGCAAGATGCAATCACTGGCACTTTTGATTCTGCAAAATGGAAAAATGTAGCGCCTGATGTTATTGCAGCAATTCCATGTCCTGCTAATTCTGTTGTTTCCACTGGTCGATGGCACAATGCTATTTCTGTTGCTGGTTTTTTAATCGATGACGATTCAAGTATTGAGTATACACGCATTAGAGATTAAAAATGAAACTTAAAGACGTCAAAATCGTCAAAAGTATTCTAGGTAAAGATATATTCGATGAATTGAAAAAATCAGCGATTTATAAACCAGAAACTAAGACGGCTCTACAACCCGAAGAAATCAGAGTAGCTCTGGAGATTGTTCCACGAGCAGTTTTGTCGTTTCTATTCTTTAATCTTAAGCATTTATCGGCTAATGACATTGCTGACTTAGATATTCCATGGGCACTTGGTGCAAAACTTCATGTTAACAAACTTGGTGCTGACAACTACAGTGGTAATATTACACAAGAAGGTAAGGTCAAATATGAATTCTATCATAGATCTCTTCCTTCAATTGGCTTAATTTTATTAAGTGTATTTGAGCTTTATGATTTAGATAAAATCGAAGATCTTAAAAAAGAACCTTCTGAACCAGAACAACAAAAAATCGATAAACTACAAGACCTGATCGATCAACGTTTAATGATGCACAACATGATTAAGGATGTGGTTGATAAGCGTATCTCTGAACGAGAGGCTATTCAAAAGATGATTCAGGCAAGATTACATAGTCATTTTGAATCTGTACAAGAAAAGCCTGAACCAAAGGAAGAAACGCCAATGGAAGATAATAAAAAGAGTAAGTTGCGACAATTCCTTGACAATTTAGAAAAAAAGCGTCAAGAGTCTGTAGAAATGGACAAGAGTGAAGATGTTAAATGTCCAGATTGTAAAACCACAATTCATAAAAAAGAATCAGAAGAAATTATTCCGTGTATTTGCTACGGTGAATTTATGGCCAAGTCTATCAAAATTATGAAAAATGTAGATGGTACCGTAAAAATCAAATTTCCTAAAAATTTTGATATTGAAAATGTAGAAATGCTTTTAGAGGCTTTGAGAGCTAAAAAATGAAAAAATGTACGAAATGCAAAGTAGAGAAAAATCTAACAGAGTTTACACAGAGATGGTGTAAAACTTGTCATTATACTTATCAAAAACAATATAGAGCAAGGAATAAAGATAAGGTAAAATCTTGGCAATCCAAAGCAGATAAAAAATATAGATCAAGTGACTATGGTATTTCAAAAATGAAAGAATATTCAAGATTGATTGCAATCAAGCCAGAAATACTTGAGTATCGTAAAAACTATTATTTAGCAAATAAAGAAAAGTATAGAGCTAGAGAAAAACAATGGGCTTCAAATAACAAAAGTAAAATTGCTTATAAAGCAAGTATTAGAAGAGCTAAAGTTCAAAAAGCTACTTTTACAAATGTAATGAATGAAATTAAAGATATTTACAACAATTGTCCAAAAGGATTTCATGTCGATCATATCATTCCTTTAAATCATCCAGATGTTTGTGGATTGCATGTTCCTTGGAATTTGCAGTATTTGCCAGCTTCAGAAAATTTAAAGAAAAGTAATAAAATTAAGGAGTTGCAAAATGGGTAATGTCTACTTGGCGGTGAACGGAGATGATGTTGGTACTAGAATTGGTAACGCAATTGCCAATGATGATCACCAGGATTTAGCGAACGCAAGTTCTACTATTGATCAAGCACACAAAAAGATCGATGAATGGGCAGAGGGAATTGGTGGTAAAAAAATCACTGGCTCTGGAGATGAAGCTATTTATTTAGTTCCAGACGACGCTCTTGCGCAAATGGATTCCATCAGACAAGATTATCAAGAATCGTCTGGTCATGGTTTAACTGTTGGTGTGGGCGCTTCTATGTCACAGGCTTCTAAAGCCCTAATCTATGGCAAAATGAATGGTAAAAATCAAACGATTCACTATGATCCTAATATGGAAGATTATCTTTCAGACGAATCTAGTGATGAAGATCCATCACAAGATATTGACCAAGCTCCAGAAATTCCAGCTGAAGGTGATCTAGAAGATCAAGCTATGGAAGATAACGAATCACAAGCTGAAGAAGTAGCACCAGAAGAAGGTGCTGAGGAAGACAGTATTGTTCCAAAAGCTCCTGCTGAAGAAGGTGCAGAGGCTGAAGCAAATACAAATATTCAAGATAACAAAGCTATGCCAAAAAACAAAGCTATGAATAAACCTGCACCTGCTACACCACCAGCAGCTGACCCTAACGCACAAGATGCTGATTCAGATTCTGATGATTCTGATGAAGCTCCAATTGGAAATGAGGATGATGTGTCCGACGACAACGAAGAAGCTTTAAATAGTCCTGATGATTCTGCACCTGCAAACAAATCTCCTAAACAAAAACACGGAGAAATCGATGGAAAAACTGAAGAAGATTTTGGAACGGCTGACGGTGAGCAACAAGAAGACGAGGCAGATATGGAAGACGCTCCAGACCAAAGCGACGACCTTCCAGATAATGATTCTGAAGATGATTCTTTTGATGGTCATCATGCTCCTCATGAAGGTGAGTTCGAAGACTCCGAAGAAGATTCAGACGATCAAGAATTAAGTTCTGAAGATACAGCTTCTGGCGACGAAGATCCATTAGCAGATATGATTCATGACGATATGTCTGATGATCAAGAAGGTGATGAAATGTCGCCTGAAGGTGATGATTCTGCTGATGATGCTGATCATCAAGAATTGAAACAAGATATTGCAAATGCATTGTTAGCTTTCAAAGACAACAAAATGATGCTAGAGCAAGCACGCGAACAAAATCCTGATCTATATAATGCAACATTAACCATGTTACGTTCTATGATTTCTATGGCTAAAAAATTAGGTTTTGCTCCAGAGCAAGATATGCAACAAGCTGCTGATACTAATCAAATGGCTGAGGCAATGCCTGAAGCTGATGATCAAGGTGAAGACCAGGTAGCTCAACCAGCTAACCAAGATGCACAACCTAATGATGAAAAACCATCTGAAAAAAAGTAAACGGGCAGGCTCCGAAAGACCCTAAGAACCTGCCAGACAAGGGTACGAAACACATTCCCAAGCCGCAACCGCCGCTTGGTGCTGTGCATCACGGTAAATTAAAAGTTATCGATGGTCGTACTGGCTCTGAATCCTGGAGACAAGGAACTACTGGATTTTTGAAAGATTTTGACGGCGATCCAACTGCAACCAACCACAATAAGGCTGGTTTGAAAAACAGACCTCAACATCATCCAAAAATGGGTGGAAAATCTAAGAGTCATAAACCATACATGGGTGATCGACCGACACATCAAGCTGGTCAGTCAAGTCAAGACGATGAGTAATTTAAAGTTTAATGTTGATATTGAAAGACTTTCCAAGCATTTAGACGGTGTTAAAAAAGATGTTCAAGAAGACCTTACCAAGGGTGTAGAAAATCTTGCATCAATGACTCACGCTAAAACTTTGGAACTTGCTACAGAAGAACTTACAAGTCTTTCTAAAATGTATAAGGACAATGTTGAATTCTCAAATCCAGCTCCAAATTTTTGGGTAGTTACTTTAAAAGAACCAGCGATGTGGATTGAAGAAGGTCGCAAATCTGGATTTATGGAAGAGTTACTGAACGGTAAATCTGCCAGACAGGGTAAGAATGGAAAATATGCCATTATACCATTTAAACATAATAAAAATCCAACAGAACAATCTCCCAAAGCTTATGACTTGGCTAAAGAGATTCAGTACGAGTTGAAAAAAAAGGGCGTTGCCTGGAAGAAAATTGAAAAAAATGAAGATGGAAGTCCACGAATCGGAAGATTACATTCGTTTCAATTTAACAATCCAAGAGCAATTGCCCAAAAAGATATTCACAAAAACCCTTTAACTAAGGGCGTTAGTGTTTATCAAACAAAACAAAAAGATGGAAGTGTTCGCAGAGATATTATGACCTTTCGTGTAATAAGCGAAAAACATAAAAATGAAGGTCTGTGGGTACACCCAGGTCGACAAGGCAATAAGATTCTCGATAAGGCTTTTGATTGGGCCATGCAAACTTGGGAAAAAGACATTCTTCCAGCAATTTTTGAGAAGTATAACGGAAAGGATTAACCATGTCAGAATACGATGATATCATTGGTATTTTTCAGGGTGACTTGATTATCAAGACAGCAATTGAGTTATCTTTAGAAGATATGCGTAAAAATCCTTGGTTGATAGAGGATGTCTTTGCATCTTTAAATGAAAATCCAATTCTTGCTAAACGCTACGGTATGAAAGAAATTACCAGAGCTAAAGAATTTATTTTAAATACAAACATTCCTGTATATATGCACCATCGTTTAGATAAGATGGAATACCCATGCATTACAATTTCAATCGGTAATTCAAACGAAGATAAAAGCCTTTCTACATTAGGCGATGCATCTATTGCCTTTGAAGATTATTCGCCAAATGAAATTGGCAAGCCAATCAAACCTATAGTTTCTTCATTTACACCAGTCTCTTATGACAAAGATACTGGCATCGTTGAACTTCCAACGGATATTCCTGAATATCGATATGTTGGTAAGGGTATGCTTTTAGCTGATCCTAAAACAGGCAATGCTTTTGAAATTATCGATAAGGCCGGAATCAATGGCGTTCAAATTACAGCAGGCTCTAAACTGCCCAAGGGTAAATTGGTAATTATTCCACAATACCCAACCTACAGAGCCAGAAGAGAAAGAGCTACATCTCAAGAACAATACAACATTGGATGTCATGCTCATGGAGACCCATCTTTACTGATCTTCCTGTTCAGCGTTGTCAAATACTCTTTATTTCGTTATCGCGAAGGTCTGCTAGAATACAATAACTTTCAATTGTCAAATTTATCCTGCACCGACATGATGCGAAACGAAATGATGCAAGAAGAAAATATTTATTCTCGTTGGATTACCCTTTCTGGACAAGTAGAGGAAAGCTGGGTTAAAACCCCAAAACGATTTATTGAGGCTATAGATTTAAACGACCCTGATAGAGATGAGGGTGTGGTATTCAAATCTGGCATTAAAATTTTAAGCAACAAAAACACTCAAACAGAAGAAGATGATGAAGTTTGGGTTACAATCGAACAAAAATAGCAATCTTTAGTGTATGAAAACAGAAAAAGAACAAGAAAATACAGACTTAGAGAAAGCTCTTTATAAGGTAGTCAAAGCTGCTTTAGAAAAGGGTGGACCGAAGGTTGCCCAAGAAGTAATTCGGGATGTTTTGGACAGAAATTACACAGCTCAGGTTGACCCTGATAAAATTCCTCCTGCAACCAAAGAGGGTGTTGTTAACAAGTCTAAGTCTGCGGAATCACAAGAGAAAGGCGTTTCAAAGCTAAAGAAATTTATGCATAAAAAACGCAAAAAATAAATTATTGTATACCATAAAATCCCAAAGAAATCGCAATCTTTAGGGATGTAAGTGAAAAAATATTTGAGGGAAAATATGGCTCAAAAACCTAAAAATGAAGAGAAGTTCTATACAGCCCAAGAAGTGGCAGTTGCTGTCCTTAAAAAGACACACGAAATGCTTAAGGCCGCTCAATTGGCTAAAGCAAACACTTCTCATGAAATCGAACCTGGTGGTGAGCCATCAAATGACGATGCTGAAGCACCTGCTTATTTGGCTGAAGCTGACATCGAAAACTCTGGTGGTCATGAAGATCGTAAGGGTGGAAAAAAACAAGCTAAACCTGCATCAGCTGATAAAGATGGTGACGGTGATGTAGACGGTGCTGACGCTATGGCAGCTGCTGATAAAGACGGCGACGGCGATATTGATGGTGCTGATGCTATGGAAGCTGAAGAAGAGGCTTCTGGACAAGATCTTGATGGTGACAAGGAAGCTGGTGAAGCTCCCGAACACAAAGCAAAGATTGACGCTGCTGCTAAATCAAAACCTTCTGATGATTCAAGTAAAGAAGACAAGATTAAAGCTGCTGTAGGTGGAGATAAAAAACCTCCATTTGCAAAATCAGAAACTGAAAAATGTGGTGAAATGCGACCAAGCCTGAAGAAATTCATGCTACAACGCAAAATGAAAAAAGCTGGTAATTCAGACGAGCAAGCTGCGGCTAAATTAGCCGACGCTCCACCGGTAGAAACACCGGCACAGCAAGTCAAGAAAGACCCAAAACTTGAGATGGAAAAAAACAAATCGGTGGAAAAACTAATGGGAATCGCACCGAAGGCTGGTAAATAATGGCTAAAAAACAAGAAACCCAAGAATTGTCGCCTGCTGAAGTGCGACGAGCTAATCACGAAGCAAAGATGCAGGCCAAAAAACTTGTAGATGCTTCGAGAGAAGAATTTAGGACTTACTTTGTTGAATTAAAAAGAAAGTTAAACCTTGCGCCTGAAATTGAAGATGTAATGTGGTTACATTTGAAAGCAATAGGTATGAACCAAAAAGAAAAATTCAACGAAGGCGTAAAACACTTCGGATATAAGATTTAAGGCAAGGAGAGTTAAAAAATGGCACAAAGACTAACTACCGATACAGTAAACACTAACAGACCTGGTTCGTATTTTGACGTTAATGTCAAATCCACACCAGTAGGTGTTGCTAGTTCTGGAAACATCGTAATCATGGGCGAGGCTTCTGGTGGAGCTGCTTCTAAAGGTATCGATTCAGCAAATGGTGATTTACTGAAAGATAACTTCTATACACCAGATCAATTGCAAGAAGTGCAAAAGAAATATATCAGCGGTCCAATCGTTGATGCTTTCCGAGCATTAGCTTCTCCTTCTTCTGATGCAAACATCAGTGGAGCTGCTAACAGAATTTATATTTCTAAAACCAACATTAGCGGTAAAGCACAGGCTATTATCCCTACCAACTACGGTACTTTAAAAGACAAGAACTGGGGTTTAGATGGAAACAAATACTCTTATCAAGTATTTCAATCTATTTCCGAGGTTGCTCCTAGTATTACAGGTTCTGTAATCTCTGCTTTCGGTGCTGCTTTAAATGGTTTAAACTTTGCCATCCGTTTAAACGGTGGAGCTTCTGCTTCTGTAACATTGAGCAACACTCCTGCTGACCATGCTGACCTTGCTACTTTGATTGTAGAATTAAATGCCTTATTACCTGCTGGTATCGAAGCTTCTGCTGGAACTGCAACTGATACATTAAAATTTACAATGGATGCTGATGCAAATGCTAACTTAAAAGGTTGGGGTAAAGCTTTTGAGCTTATCGACTCTACACCTGGTGATTTAGATGCTATTGGCCATGATCCAGGATTAAATGTTTCTGCCCAAGAACCTGAAGTTGAACTTGACATTAATAGACAAGACAACAACACCAATGAGGCTTTCCTTGTTGCTGCTGAAATCGCTCTATTAATTGGATACGAAGGAACTACTGCAACTGTAACTATCTCTGATAGTACATTGTCTACTACCGTAACTGGTGGTTCTGGTGCAAACTTATCAATCAGCTTAAATCAATATTTGACATTATCTGATCTAGCTGCGTATATCAATTCACAAACAGGATACACTTGCTCTGTTGTTGCTGCTTCTACACAAACATCACCAGTTGCATTGGACAACATGTCGGCTCAGCCAATCTGTTCAACAGCTGCTGATTTGACTCCAGGTCGAATCAAAAAAGCTGCTGCAAATTTTGCAAAAGCTGCTGGTCAATCTGCTGCACTTAGCTATTCCGCTACTGCAACAGCTGGATTGCCACTTCCAATGGCTTCAAAGGTATTTTTATCTGGTGGTTCTAAAGGAAGTACTTCAGCTGCAAATATCGTATCTGCGGTTACAGAAATGGAAAGCATTGATGTAAATTTTGTTGTTCCTTTATTTAGTCGAGATGCTTCTGAAGATATCGCCGAAGGATTATCAGAATCTGGTTCTACATATACTATCGATGCTGTAAATGCATTGGTTAAGAGTCACGTACTTAAAATGTCAACTTCTAAGATCAAAAAGCACAGATCTGCTTTCTTATCTTTCTGGGGTTCTTATGCTGACGCTAAGTCTCGCGCTCAATCATTAGCAAATGCTCGTGTTTCATTGGCTATGCAAAAAACTAGTCAAGCAAATTCACAAGGTGTGGTCGTAAACCAATTGCCTTGGCACACTGCAGCTATCGCTGCTGGAATGCAAGCTGCTGGATTCTATAAATCTATCACTAATAAGTTTGCAAATGTAATTGCTTACACAGACCCTTCTGGTTTTGATTCAGGCTCTCCTGGTCAAATCGAAGAAGCTTTGGATGCTGGATTGCTTTTCATGGAAAAAGCAGTTGTTGGTGTTAAATGGGTTAGTGATCAAACTACTTATGGTATTGATACAAACTTCGTTTACAACTCAATCCAAGCTATGTATGCTGCTGATTTAGTTGCTCTTGATTTAGCTGCAAGTTTTCAAGTTGCTTTCGTTGGTCAATCTTTGGCTGATGTAGATGCTTCTACTGCAATTGCTTTCTTGGCTTCTAAAATGGACCAATATAAAAAACAAAAATTGATTGCTGCTTCTGACGACGCTCCTTTGGGATTCAAAAATGCTAAAGTTAAGATTTCAGGTCCAATCATGGAAGTGAAAGTTGAAATCAAGCTTGCTACTGCTATACTCTTCATTCCTATAAATATCGATATCTCACAAGTACAAAGTGCTGCTTAATGATCATTTATAAAATTACAAACCTTATTAATAAAAAAATCTATATCGGGCAAACAAAACAGTCTGCCCGATTAAGATGGAATGTTCACAAGACTTGTGGTTTATCAGCCATTGGCTGTGCTATAAAAAAATATGGAGTTGATAATTTTATCTTTGAAATTGTAGATTCCGCTAAAGATTTTGAAGAATTAAACAAAAAAGAAATTGACTGGATTGCAAAAGAAAATTGTATTGCTCCATTTGGTTATAATTTAGAATCAGGTGGCCTTAATAAAGGTATTATCTCTCATCAAACAAAAAAGAAAATGAGAATGGCAAAGTTGGGTAAAACAACTTCAGAAAAACAGAAGAAAAAAGTATCAGAAATCATGAGTCGATTTAACAAATCGTTACATGGTCAAACAAAAAAGAACAATGAAACAATTAAAAAAGCTTCAATGGGAAGAAGTAAGGGTGTTTATGTTACTCCAATGGGTAATTTTTATAGCTCTTATGATGCTGCTGAAGCAAATAAATGTTCGCAACCTACTGTATTCAATAGGTGTTATAAAAAAATTAAAAATTGGGATTTTCAACCCAAAGTGTTTCTGAAAGAGGAGAATTAATATGGCTAAGGCTAAAGTTTTTACAGGCAGCAGGGCCAAGGTGTATTGCGACAACGTCCTTGTCGGTATCTTTGACAGCTGTTCATACGCGGTAAACATCGGAGCTGAAGCAATCCATATTCTGGGTCGCTACAGCCCTGCTGAAATCACACAAACATCTTACGAAGCTGTAACAGTTAACTGTTCTGGCTTCCGAATTATCGGTAATGGTGGACACGTTCTACCTAAAGTACCTAAGTTGCAAGATTTGTTAAATCTTGAAACAATCACACTAGCAATGCTTGATCGTCAAGATCAATCAAACACTCCAGTGATGATTGTTCAGAACTGCATTCCAATTAACTACTCAACTGGTGCAAATGGAAAAGCTACTTCAAGAATTCAAATCACATACATGGGAACGCACGCTTCTGATGAGTCTGGTGCTCAAGATGAAGGTGGAGCGGTTAATCTTCCGTAATCGCTAGATAAGGTGGTCCTGTATGCCAAATACAGAAGAATTAAGATATATTCGCGAACTTCTTAAAGAGGTTCGCGATGATCAAAAAAGACACGGAAATGAATTAGCTAAACAAAGTGTTTATTTAGAACAAATGGACATGGATGTAAAAGAGCTAAAAACTACCGTGAGTATCAATACAAAAGATATTGCACATCATATTAAAAGAACTGATGATTTACAAGATTTATATCAATCATACGTGACTAAAATTGATCAGTCACATGAAAGATTAAATAAACTTGAAGAACCGGTGAAAGCTAAGGCATGGGTCAAGGCTCATTTGGTTTCAATCATTTCTGTGCTTACAGCTATCGCTAGTATCGTGGCGCTGGTACTTGAACACACAAGCAAGTAACTAAAGACGATTAACGCAGCCGAAGGGTCGGCTGTTAGAGGTTTGGAAATGGCTAATGAAAGATTATGGGATTCCATAGGCCCTATTGCATTTACTGCTAATGGTGGTCAAGATGGTGTCGTTACACTTATATCTACATCTGGATTGCGTGTAAAACAGCAAGTTAAGATCTATTCTGCCGCAAAACAACCCCTTGCTGATAAATTAGAAATCAAAAAAATTCTAACGCCTACCAAAGCCATCGTCGGCAAAATTGTGTCGACCGGTGAGTTTATGAACAGGGTTAATCTGTCAGACTATCTACTTGCTGACAGCGCGTCTCTTACGGTTATTGCCGATCAAGAGAGAAAATCACCACGACCAGAAGACATTCTTAAGGCTATTTACGAACAAGAGCCTGTTGTTGCCATTCGCACCTTTGGTGTCGATGAATTTGGTAATCCATGGACCAATGAAAATCCATTGCCAACTACAGCCACAATTTCTGGTGATGTAACCATTGGAACTGATGGTTACAACCAAACGTCTCCAGACTCAATGAATGTTACAGGATCTGAAAACGGTGCTGAAAACGGAATTAAACATTCTTTAAGAGTAGATAGTGACCTTGATTTAAGGGTCGGCATAAGCAATGGAAACAATAAGGCTGGTGTAAATATATCTGGTGAATTGTCCGTTATCGATTCTGCTGCCAGAACGTCTTTACAAAATATTCTAAATGCTTTGTTGTCGGGAACACTCTCTGTTTCTGATGCAAACGCCCACGCCCTGTTAACAACGGTTATTGCTGGTCTTGTTTCGATTGATGCAGGCATTCCAGCATCACTTGGTCAACAAACTCAAGCAGCATCAATGCCTGTAACCATTGCAAGCGATCAAACACCCATTCCAATTAGTGGTGAAATCACAGCAGTTCTTGAAGACGAACCAATTAGGGTCTCTGGAACTGAAAATGGCCAACCAAACGGAACAGAATTCACTTTTGTAAACAACTTAAGGTTGCAAATTTTGGCAGCTAAAGATCGAGATCAAGAAATTGCGTATGCTGATTTTGGAAATAAGAATCAAAGAGTTACACAAATAGATTATACCGCACCAAGCATAGGCACTGGTCCAGGATTTACGGCTAGAAAAACTTTAACATATACTCTCGTCGGCAACCTATATCGACGTGACAACATTACATGGTCTATAGTTTAAGGAGATCAAATGAAATACATTAAGGCTGATTTACTTGCAGACGTGGTTGGTGTATACGACCAAACCAAAACAACTCGTCAGGGTAGAGCCAATACAAAAACAGTAAACTCCCAAACTGTTATTGGACCACCACTAAATAGATTTATTGATGTATTCAACGATACAGCACCTACTTCACAGGTAACTCCTATTTTGTCATTTCTGTCTTCAAACGGAAGGACTTTTTCAATAGGAGCAGAGGCAGGCGGTATTATTCCAATTAGCTTGCACTCAGTTAACTTAACAACTGGTGTGTCTGCATTTGTTGGAACAATCAGAGTTGCCGTAGCAGATCTTGCAGCGACAACACATACTCTTAGAAGTCTTAAGGTTATAGACACAGGTGTAACTGGTTGGAGAATCTTTATTACAACTTCCGGTTCTGTTGCAATCAACGGTGGTCTGTATTGCGTTAACAACGTGGATTTAGCCGATTTCTTAGCTGTAGGTCCAGGAACGCTATTTCCATCAGCAACAGGCTCAAATCAAAAAGCAACTTATTTTCTACAAGACCCATCAAACATTGGTGTTGGTCAACTAAACATTGCTTCTGTTGGCTCTATGCTTGATGTAGCAAACAATAGAATTTATGTTCATAATGGTGTGTCTGCAACTCACCAATATTATGTGTACAGTACAAATGCAACCCTAAACTGTCCTTTATCTGTGGGATTAACCATTGATGCAACAACAGACAGGGTCACACATACCGCACATGGATATGTAGACAACACACCTATTTTTGTAACCAATCTTTCTGGTGGTGCCGGATTAACAAACAACACTGTTTATTTCGTAAGAAACTCGACAGTAAACGATTATCAGCTGTCGACTACAACTGGTGGTGCTGCTATCAATATCACAACAAATGGAACGGCAGATATTTGTCGTGCATTTGGAACAACTGGAGATGCCTGGGTTCACAAGACTGGTAACTTACCTGCCTTAGCCGGTACCCTCGTTGGTCTTGACTCAGAGGACTATGCGTTGCCAGGACACACCGCAAATTCTGGTTTTCCCTGTGTTTTCTTATGCACAACAACAAATTTATATTTGGGTAGGATTTCAGATTTAACATCTGGTGCCGTTACATGGCCATCACTGGTAACGTCCAACATTTTAGGAACTGTCAATCAAATTACAGCGCCCACAGTTGCCCAGGCTACATGGAGCAATATTTTAGACAGAGCTGTTTATTTGACAAATACCAATATTTTGGTCATGAAACAAGTTGTCAACAATAGTATTGATAAAATTTTTGGTAGAAACAGCAATATTTATAGAGAAGCTGTACCAAGTGCTGATACTCAGAGTGTTGGTGCAATTACAATCACAGCCTTGGACATCGAGGATGGCTGGCTTCTGTTGACCGGCGGTACTGTTGGTCAGCGTGGAAATATTATTGCAGATCTAAGATCCGATGCGAGTTTTGACTACTCCTATGTGGTAACAAAAGTTCTTGACGTTCAACTTCCAACTTTCAAATTTTTATCTTCTTGGAGAGAGCTTGCAAACGAAAGCAGTGCTTTAAAATTATACTATCGAACAAGTGGCTTTGGTTCTATTTCCGGCGGTTGGACTCAGATAACAATGGCAGCAGACCTATCGTCTATTCCATCAGCATCACAAATTCAATTTAAAGTCGCTTTTGACACCCTTACCCTTGGTGCATCAATTCATGCTCAATTGCGAGAACTATTCCTTGGCTACGAAACAAATGTAGGAATTTCAGACAACTGGGAATTTAGTGATGATTTTTCTGACAACAATGTTCCTTCAAGATCTGCGTTTAGATTGAAGAAAGCCTATGCGTCTTCAGTTCCACAATTGTATTATAGAGCGTATGATCTATCTGATGCATTGGTTGTAAATCACAATACTGTGGCAAACGCTGCAAATTTTGAATATTCAACAGATAATGGAATGTCTTGGAATCCATTGGGCACTATCCCAAACACTGTTGGCACTCTCATTAGATACACCTTTACATCTCCTCCTGGGGTTGACGTTCGACCAGGGCTTAAGGAAAGCTAATGGCAAACTTTTTAGTCAATAACAATTTTTACCAAGGCACAAGTCAAGCCTGCATAGTGGATTTAACTCCACCGACTTTTGCAGGTATAAACTTTCTAGATGTAGAATCTAGAGGTCAAATCCGTGCTGGATGGTCTACTGCAACTGATGGTACACCACCAGTCAGGTATGAAATCTACATAAAAGCATCAACTGCAACAGGTTTGTTTAATACAACAAACATCATAGCAGTTACGCCAAATTTGCAATACGATATCTTTACTCTTCCAGATGGATCTTTTTTAATTAATGGAACGACTTATTATGTGGGAGTCAGAGCAATAGACGGAGTGAATAATAGAGATAGTAATCTTGTTTCTATGAGTGTTATTTCTACAGGAGTTTTGACTTCTATCGACGTTTACGAAACTCACGCATCTTGGTCCGTGGACAATTCCAATCAGTTTAGAATTACTCTTTGGGCTGATAAGAATGAAAGCATAGCTTTAGCTCCCAATGGAGTTCTGGGTACAGCTGCCTATCAAGTTTACGATAAAGCTGGAAATGCAGTTGTTGGAATGAGTGGTTCTGGTATTTCTGCAAATGGCCAGGGACTATACATAGCCTCTCCCGTTGCGAATCTCTTAGTTGAAGACGCTGAACACTATACAGTTAAAGTGACAGTCAGTGTTGACGGTGAAAACAGAGTCAATATGATTCCGTTAATGGACGAAAGACCAGACTATAAAATTGGAAGCTTATTTTTTGTAAATAACCAAAATCAATTTGATGGCACTTTTTGGGTTTCGAAAAATGAAGTCATCAAGACTTCTAATTTAGGCACAGCCTCATACCAAGTTTACGATCACGAAGGCAACGTGGTTGTTGGAATGAGCGGTTCTGGTATTACTCCAGATGTTAACGGTGTCTACAAACTTACAGCCATCAGTTCTTTGTTGGGTGATGACTACCCAGGTTTTTCTGTAAAGGTTACTCTAACCGTGGACGGAATTGTTCGATCACAGATGTTTTCTTCTGTTGCAGAAACTATTCATTATAAACCAAAGGCTCAGTTTTCTATAAACGCTTCTAATCAATTAAGAGCTACCTTTTGGCTTGAATACGATTCCAATGTAGAAATAACAGGACTTGGTGTTGCGAATTACACGGTATACGACGCAAGTGGAACTACCGTGGCTGGCTTGACACAATCTGGAATCGCTGCAGATGTAAATGGAAGATTTCATATCACTCCTGTGAGTGCCGTGTTACTTACAGATTTAACACACTACTCCGTAAAAATTGGCATCGTTTCTCATGGGATTGAAAGAGTTGCTTACAAAGGGTTTACTTTACTAGGCACATAATGGCAATAGATAGAAAATGGGTAGCTCAAGACAATAGTGAAGAAAATCAATGGTTGAAAATAGACCATTCGAGTCGCTTTATTGTCAATCATTCACCAGAATGGCAGCCCATTTTCAATGCAAATTCCACATTGAACAATAGCAGTCAGGTTTTAAAACTTGCCGCACAATTGGATACGAATTCTTTAGATAAAATTAGAATTATAGGTTATTTGTATAATCCTACCCATGGAAGTATAGACAATGCTGCCTCGGTCACATTTAACATTTACAGAGTCACGGACATTACAACTCCAAAGTGGAATGATGAGTTAATCACCACTCTCAGCGGTGACCTTCAATCAAATAGTTATTATTTTAAAGACATAGATATTTCAGCATTAACAGGCACTTCCCTGGACGGCGACACAACGCTAATGATCGAAGGTGTTTCTGTCAGATTAGGTATTACTTATAGAGATAGAATTTATGTCAACCATCTTGGGGTGTATGACAGCGTTCTAAGATTACGAAGAGATGTTGAATTTTTAGATATTACAAAACAGGATGAATAAATGAGAAAATATGCCTTGGTAAACAATGGGGTGGTGACTGGAATAATTGACATTGACCCTGAAGACTATTCCCTGTACATCAAAAATAACAACATGATTATTGACATCACTGATTTACTACCTCAGCCACAGTTAAATTGGGTGTTAATTGGAAATGCGCTAGAATTTCCATCTGGTATAAGCGATAGAGAAAAGATGGAAATAGAGCTGAATGATAAAAAATGCAAGTTTGGTGTGAAACTTTCCAGAGATGCTGTTAATAGAATTGGTGCAAGAAACAAAATTCTAAACAAAAGTGGATCACAGGTTATTGTTTTGTTAACCCAATTGCTTGGTGTCAAGTCTCTCTTGGAAACCGGTGCATTGGGAACAGCAAGGTCTAGTTGCATACAGTTAAAAATGGTATACACTGAATATTCAGATATTTTTGACCATGTAATATCAGAGATAAATGTCTTTGAAGCTAACAACGGACTTTAACATGAAAGTTAAAATCTCTTATTTGTTTTCAAGAAATAAAAAAGTCGGATCAAAAGTTATTGCGTGGGCTAGTGGTTTACTTATTCAAGATTTGGAAAAAATACCATCGCACATGGCAGTATTGGTAGAGTATGAAGATTTTGATGCGCCTTTTGTTATAGAGTCTGTTCTTGAGTCTGGTGTTCGCTTGGTTCCGTACAAGAAATGGAAAGAGATCAACGAAGAGTGTTACAAGATTTCATCTAAAAAAACCATTGAATTTACAGAAATAGCCAAGATCACCGATGAGTATTGGGGGAAAAAATATGATTGGGGTGGAATACTTTATTTTGGGTGGAGATTTTTATTGCATTTTCTATTTAAATTGCCATTTCCCAAAGAAAACGCATGGCAGTCAGATTCTAGATATTTTTGTAACGAACTTGCCGGAGAAATCGCTGGCTATCATAAGTACAACATGGTAACGCCAGCAAAAATGTGTTCTGATTTTTTAAAAATGTAAATCAGCGATCTGCTCCATAAATTTGTTTAGCTGCATAACCTGCAGCAAATACTGTTAAAACTCCTAAACCAAAGTAAATCCATTTCTGTGTATTCGCAGCAGACTCAACTTTGTTAAGTCTATCTTCCATCTTGACAGCTGTGGCTTGCCACAACTCAGCTCTTTGATCAGCTTTGGTTAGAGCCAAATCTTTTAGATCAATTGTCTTACGTAACTCGGTTACTTCAATCTTATAATCATCGACATCTTTAACCAATAAACCAACGCGACCATGGCATTCGTTGGTGTATAAATAGCCAGTCTCGGTCTTTGTTACGCCCGTGGCCCATTTACATTCGGCCATGGCAATATTGCTAAACATACTAAATGCTATAATTAAACTTACTAACTTTTTCATGTTCGATTCTTTCCTTGTAATTCAATTCGTTTTATATATTCAATAAATGCTTCATATGTAAGATCACTTTTAGCTCTATTACAAATAAAACAGCACGGGACCACATTCGATGGTTCATATCCAATAAGATTATTAATTCTATCTAATCCGTTGTATTGATACTTTCCATATTCTTGAGCTTCTTCGGTAATACCTGCACATCTATTCCTTTGAACTTTAGCAGGAATCGAATTACAGTAATGGCAATTTTTCTTAGTGATAGCACTAAATTCATCAATAGATAGATTAAAACTATGAGAGCGATCTTTAGCACCACGTTGATATTGTTTGTAAATCCTATTCAAGGAACTTAAACCCTTAGGAATCTTTCGATGTCTTAAACATCCACAACTTTTTGTATGTCCTTTACGCAAACTTACACCTGTGACAATAGTGACATTACCACAAGAGCAGTTACATTTCCAAAACGCTGCTTTATTTTTGATATGACTAAATTCTACTACCTGTAGATTACCGAATATTAAGTTAGTCAAGTCTATAAAATTATACGCTCTTGTTTTCATTTTTTTACTCAATCTTCATTATTGTCATATTTAATGTAAACAGGGCCATTTTTCTTAATCTTCTCAATTTCATTAGAAATTTCTTGTATATTAACGGGTCTAAAATTTCTCGCATCAACACCGACGTGTATAGCTCTTCCATTGACCTGGTGTTTGCTGTGAGTGTGACCATGAATTAAGAATTGACCACGATCTACCGGGCGTTTGTGGTGGTATTTCTCCAAAAAGATAGGCTTGAGATCAACACCAAGCCATTTAAGTGCATTTCTTACTTCACGCTTAAACTTTACCCACTGATAAAGCATTGGTTTCATTCTAAAAGGATAGTGTGAAATTTGAACTTTTTCACCAGCAATGGTCATAATCATTTCATCCACACAGATTTCAAAACCTGCATTCATCATGATACGAGCTTCAAAGTCATGGTTGCCTTTAACCAAGACCTTACGACCATTCATACGACTGAGAGTTTCCTTCATTTGTTCTTTCGTATGATAGAAGAAAATATCACCGACAAAAATAGCCAAATCGTCTTTACGAACAAGCTTATTCCAATCTTCAATAAATTTTTCTTTAAAAATATCAACATTTTCAAATGGACGATTACAATACTCAATACAATTCTGATGTCCAAAATGAATATCAGAAACGAACCAAGTAGTCCAATGTTTTGGTGGTTTAAACCATTGATTATTCTTCGACATTAGTGTATTACCTTAATAATTAAAGGCTCTTCAGGGTCGAGTCTTACAATATGCAAAGTAACAAAGTCTGGATTGTCACCAGCATTACCCTTCAATTCATCTTGTACAACATCCCAAGACTCTACCTTACTTACCAAATCTCTTAATTCTTTTAGTGTTAATGTTAATCTATTGTTCATTAGTCATTTCTCTTTTTATTCCAGTCCATATCAACAGCGCCTTCTTCAGCACGATTCTCGCGTCGTTGTGCAGCCTTATCAGCTTCAGCAAGTGAAGTGTCAGCTGCTTTCTTTAATGCGTCTTCTTCAGCCGAGAGTTTTTTATCTTGTTCCTTGGCTTTTTCCATTTCCTTGTGAGCTGCGTTTACTTGAAACATCATATACAACTTTAATCCAATAATTGCAATGGCAATTGGAAATAAAACCACACCAATGATGATCGTAGCTGTCCTGTGGTTTTGCCACATGTTGTCAATAAAACTCATAGTTTTCCTCCGGTATTACGATTGTGCCATTCGTTTACGAACATTGATCGTAACATTGTACCTGTTGTATGAACCTCTTTAATGGTCAAGATACTAACATTGGGACCAAACTTCTGCTTGCACCAAGCTACGATGTTTGGGTCTTCTTTAAATGTCTGAGATGTTTTGAAGTCAGCATCAGCTTTTTTTAAGGCCGGAACATAGGCACGTTGAATTGCATCGTCATAATCTGTTTCTGCAGTTTCTTTCCATCCTTTATGTCGACCATTGCCCTTCATACCCTCTTTAGTTACCAAGATATCAATAACTCTGCGTTTTAACATTTGAGCTTCATCTTGTGGGATATTCTCAAGAACCATAGCTGTAACTAAATTCTCAATATGCTTTCTTCGCTCACCATATTTATACTGCAATGAACGATCTTCTCGCACGTCTGCAGCCCATCTTTTAAAGATCGCATTAATATCATTTTCTGTTGTAGATTTCATCAGCCTTTTCCTTTGCTTTTCTTAATTTTGCTCTATCTTCATCTGTTAAAATATATGGCTCTTCTTGCTCTGGATTGTGTGTATCAAACCATTGAATGAACTGCTCCCGTTTAGCTAACAATGTGTTTTCACCCAAAGTTTTAGAAAGAGCGCCAAGATAATCTCTATCGATTAATTCATACAATCCATTTTTACCAGGAACTCCGTGAGTTTGTTGAACTGCCTTTCTTAAGCACGCCATAATCTTGTCTTCATACATAGCCTTCATGACTTTTTTATACATATCTGTATCACAAGTATTGGCTTTGATGTTTGGATCTTTTGCCATTAAATCGTTTAAATAAGCTTTGGAAATAATGAAAACATTGTGTCCATGGGTAAAAACAGCATTTAGGATAACTCCAATCCGTTCATAGATGGGGTCGCCTGATTGATAGAATGCCGTTAAAATCGTTCTAATGTCTTCATCCTTAAAGTCTTCAAGCTTGGAAACCTCGACCAAACGCGGGTTTTCTTCACGCTTTTCTAGACCCTGACGAATCTTATTTGCGATTTTATCGAACAATTTTTTGTTAATAAGGGGGTCAGACATTCATACTCCTGCAGTGTTATTATACCACAAAAATCATCATCCAGGATGACATCCCGTTAAAAATCCCGTGTTTCATCCCGTTATTCCTCCCGTGTTTTCATCCTGTGAATCATCCTGTTCTCGCAGGGAAAAAATCATCCCGTTACCCCCAAAAAACGTCATCCCGTTCGTCATCCTGTGATTCCTCCTACATATACATATACAATAAGCATAGTAGGCCGAGCCATTTTTTTCAAGAATTAAATTAAACTAGTATTTCCCTTGGTCCAAAAAATAAAAATTAATTATGAGGCCGCCTATACTTTAGTCTAGTATACTTTTTATAGACTTGTGGTAATATACCTGTATGAGCTACGAAATCAAAATTGTCAGAACAAACAGACTTTTGGTTCAGAAAATGGATACGGCTTTAGTGAGTACGCATTTTCGACCGATTTACAGAT